TGAGTACAGAACAAATGCGAAAATTGATGGAAGCAGCAGCATCACTAGACGAGAAAAAGCTTGATGAAAACTTCGTCACAGAGCCAATGGAAGTTCACCAATTTTCAGAACCATCTGGAGATCGCTTTCGTGATGAAGAACCTGCGCAACCATTGACTGTTGTTGCACTAGTTGACGTTCCAGCCATGTATATGAATGCTGGCGACAAACTGCGTTTGCAACCAACAAACAATCATGGCGAAGCATACAGCGAAGAAAATGGACTGACATACGAATGGGATTTCATTTTCCATCTTGCTCGCGATAAGAATATGCTAGAGATAGAAGTTGGTGATGAAGAAGCACCAGAGCCATATGTTGAAGAAGGCATTGCTGGCGATGCAGCCAAAGACGTTTATCGTAAAGCAACTGGCCGCGTCACTGACAAAGCTGGACTTGAGCGCATGGTTAATATTTACGTTGAGCAAGCAATCAATCACTTGGAATTGGGTATGAAGATGCGCAATGCCGACGATGCTGAGATTCTAGTAAAAACTATAACTTCAGTACGTAAAGATTTAATCGAACTTCAAAAATGGATTCGTGAGAGAAAGTAATGCGAGCATGGGAATTACTCTTTGAAGCTGGTAAGAATGTCCATCTAGTTCATCTAGAGGATCTTATCTTCGATCATGGATACAAAGGCGCAATACGCGCAGTCAAGCTTGCTACTGGCGTGAGAAACACGCTATCGCAAGGTCGTGGCAAGCAAGGCAAAGTAACAGTTAAGTGGGATGGTAGCCCAGCTATCATTTGTGGTATAGATCCCGCAGATGGAAAGTTCTTTATTGGAACAAAATCTGCATTTGCGAAAGCATCAAAAACAATCAAACGTCCTGGAGATGTTGAGAAGTATTACAGCGAACAACCCGAACTTGGAAATAAGTTACTCGCAGCGTTTAACGGCCTGCGAAAGTTGGGCATAAAAGGCATTCTCCAGGGCGACCTTATGTTTACAGGCGACGATGTGAAAGAGGAAACGATTGAAGGTGAAGAATATATCACGTTCACTCCAAACACAATCACATACGCCGTTCCAGTTGGCTCAAATTTGGCTAACACAATTCAGAAAGCAAAAATTGGAATTGTATTCCATACAGCATATGAGGGCGAAGGCTCTTTGCAGAATGTTTCATCTTCTTTTGATGTAGACATTTCCAATCTAAAGAAGACGCCTGATGTATGGTTCGATGATGCCACGTATAAAGACTATACTGGCATTGCTTCACTAACACCAGAAGAAGATGCAGACTTGAAGCGCGAGATTATCGCAGCTAAGGCGAGAATTTCTGAGCTAGGCAAAGACTTGGATGTAGTAATTGAGAATCCAGAGTTCAAGAAAAATCTCCCAATGTACATCAACCAAAATGTACGTGAAGGCGAACACATGAAAGACCCATATGAATTTACGAAAGATTTTCTGGAGTTTTACAAAGGCCGCGTACTGAAAGACATTGATAAGATCAAGACTGACAAAGCGGTTGCTGCAAGACACCAGAAAATCTCTGATAAAGAAGTGTGGATTGACGAACATAAAGAAACCATCTACAAGATAATTGATCTATACAACCACTTGAATGAAATCAAGTTGGTGATGGTCAACAAACTAAATACATTAGACGGACTAAAAACATTCATTCGTTCATACGATGGATATGACGTAACAAACCCAGAAGGCTTTGTTGCAGTAGGGCACGACGGGAATGCGGTCAAGCTAGTTGATAGACTAGAATTCTCTCGCCAGAATTTCAACAAGGAACCAAGATGAAAGATTTACAGCTAATCAATACACTATGCGAGAGTCGAATCTTTCGTAGTAAACACGATTTAGGAAAGTTCAATGATCGCCAAAAGCGTGACTTGTACTATTCTGTATTGTTAGCTACCATTGCGCTCGCGCTTGATACAAAGACAACACATTGGGCAAGACAATATGCATCGGCAGCGTCAGCATTCTCTAACTTTGATTTCTTTCGCGTATCAGCTAATGATCTATATGTATTGACATACATTCTCCAAAATGAATTGAATGCTATAAGCAAGCCACAGAAACAACAAATATTGCGTTTGTACAGAGGAATTGGTAAAGGCAACATTGACAAATCATTTGTTCAACAGTTTCTATTGAGAATGGAACGTTCACTGAGCATTACTGATACAAAACTACGCAATGTTCGTCGCACACTTAACAATTGGGGCGATTCATCACCAGTTGCACGTAAAACTGCAATAACACAGTTGCATCGCTTTATTCGTACTCGCGCAAAGCTTGCAGAAGTATTGCCATACTTGATTACATTAACTAAGGGTGAAGCAGGACACTATGGTAAAGATTCAGCACTCAAGACTATAGCAAAAATCGCTGGTGCTGGTCTTGCTGGTCTTGCTTTGGGTCTGAGACACGATCCCAACAAACGCTACAGTGTTTTCAATAGTGTAGAAGTTGACGAAACTCCACTAAATGAAGATCGTGCTACACAGCTATTTCAACTAGTTCAAGACATGCGCAAGCACCCAGAAGTAGAAAAAATAATCAGTGTGAATTATATTGCAGATGGCATCAGCGCATTCGTTCGTACTACAGACGGCAATGCATACGAGATGGAAATTCGACCAGCACCATTCGCAAAGGGCCACGAAGAAAAGCGTGGAATTAACGAAGGTTGGGAATGGCACGTTCTTGGCGAGAGCTTTGATATGACTGACGAGACTTGTACGCGGTGCGGTGCAGGGCAGTACGTAGAAACTGGCATCCAAGATGATATGCAAGGTGTTCTTCATTGCAACAACAAAGAATGTCGTATGCAAATTGATCGACACGCAGAAGCAGGCGATCAAGTAGAAACTGATTAATCAGCCAACCTCGACTTGAGTTCGTCCACTTCTCGTCTAAGTTCTTTAATTTGACCATTGAGATACCACTCTCGCGCCCGCGCCTCTCGATCATATTGACGAAGTTGAGCAGCTTGGGATTCAAGTTCAGTTATTAAGAGTAATTCGTGTTCTGTGTTCATTATACAGTTATTTATCCCTAAAAATATTCAAAACTGATAAATACTTTTATCGCAGAGTATTTCTCTGCACAATATTAGGAGAATAAGAAAATGGTAGTTAGAATTAAAGGAGCACCTCGACAGGGCGTATGGTTCTCGTCAGACGTAGTTGTAGTTGACGTTGATAGCGTAACAGGAAGCACATTCCTAACTGATCTAACAGTAACAACAACTGACCCTCGTCAGGATGACGTAGTAAATAGTCATCTAGAGCAATGCATCGAAGCAATCGCAACACGCGGTACAGTTATCGGCCTAACAGTCCTTACTGATGCAGCATTCAGCGTACTAGTAGATTACGGTCAGGGTTACGATCCAGACAGCGTTGTTTTGGGCGGCCAAGCTGCACAAGACATTGATGCAGAAATCACAGCAGCAATCAACGCAATCGCAGGCCTATCAACGGCAGCAGTTGCAACGTTCCGTGGCTTTACTGGTAATGCACTAGGTACACCAGCGTAATAATCATTATAATAATGAAATTAAAGCAGTCTTCGGACTGCTTTTTTTTGGCTAAAAATTGACAAAAGTGATAAATAAAAGCATAAGCAGAGATTAACTCTGCAACAAAATTAGGAGAAGTAAAATGGTAGTTAAAGTAAATGGTAGAGTTCAAGAAGGACTATGGTTCAGTGCTGATGTAATTTTCGCAACACTAACAGTATCAGCAGGCGACTTTGTTGATGACGCAGCAGGCGTTAATAACGTTAATGCTAACGGTCTTGACAAGGTAATTGAGATCCTAGAGTCACGCGGCACAGTACTTGGTATTTCAATCGCAGCAGCATCACCTACAGTACTTCAGTTAATTCTGGATTACGGTCAGGCTCTTGGTTCATCTGGCACAACAGTCGGTAACCAGACTGCACAAGACGTTCTAGTAGAAATTCAAGATGAGATTAATCTAATTGATCTATCTGGCGCATTGCCAGTAGCGGGCCCAGACCTTGCCAGCGCAACGTTCTCACTTGTTGGAACAAACTTTGCAGCAGTAGCAGCATAATAGCTCTACATAGCAAAACAAAATCAAGCAGCACTTCGGTGCTGCTTTTTTTTGACTAGATAATTCGCATTGTTGATAAATAACAGTATAACGAATTCAGGAGTTTAATAAAATGGTAGTAAGAGTAAGCGGCGGTATTATTACTGACCAAATGCTAACAGGTAGCTTACGCTATTTCGATATTAATGACACAGGACTAGGCACAGACGTTATTGGCGATGCTGGTCGTATCGTTGAAGCAACCATCGTTGACGAAGGTTCATCATACGCCAATGGCAACGTTCTTACAGTATCAGGCGGAACATCATCTACACCAGCAACACTAACAATTCTGGGCGCAGGTGCAGGACCAGGTGGCGCAGATGGTGTAGATGGTTCGGGTGGTGTTGTTTACTTTAGCATTAGTGAGCCAGGTGTGTACAGCGTACTTCCAGCAAACCCAGTTAGTGTAACTGGTGGTGCAGGATCCGCAGCAACATTTAATCTAGTGTGGGGAAGTACAATTATTGTCCCAGGGGCAAGTCCACAAGTTGGTATTGAAACATATGTTGGATACAATGCACCAGTTCCAAGCAGTGCAGCAGATTTGGCACTAGCTGAGGTTGCCAAGTATGCAACAATCGTACAGACTGCAATTGTTAGTGCAAACGTAATTCGAATTGCATGTGCAAACAACGGCTTTGCATGGGATCGTCCAGGTGGTGGTGATGCAGCAGCAGACATGGCAACAGCAATCGTTGCGTTAGGCTCTGTTACTGTTCCAAATAATACAAATACTGGCGCAACATTTAACTTCACGGGCGCAACTGTTACAGAACGCTTCTTCGAAACGTTCACGTAAGCAGTAAATCAATTAAGTAATACAAAAAGGCGCTTCGGCGCCTTTTCTTTTATGCGCCCGTCTGCAAGAATGGTGATAAATACTTGTGCAAACACACACATAATAGGAGACGATATGGTTAGCAAAGCACACGGCTTAGCTAGTGCATCTCAAGTTCTCACTGGAAATTTGCAGTATTACACAGTTTGGTGCGAGTCACCCAACGCATTCTCTGATCCAGATAATGCTACGGGAATTAATATTCGAATCACTGGCGATATTGCAGATGAAACCCAAAAGAACTTTGAAATACTCATACAAAGCGTAGGACTTCGTGCAATGCCTATTATTTTGAATGATCCGCTTGCCGTAGCTGACCTAGCAGCAGATGGTGCTACATCTGTAACGGGCGAAGGCTTTGTTTGGGAATTTAGCGCCGAGCAAGAAAACGTGTTTGCAACGAAAGCGAATGAAGTGGGATTGTTGGTTGAAGAAATGAACGGAATTGTATTAGTTAACGGCGCAGTTCTTGATACCAACGGTGCAGGACAGAATATAGAATTTGAAGGACGAGACAACTTATGAGAATTGACGAAATTGTAACAGAGAAGATTGCATGGAAACGTCGGGGCAACACGCTAAAGCGACAGTTCCGTTGTTCATCTGGGCCGCGCAAAGGCCGCGTCGTAGCAAGTGCATCTCAGTGCTTCAAACCAATTGATATTAAGAAACGTATGACATTGCGTAAGACGAAAGCCAAGATGGGTTCTCGACTTCAGCGCAAAGCAAAACGTACAAAGAGTTTTAACCCAGCGAGCCGTCGATTGAAGACGATGAATAAATAATGGCAAAATTAGATAACGTAGTTGAAAATGTATTGCGAGAAAGTGTTGTTGAAGATGCAGCAGAACTCGTTGGCATCGAAAAAGAAGATGTAGCAGATCGTATTTCTGGACTTAGCTTTGCAAACTATCTTGAGCTAGGCAATGCTGTCGATATAGAAGATGTAGAAACAGCCAGAGAAATTCTTGGCACAGTTTCAGAAATCGAAGAATCATATCGTTCTACGAAGTATGCAGATATGGATTATGATTCAGACGAAGCTTGGGCAAATGATAAAAAAGTTCGTAAAATCATTACGTCAATTAAAAAGAATCCTGATCTTTTCCCTAACGTGAAATGGGACGGTGCGTGGGTAGTTGGCGGAGTTCGTGGACGAGATGTGGCGAAACACTTTGGTACTGACTTGTATGAACTATTTAACGCTAGTGGTATCCAAACGTGGGTAGATAAGTACGGCAAAGACGTTTATCGTATTGGGTATGACAGAAATGTAAGAGAAGATCGTTACGACGAAGAAAAGTTACTAGACAAGCCAACACCAACACTAAAAGACCTTGCTAAAAAGCATGATATGTCTTTGGGTGATATGGGCGCGCAATTGGCGATGGGAATTAAAGCAGAAAAAGAGCATACATCAGATATGCTCGTTGCAAAAGAAATTGCACTGGATCATTTGAATGAATTACCAGATTACTATACTAAGCTAGAAAAGATGGAAGAAGCAGATGATATTACTGGCGGACCAAGTACAAAGATTAGTCAGCGATTGGTTAAGTATATAGACAAGAACATACGATCTTTTGCAAAGCAAGTTGCTCGAAACTCTCGTAAATCTGATGTTGGCAAGCCTGTCGATTGGTGGCTAGATCAAATTAGTAAATCAGTAATGGACAGTGATGAGTTCAATGATTATGACTTCCAAGATACACAAACATATTATGACTTTGTTGATGCTTGGAATAACATGCCTGAATATTACGCCAATCTTGTTTGGAACCATCTCATCACCAAGTATAAAGCATTCAAGCCATATAGTGATGAACTACACGAAGAAGAAGCTGGCATTGAAGGCAAACGTCCAAACAAATCTAAAAACTATTCACGCAAAGGTGGTAACAAGCAGCAATACAAGTGGCTAATAACACTTAACAATGGCAAGTCGAAAACGACTTGGGCTGACTCTCGCTATAATGCAATACATGGACAACTAAGTCCTGAGCAGCATATCATTGGTGTCAAGTCTGCTGTGAAACTCAAAGAAAGTGCGCAAATCGGAGTATATAGAAAATCTAAACAACAATATGACAGCGATGATGGACACACATCTTCAGCCAGCGCAGAAGTGCGGCGTGGTGGTAAGCATGTTACTTTTAAGAACAAGAAAGCAGCATATAAATGGATAGCTGATAACTCAAAGGGCGAAACACTGTTTGCTCGCAAAGTTAGCAAGTCAGTAAAAGAAGCAGATAATCCATTTGCATCTGCACCAAGCGACGGCTCAAGCATTGACGCACTCAAATCAATTTCTAGTGAAATTACGTCAGGCGCAAAAGATGCAATGGCCGATGTTAAGCGTGGTATAAATGATATACTCGGCAAAGAAGATGGTGAACTTGGTCGCAAAGAAGTTAGTGATCTATCAATCGGTGATGACATTGAAGTTATTGATATTAGTGGTGATCCAACACCAGTAACAGTAAAGAACCCACGAGGACCAGGCGAGACGCTAATAGTCCAAACAGATAAAGGCGAAGAACACATGATTAAGAAAATGGCAGTAAGTGGCACACCAGCATTACAAGAATCAGCGTTTGATGGATTCATTGCTGAGGGACTATCAGATGAAGATGCATTGGCGTTAGATTCGGCAGTAATAAAGGAAGGCTACTACGATATAGAAGGCGAGGGAGCATCTCTCGCTGAACAACTTGGCACGTATGGTTGGATCGTTTATATTAGTTGGAAGCGTGATGATCTCGACTTTGCAATGTACAAGAACATAGATAAAGATAATAATAGAGGAGATTATCGCTTCTTAAAAGTAGATAAAGCAACAGGTAGCTGGCAGACACAGCGCACTAAGTATAACGATGATATGCCGACTGAATCTGGTGATGCCGCTGAACTAATGCATGTAATCAAGGCTATAGAAGCTTCCGCAACTGTTGAAGAAGGCCAGAACGCAAATAAAACAGAACATAGTGGCGCGAAGAAAGGCAAGGGCGCATACTATGGACAAAAGAAAACAGCAAAGCGCGACAGTAATAAGAAACGCAGAGCAAACGACAAACAAGCAGTTAATGAAGGCGATAGCTTCTTTTTCTTCTTAGACCCAGATGGTCGCGGAGATGGAGCAACAGTGATGAGTAGTAAAGGCGACATTCACGATCACTATGACGATACAGAAACAGCGATGCAAGAAGTACGTCGCTTGAATGCTGAGTTTGGTAAAGATAACGATGGCAATGCAATTGGGGTTGAAGAGGGTAAGTGGGATTACAAAAGCAAAGATAGGGGTAGAGGCGCAGGCACAGATAGCCCGATGTACGACGGCGGAGCAAAAAATCGCAAGAACCGTAAAGCATTTCGCAAAGCAGAAAAGGCTAAAGCACACCAAGCACGTATGCGTGGCGAAGTAGATGAAAGTGTGTTGTCAGACCATGTAAAAGTAGAGTATACTGATCCAAAGGGTCGTTTCATTGTTGTTACAGCAGGCAATGCTGGACATTGGGCAGTCGGCCAAGGCAATCCATATGGAAGCGGGATTGAACAATGGTCACATAGTAATTTAGATGATGCAATCAATCAAGCTGATGCTGATGCTGATGATTTAGACAACCTTAGAGAAATGAAACGTATGGCAGGCATACAAGAAACATCAAGTGCTGGCGGAACAGGCGCTGGTGCTATCGCAAGTGCGCCAGCAGCAATGAATGGAATACATTCAAGGACTCAGTCAATATATGGCAAGACAAACAAGAAACCGAAGCCAAAAGAACGGGCAAAAGAGAGCACCGAAGATGGGATCGGCCGCAACAAGAAATAAACTATCACGCAGAAAGAAAGCTAAAGCAAAACAAACATTAAATAAAGCATTTCTGACAGTGATGAGTGAAATAGAGAACGATACGTTTCTCCGTAACCACTTGTTTCTGCAAAAAAGGACAAAGAATAAGATTGCAGTGGGTTCGTATATCATCACCAAGAATAAAGATGAAATGTATAACATATACAAGAAGAACATACACAATCTGATTCACGAAAATATTATGATTTTTGATGCAGCAATGGCAATTGTTGAATCACTAAACATGAAGAACGAAAACAGTGCAAAACACATACTTGAAATAGAGGAAAAATACGCACGAAATTATATGGAAATGATGCATTTTAAGAATGCATACAACCACGCTAAAGATCACGAAGATGACTCGCTCGGAATATTTGAAGATCGCTACGATATTGCGAAATATAAGGCCAAAGCAGCCCGTGAGTTACTTAGAGGATTTAATGCAGCGGGTAAATAGCTGTATTTTGATAAATACAACAAACAGCTTTTGAGGAAAACTGAAAAATGCTTTTAAATGAAATCACAACTAGTGATGAAGTGAAAATCGAGAAGATCAATAAGGCTCTAAAAGAGACTTATGGCTTTACACTGGTATCTGAAGTTAAGTCAGGTAAGCTAAATCAACTTTACACAAAGATCGCAGATGATCTTTATGATCTAAAGTTGAATTTGAATACTGCACAAGATCCTGCGTATATGCAGGCACTATTGGTTCAAGAAGGACTAAAAATGCTTATTACTAAGAGTAATCAGCGTTTGAACGAAGCTGCAATGCTTGCTGGTCGTGGTGGCCGCAAATTGGAACTTGTAGTTAATAAGCTTGCTGATTACGTATTCAAAGCATGTGACGTTGGCGACTCTTTTGAAACAGCAGTTGCAGATGCAATGCGCGCATATGAACTATGGCCGTATCGTTTCGATAAGGAACTAGTTGAGTATGAACTACGCAAGATTACTGAACATGAGTGCGAAGACACAGACCGATTTGCTATTGAAAGTGTACTAGAAGGCGATGACTGTGATGCTTGTGATAAATGCGAATGTGATCCGTGCGAATGTGATAAAGTTGAAGAAGGCAAGTTGCCCGACGCTCTCAAGCAGTATCAATTCGGCAAGAAAGATGACGATAAAGCTGATGACGATAAAGCTGATGACAAAGACGATGACAAAGACGATGACAAAGACGATGACAAAGACGATGACAAAGCTGATGACAAAGATGATGACAAGAAAGAAGTAGTCGAAGAAGAACAAATTGATGAAATTCAAGATCGTCATGCTTCCCGCGAGTGGGTACGTGACATCAGCAATCAAAAGAAAGCTAAAGCTGATCCAAGCTTCGATTATGAAGCAGCAGTACCAGAAGATGAACCAGAAGATTTTTTCTCATATCAAGCAAAAAAAGGAAAGAAAAACGAAATGAAAGAAGGCTACGTAAAAGAACTAAGAAAATTACTAGAAGCAGAAGTTGAGCAGGCAGAAAGCTTGATCGCAGCTAAGAGCTTTAGTCAGGAACTACAGGACATGGTAGAGAAACTAGGACGCCTAGTTAACGAAGACCTTCCAGCAGTTTCTACACAAATGCGTGAAGCATACGGTTCTGATGTTGCATCAGGCTTCGAAGATACAGTTAGCACAACGCTAAATGGTATCATGGACAGTCTACGCACTTCAAAACAAGAGCTAGATAACGCAGTAAGCACTATCGCAGACGGCGGAATGCCAAGTTCAGTAAATGACATGGGCGATTTTGGTGACGAAGGCGAGTTTGGCGCAGAAGATGATCTAGATATTGACATTGATTCTGATGTAGAACTTGATCTTGGCGATGCAGAACTCGGTGACGAGTTTGGCGGCGCGGACGAACTAGCTGGCATGGAAGATGAGCCACTTGGTCGTGCAAAGAAAGAGTCTATCAGAATTATCGGCAAGAAGATTGTTGAAGCTGAACAAAAGATTGCTCGCATTAAAGCAAAGCAGTAAGCGAGAACTTCATGGTGCGCGCTTGGGAGCTACTAGTAGAAGATAGCGAGTCAAGTTTTGACTCTGATCTTGAAGATTTGCTGATAGCTGCTAAAGCTAACGGCATAACTGATATTGAAGTTGATTCCTTAGTGGATCAACTTAATGGTATGGGCTATGCAGTCACACCAGACGGTCTAATATCTTCTATCGAGAATCACGACCACGCTCACGACTTTATTAAGACTACCACACTCGACAAAATCATACTCAAGACACACTCACTAGATGATGAATCTGCAGGAGACTATGAGGACATAGAAGTGGATGCAGAAAAACTTGCATCTAAGACCGCTATAGATAGCGTTAAACAGAAGCAAGACCAAACAAAACAAGCAGGTAAGGATATAGGCGCATAATGGCAAACTGTTCATTCATAAAAGCAACTGAAGCACGTAATATTGCTAGAAACGATACATTGCTTTGGACAGAGATTTGCGAAGTTCAAGCGGCGATCCTTGCAGCAATTGACGGCGACCCGTGTGCAACACCACCAGTTCAAGGCGCATATAGCGTTATTGTAGCTGGCGGCACACCATTTACGTATACTGATGCTATCACAGGATTTACTAACTTGGTTGGTGGTTCTGGTTTCTCAATCATATCTGCGACTGCGACAATTGATGCCAACGGAACATCACCAACAGTCGTAGCGACTGTCGAGCCAGTGGTTAATAGTAATGGCGTTATTGACAACTTCAATATCACAAACGCTGGCGCTGGCTATGATCCAGTTCCAGCTACAGCAAGCTTGCAAGATCCTGCCAATCTAACAAACACGCAAGATAATACAGACTTTGATGGTGCTGGTGGTAATGGTACATTTACAGCAGGCGATGAATACTTCGTTGGCGAAGTAATTACACTAACTGAAAATTCTACTGTAACAGTAGTAAGTTTGGTTGGCGGTGGCAGTGGTTTTGTAACAGTCGCGGGCGATACAGATGCACAATACAACGGCGTTGCTGCTAACGGCTCAGTTCCAGGTGGCTTGCCAAGTGGTAGTGGCTATGTAGCACTAGACACAATAACGCTATCAGATGGTACTATTATTACAGTTGACTCAGTAAGTGGTGGTGGCGTACTAACGTTCACAGTTACTTCATCAAGTACGTCCAGCTTTGCTACAAGTGGGGCTACACTAAGCCAATTTAGCACTGATGGTGTTGGCTCTGGATTTGCTATTATAACTGGAACCAACAATGAAACAGCAGTAGGTGGAGTACTCACATTTACACTCGCTTCCCCAGGTAATGATACATTCTTCTTGGGTCAGTCACTAGACCAAGCATCTACGACTGGCATTGGTACTGGTTTCACGCTAAGGCCAACTACGCTTAACGCAACAACAATTGCACATGGCGGAGTAGCAGCAACACTGACACCAATTGTTACTAATGGTGCGGTGACATCCATTACTATAAACAATGGCGGAACAAGCTATACGGTTGGAAACCCAATTCTTCTTACAGCACCTAATATTACTACAACTGCAACTGCTTCTGTCGCATCCATAGATGGATCAGGAACAATTACAGGCTATGTAATTACTAACGGTGGTGCAGGCTACGATACTGCTACTGCACAAATTTCTGTATCACACCCATCTGGTACTGGATTCGTTGGGGTCGTTAACACCACTGGCGGCACAGTTATTAATATTAGCATACAAAATGGTGGTTCTGGATATAGTGATGCATACCCAACAATCGTAATTAGTGATGTTAGTGGAACTGGCGCACAGCTTAACATTACGGGTGTAAGTGCTGGCGTAATTACATCGGTTCAACTTGCTGATGGCGGCTCTGGTTATAGTGATGGTACTAATGCTGGCGAAACCAACGCATCAACGCTATTCTTTAATAGTGATGGTACTCCAAATGGCTCCGCATCAATTACACTTACAAAAGATGCAGCATCATTTGGAGTTGAAGCAACAGATTACTATTCAGTTCTTTCTGGTCAAGCAACAGATGCAGTTATTGCAGATCAGATTCAATATGTACTAGATTACTTTACTGCGCTCGGATATAATGTTCGCGCACAAGTCAACCCCGCCACTGGTGATACAATGCAATGGCAACTTATTTGGTAAACAATTATGAATGAAATGCGCAAATTAATGGAAGCTATTGATGCTATCGAAGAAGCGGATGTGCATCCTAGCGATGATCGCTGGCCGCATGATAAGCCATATCCAAAAACCCCACCTGTGTCTGCTGATCTAGCAAACGACCGCGTTGATGGGTTCTTAGAACGTGCTGCCCAAGCATTAGCCCAAGATGCAATTCAGCAATCTGCAGGCGTGTATGATGAAGAAGGCCCAGGCGAAGGCAAATTTGCAACTGGCGCACAAAGCCAAGATGAGTATGTTCGTATTGCAGCAAAACGTTTCTTGGATAAAGATTATAAGAAAGCGATACTAGTAAACTTCCAGAAGCACTATATTGAATGGGTTGACTACTGGTTGGACGAAACATGACCGAAACTCAAAACGTTACCATTGACATCAAGCGGTTGAGTGTCATACTCGGCATCATTCTTGCTCTTTCTGGTGCAATATACAAAACCTATTCTGTCACAACTGGCTATCTTGATACGTTAGCCACTAAAGTTGAAGTGCAGCAATCTGAAATTAACTCATCTATTGAACTGGTCACAGTAACAATGATGGGATATGAAGATGAGCTAATCGGCTATGATTTTCTAATTGAAACAGACCAAGCAACACCAGCAGATCGTGTTGCCAAAGCAAACGTTGAACGACGCATTCAGAGCTTAAAAGAAAAATTAGACAAACTAGAGCTACGTAGCATAAATCTACAATCAGGCTCAGATGTTGTGGGATCACAAATAGAATAAACGAGAGATAAAATGAGAACACTACTACTTACACTTACATTACTGTTCGCTATGCCAGCTTTTTCACAAGGTATTCTTACTGAAGCATACAAATCAGAATTACAGCAGAACATCGAAGAAATTGAAGCTTTGAAAGAAGGTGGACTTGCAACTGAACGCGAAATTTTCATGCTTGGTTACTACAAGAAGAAATTAGGTAATCTTAATGCAGAAGCATCTGGTTCTCCACACCGCGCAATCTTTACAACAAGCATTCAGAACAGAGAACCCGTTGATAATCTAGCTAGTGTTACTACGTCAGCAAGAGAAATTTCATTTTTCACAGAGCTACGTAATTTAAACGGAAAAACAGCAACGCATCGTTGGTCTGTATCTGGTGAAGTCATTTATTCAAAAGACTTCAGAGTTGGTGCAGATCGTTGGCGCGTATGGTCTACAAAGACTATTACTCCATTCGCAGGCAAAGTTGTTGTGGTTCAAATTCTAGTTAACGGACAAGTTATAACTCAGGAAACGATACGAGTTAATTAAGTTGACACTTCCTAAATATTGTGCTATACTAATACAATGATTGTAATAGATAAGTTCAAATATAAAGAATTAACAAGCGAAACTGATCCAGAAGGCCCCCGCGTATATCTTACGCCTGGTGGCAATAAAGTCCCCTCAGTCACTACAGTACTATCTGGTACTAAAGATATGTCTTTCTTGAAAGAATGGAAAGAACGCATTGGCGATCACAAAGCAAACGAAATCGTTAAGCGATCTACAAATTACGGAAATACAGTCCATCAAAATCTAGAAGATTATATCATGGAAGGTGCTGAACCAAAGGGCAACATCTGGGTTAGGCACATGACCAATAAAATCATCAATAATGGTTTATCAAAAGTTGATGAAATTTGGGGATGTGAAGTGAAAGTATATGCTGAAAATCTATATGCTGGAACGACTGATGCTGTTGGCTTACACGAAGGTGTTCCAGCTATTATCGACTTCAAGAATTCCCGCTCATTTCGCAAAGAAGAATGGATCGCTGATTATAAGCTTCAAGTCGTTGCATACGCGCTCGCGCACAACGAAATGCATGGAACTGACATCAAACGTGGAGTTATCATGCTTGCTTGCCAAACTGGTGAGTACCAAGAATGGATTGTAGAAGGTGAAGACTTTGATAAAGCGGCGATTGAGTGGGCAGAACGACTAGAGCAATACTTCGAACAAAAAGCGTGAAACTTAGATAAATACTGTGTAACGACTACACAGGATTTATCGAATGGCAAATAATCAGATAGTAATTTCACGAATTCAGAATCGAAGAGGCATTAGAGAAAATCTACCTCAGCCTCTACTCCCTGGTGAATTCGCACTAACCGTTGATACTGGTGAATTATGGATCGGAACTGATCCAAACCAACCACCATTTGGGATAAGAACGTACAGTTCTGCTGGCGGCGATATAGCAGCGGCTGAGAGCATTGCTGATACTCAAGTTGTATCAGTTAAATTCATCGCTCCATTCACAGAAGCAGAGTTTGATTCACTAGTTATATACTTACTTGGAACACCATCACCAGCAGTATCTCTGCTCGCTGATGATATCCTATGGGATGAACGTGAAACTATCTTTATTACAGCCGACACAAGTGTTGACGTAGCAAATACGATTAACTTTGTACTAGATGCTGTGGAAACATCTACTGTCGGTGATTTCGATTCTGGTAATAGTGGCGCACTTGGCGTATTAAACGCACCATCGGTGGCAGTAGACTTAACAGGTGCACCAACACTAACATTCGCAACAGGCCCAGACACGATAACACGTTCAACAGGTAGTTTCATTACTGACGGATTCTTTGTTGGTCAAAAGATTGGTGTTAGGGGAACTGTATCAAATGATGGAACGTATACAATTGCAGCAGGTGGCCTTGCAGCAACAGTATTAACACTTGATGAGACACTTGCAGCAGAAGGCCCAATAGCAGCAACAACAACCATGCTACTTGGTCGTGCTGATCCTCTTCTATCGCTCGCATTCGATGCAGCCGATGGCGATTTTCTATTCTCAATTTCAGGATCTAACGCTGAACAGGGATCAATGGCTTCAACGATAATTAATAAGATTCATGGAACGCAGCTTGTCACAACTCTTGCAAATTTGCAAGTAACAACGACTGGTATTGGTGTTGGTACGCCAACATTTCAAAATTGGGGCCTTTACGATAATGAAGCCAACTTACCAGTGGTTCCAACATGGTTGAGCGCATCAACTCCGCGTACAATCTCTGCTGATTCGGTTACTGACACAGCAAGATTCGTTGCTGGCGAAGGCATTGCTCTTGATGCAGACATAAACGAAGATTATATTCGCATTACAAACACTTTTGCTGATATTCCAGCTAACGAATATACATTAAGCGCAAGCCAAGCAGCATTTACTAACGTGACTGGACTGAATTTTGATATAGATTCAGTATCAGACGTAATTTTCATAGATTATAGTATTAACATTGCTGGTGCAACCCCAGGCGCTAATAACTACACTGGCGCGGGCCAGTTGATTGTGGTTGGTAACATCAATGTTGGCGCTGGTACTGCAACATTAACAGATAATCAAGTAGAAGTCAGAGATGTGGCATTGATTGGCGCTGGTGATGTTAATTTTGAAGCAATATATGTTGGTGGCGCACCAAACACAATTCAAATTCAATATACAAACACGTTTACTAGTATTGTGACTCTAAGAGTTGTACGTAAGCGTTGGATGTCGTTCTAAGGAAGTATAAATGGCTAATATCGTAATCAGTAGAATTCAAAACAGACGCGGACGACGCGAGAATCTGCCGCAGCCGCTACTTCCAGGTGAAGTTGCGTTAACGTCTGATACTGGACAAGCGTGGATTGGGCAAGACCCAGCCCTAGCACTTGCTAGTATTGTAGTATATGCTGATATTGGGTTCGAGGCAGTAGCACAGGATATCGTAGATAACAAATTAGTTGAATCACAATTTGACGAAAGCTTTACTGCTACAAACTTTAACTCACTTGTTACGTATTTAATTGGTTCGCCGAATCCAGCAGTAGTTCTGACTGAAAATGACATTCTATGGGATCCTACATTTCGTGGAAATATAATTACGATTAGTGTTGATGTTGCTGGTACAGGGTTTAACGTTAACGATAGTATTACAGCAATTAGTGCAACTGGGTCAGGCTTTGTTGGTAAAGTCCTTACCACAACTGGCGGACCAGGCACAGGCATTGCTACTATAGAGGTAACTAGTGGTGGTATAAATTATCGCTCTGCTAATACAACATTTATAGTTGCAGGTGGTTCTGGTGAAACACTATCAGTTGCAACATCAGACATATTAGGCTCAACAGTATTAATTGCTGCTGATACAACCATTGATGTAGCTAATACGAGAGATAATGTTATATTAGCAGTAGCCGATGTACTTAACCCTGTTCTAGCCCAGTTGATCGGATCCGCTGCATTTGGCGGTACATTTACAAACAACGCAAGGTTAGCTATAAACCATACCGAAGCAGAAAATGCAGTTACACTCATTAATAGAGTTAATGCATCAACACCAGGCCAGATAACAGGTCTAGTACACACCAACCTAAACATAGAAATCACTGGTGGTACGGATGCTGGTGCAGTAATACTGCCGTATGAAGCTGGTTATTATTTCGAAGGACTAATATTAGCTGCAAATGCACTAAAATCACTACACGTTACAACGCAAGCAGTAACATTCGCATCAGGCGTGGCATCAGAAGCATACGCAAACGTAGTTTCTATTGCAGAGCAAATTTATGATATACAGAAAAATGGTGTATCGTTTGGTTCAGTAACATTTGCAATTGGTACAAATGTTGGCACAGTTACCATTGGTGCAAGCACAACATTCGCAAAAGGCGACCGATTAGAGGTATTTGGCCCTGCGTCCCCTGATGGAACGCTTGACCAAATTTCAATAACTCTAACTGGTACGATTACTGTCTAATGCCATTTATTACGGCGAGAGTTGTTAGTGTCATACGAACTGATACTGGTGCAGCATTAGCTAACGCAGGCACAGACCAATCAGTTCTTTGCGCGTCTTTAGTTACACTAGGAGCATCAATCATCGGCGACGATATTGCAAACCATACGTTTGAGTGGGAGCAAACATTTGGTACAGCAGTCATTCTTATTAACCCACTAACATTAACACCCTCATTTGTAAACCCACAAACAACGGACATCGAATTTACATTTTATTTAGATCGAAACACACCATTTGAAGATTCAGATACCGTGTTCATCTCACGTAGACCACAATCAGCAGTTACTACATCAAATATAAGTACTCAAGCAGCTAAAGTCTACCAGATAAGTGCTGCAAGTGGTGCAGCACAAGTATCAACTCAATCATTTTTTGACGCAAATGCAAAAGTATTTCCTCTTGCATACGATCAGCCGCCAGCAACATATAGCCCTATCTATACAGCAGAAGATTTAGACCGTATAAGAGAATGGCCGTTCGCAAAATATTGGTTAATGAATGACATTGATTTAAGCGAATATCCGAACTGGAATCCTATTGGCACAGCATCAAGACCATTCTCTGGAGATTTTCAAGGCAACGGATTTGTAATTGATAATTTAACAATTACGAGTGCTAGTAAAGATGCTGGACTATTCTCACATATCAGCAGTGGAGCCAATATTGAAGATGTTGGTATTAGTGGTGCAAACATTAGTGGCGTTAGTTCTAGTTTCTATAAAGGTATACTAGCAGGTGTTGTAGATGAAGCCACAATACAAAATTGCTACACTGAGGGTACAGTTGCTTCTGGCGGTGATTTAGCTGGCGGATTTGTTGGTGATACTGGCACAAATGTTAGCAGCACATTTACAAATACGTATGCAGATGTTACTGTCACTGGCGGTGGCACAGATACAGGCGGTTGGGCAGGCACATTTAGCGGCACACCAACGTATCTAGAAAACTATGGCAATACAACAAAGACCGCGAGTATTGTTGGTACTGGTGCGCCTGGCGCAACAGAAGTTAGCGGACTAACAACAGGACAACTAAATGTAGAAGCAAATTATACTGGCTGGGACTTTATAGATACGTGGGAAATTGACGAAGGTGTCTCTCCTGCTACTGTACAAGAACAATTCACTGGTCGTTTACTAGACACAACATGCGATTCAAGCATGGTGTCGTTTTACACTCAACGTGACGTACCTAATACGTCAAATGGATTTGATTTTCTTAGTAAACACAAGGGCTACAAATATAAATTTGTTGGTACACGTACTGAGCGACTAGAGGGAACGAATTGGGTACATGATGCATTCACCCCAGGTGTTCAACGCCATATACCAATAGAAGATGGCAAGGCACTAAGAGCAACCTGGCGCTGGAACAAAACATTTAATGATAACGTAATCCAGACCATAAACACGTTACATCCAAAATCGTTTGCTTCTGCATTTGGTAGTTCACGACCAGGCGGATCCGCACTGGCAACAACTTCATTTCAGTCTAGTCAAACTTCACAAGTATATAATTTAGTAATTGACATCCAGAATCCAAGCAAAATTACTAAATTCCAGACTGAGCCTGCGAATAATCTATCGAGTGCAGCAACACAACGTAATCAGATATACTCGATGAACCTACAACGTTTCAAACAGGCGGCGAAAACACCAGACCTAGGTGGCGAAAATGTACTTACTGGTCACTCAGATGCGCAGTCACAAACAGATGCAATATACACTCTTGTAATTACTAGAACGTATGGTGGAGCAATCGGCGGCGGATAAAACTATAACAGTGTCCTAGAAAAACGATAAATAAGTAAAGTAAGCACACAACGGAATTCATAAACATGGCTAAAGGCGTATATAAAATAGAGAAATACAAGGCGGAACTCATTAATGATGAATGGGTTGCTATTGGTGATCCTATCGAAGTAATAGATAATATTGAAAACAGAATGACCGCAGACTATGCATCAGGGTTGTATGATGGTGACTATTGGGTGCATTCGACGCAAGCTATTGTTACTATTAGTGAGGCCATTTTTGTTGGGGCGCACGGCGCAAATGTAAGCCAAACAGCGTACTGGATTGACGGCAGCTACGGCGGTAGCCCAGCAGCGTATACGCCGTCTGCAGGAATGGTTGATGCATTCTATGATATAGTCAGTACAATTGGTCCGCCAAGTCCTGCGACACGACAAATCAGGACACTCGCGTTAACAAGTACTGCTGCTAATCGTATTACTAGTATTGTAAGCCTTGCTAGTCCGTGTCTACAGGGCGCCGATGAAATTCTACAGATTACATATCGTATTACGCATGATATTACTGCATTGCAGTCTAATTCACAAACTTCAGCTACGGTTGCTGAAGATTTATTTTCTAAAACTCATTTTGCTAACAGTTCAATTGACGGCACATCCAATTGGGATATGGGTGGTACAAACGACCCGTACATATTAAGCTGGGACAACACCCTGTGGGGCTTAGGTCTTACTAAATATGTACACGGTGTTCTAATGGATGATAATGAAATAGTATGGACACAACTTGATAACACGACTACCGATTGGGCGCAAGGGTTTACTCGCCGCATGTCTGTCGATTCTAGATTCGGCTTAAGCGATAGCCCCACAGGAGAAGGAAGACATTGTGGAATGCCCATCAAGGGAATGGGAGTAGGAGAAGACGCTTTACGGCATATATCTAGCGTACAGAAAGGATCAACATCCTCTATTCAAAATACGTTTGGTCGTTCAGTAGACGGTAGCGAAGCTAGACCAGCATATCTAGATAACACATATATTGCATCTTCGGCGGCGGTAGTAACTACGTCTGATCGAGGTGACTGGGTGGATTATCTTGAAGACAGCTACACAATGCCATATCTGTATCGCATTACAATAGAAACTGGTGGCATTACTGGAACAGCCACATATAAACTGCGTAGGCGACCGCTATGCATGTGGTATGCAAATAGTGTTCGCTGGGAGCCAACTGGTATTGTTATTCCTACGATTAATTGGACAGCATCAAACACATCAGTTTACAGTGATGATGGCGTATCGCTTAGGCACGGACAGAGAAATTGGGGCGGCTTTTTCGGTAACACTAGCAATAGTCGGAATACGGCGGTCAACGCTTCAATATACGAAGCGGGATTCATTCTGCAACGGTATATGTACCCTGATGCATTGTTCTTTGATTACACTGGCATCACTATTCACGGCATTAATTGCCAATATGCAAACATTGATACAAATAGCACACCTGCACTTAGCGTAACAAGTTTGCTACAGTGCGCAACAGACGGCTCAACAATTTACGCAGCATGTGAAGACACAGGCTTATATCGTATTGAACGTCAAACTGCTGATTATACTGTTGGTAATTATGCAATTTCTACACTTGTGCCACCTGGTATTACAGATGCAACTTCATGCAGAGGCGTAACATCGGGTTATGCATTCCAAGAAGGCATTATTACTAAGATTCGTGTAGTATTTGGTGGAACTAATTATGCTGTAGACGATACTGTACTTGTTGCGGGTGCGAACGGTGCGGCTGCAACAGCACACGTAGCTACTGTTGACGCCGATGGTGCAATCACATCTGTTGCTGTAACAGCAGCAGGCAGCGGATATATTCAAGATAACGTTCAAGCATACATATCGACTGGCAACGGCGTTGGTGCAAAAATTATTCCAGAAGTTGGAATAAATGAACTATGGGCATTGTTTGACGATGCAACAGATGCCGCATTATATCTTGCACACATGACATATGTTACTACTGATGCTACAAACTTGGCCTTTGATTCAACTGGTCCTGAAACAATAACACGTACTGGCGGCGCAAGCGATTTCTTGGCAGAAGGCTTCCGCGTTGGACAAAAATTAATTATTCGTACCGCAGAAGACGCTGGCAATACAGGCATATTTACAATTGCAGCAGTTACAACAACAGTTATTACCGTCTCCGAGAACTTATTCACTAATGCAACAGATACACAGGCACAAATCTTCGGCGAGAAGTGGGAGATAATGACAGAGACTATCACAGACGATAGTAGCGATCTAACATTTGCAGATGCTAACCCAGATACGATTTTTAGAAATGCTGGTACAAGTTTCTTACTACAAGGCTTTAGAGAAGGTATGGAAATTGTTGTTTCGGCTGCGACAGTAGGTGCTAACGATGGTGTTTACACAATCGCTGATGTTACTGCCGATACTATTACTATAGACAGTGAACAAACATTATCAGCAAGCACAAATGATGTAACAGCAGTCATGTCTACACTAACTGACTTTACTCTAACAAACTATACAAGTGGTACGCCTGGGCGCACGGGCATTATTGGACTGCTTTGGGATAGAGAACATGCAGATGATCGTTTCGTAATGTTAACACCTAGTGCTAAAACTGTAAACGACGGTCAAACTGCCGATGCTTCTGCAGGGTTTAGCTGGTGGGCGCACGGAATCTCAACAGGCACAACAACAGCAGGCACAACAGACTATATACAAACAACTAATTCTGCTTATAACTCAGCGGCGCGTGTAGAACATCTAGCAACACAATGTATTGTACCAATGAACAATGATAATTTATGGATAACGATGGGTAATGACGGCAAAGAAGCAGCTTCGATTGCATATGGCAGTACTAGTAACACAGACAACACCACCAACGGGTATGTCGCAAACGGCCGCGCTGCAAACGTATGTATGAAAGATAAGACGATGGATACTGTTATACCAGGCAACGCCTCAACACCAATCACATCATCAGTCGTCTTTAGAAAGAATGCGCTACAATTTAGTGATGGCACAGCATGGGAAGGCGTGTTGCAGTATCAAAGCGTTGACAGGCCTTCAGCTTATTCTCCTAGCTACCACAACCAAGGCGGGCCAGTGCATAGTTGGGGCAACGGAATATTTATGAATGCGATGAACGGCTCGACTTCGGCGCCAGTTGGTGCGTTCATATACAGCATGAACGGCGACGGAACACTAGCTGGCGCAAATGGTGAAGAACAATTGCCGTATGGTTTTTGGGATGAGTTTGGCTGGGACGGCACGAACTGGGTACTAGGTAATGCAAGTGCAAGGACAACACATGCACAAGTAACATTCAGTGGTAACAATATTGACGTTAATCATACAACTGGTGTATTAGTTGGTGCTGGATTTGCAAGCACAGATTGGGCTGGTGATGGTTTCGCAGCAGGCGATCACATAACAGTGGCACTTATGGATGACACAGGCAATAACGGCACGTTTGTTATTGAATCTCTATCAGGCACTTCATTAACAATCGCCCCGTACAGCAATACGCTAACAAGCACAGATGCAACAAACGCATCAGCAACAGCAGTTGGTGATAAAGCGTTCATAGACGGACTTGCTCTTTCGTTTGATACTGTTGGGGGTGTGGGGAATGAGTTAGTAGTAGGCGAATACTATGATTCCCAAGTATATGACGGAATACTTAGCGATAACGCAACATCAGCTTCGTGGGACACAATTTGGTATGAAGGCGGCAACGAAGCAGGCACAACGATTAGTGATGCTACACACATGGGCGTAACTGGTTCTACAGTTACTACAGCGCCTAGTGCTGTAGCGGGCCAAATAACCGCTGAACCGTTTGCATTTAATAATGCAATGACCTTCTTTTCAAACAATGCCCTTACTTTTTGGGTAGAGCCAGGCATGATTACTACTATAGAGGGATCAATGACTAATCTGCCATACGGAGAACAGAATTTCGGTACGGGCGATTTTGCATTTAGATTTAAGTGTTCAGGCTCACACTCAACAGTCCGAGCGTCAATCGGATTACTACTGTGGACTACTGCTGTTGCATCTGTTCCAAGAGACGGCATAAGCATGGCTAATAATATTAGGCTTGCATACGACTTAGTTAATAACCCTACGCTGGATCAGTATACAATAGACGTTCGTGATACGCATAATGGTACGCTTTTGCTCGCATATAACGCAGATCGTATTGTAACTATTGCAGCACAAGATGAAACTGACTTTGACGGCGTTAGCACTAACGGGACCTGGATTGGTGGCGACGGTGCGGGCGGCACAGCACATGCAGCACTCGATGTTATAACACTAGATGATGGCACAACAGTTACAATCCCAGACGCGGCTGGTGCAGAAATAGACGGTAACGGTGATGTTCTATTATTTGATATTACGACAAAAGGTACTGCGACACGCGGCGTAGGCGAAGCAGGAATCGGAGTAAATGATTATACAACTCTCGATCTTGATAGTGGCACGGATACTATTACACGTACAGGCGGCACAGATTTTGTAGCTGATGGATTCTTAGTTGGTATGAAGATTGTAATTTATAGTGCAACTGAATCTGCAAACAATGGTGCATATACAATCACAAGTGTAACGACAACAGAAATAGGAGTGGCTGAATCCATAACGACAACCAATGCCGTTGACGCGGCTGCGCAAATCAATTCGGCGCTAGTTCAAACAGCCTCAACTGGATCAGGTACATTATTTGCATTGATACTAGGGACTGCCAACGAAGCGTCAGCAGACATTGGCGGCGACGAGTTTAGTATTCATCGGGTAGGCACTTCAGCAGGCAATCTTCGTTACTCACTCAACGGCGTCGAGTATTATCGTTCGACTGGCATACATTCTGGAGAATACACTGGCTGTATGGATTACTACGATGGGGCTGCAGGCGCCACACTCTATGATATGGAAACTGATTATATTAGTACTAAACGTTTACGCAGCATAGGAAATGGAACAACAACAGGCGCGCATAATCCAAACTTTATGTGTGTGCCGTGGTATATTGCTGGTAAAGACCTCCAAGTGCAAATTGCGGGCGTTGATGCGACAATAAATACTAATCCAAACGTAACTCCTGCGGCTGGCGAAGTGACACTAAATCCTAGATCAGGAAGATTAGAATTTAACTCGGCGGATGATGCCAAGACTGTTACTCTCACATGGCATACAACTCACGTAATTAACTTACAATAAACTTGACTATTTGCTAGGAATCTAGTATAATACATAGATGTCAGAATGGAATAATTCAACACCAGAAGAACGCATAGAAAAATGGCGGAATTTCAGAGAAAGCTTAGATGGCCTCCCTGAAACAGAACTGCTAAATAACGTTGCAGAATTCTTTGCAACGGTTCCCATAGGTGCAAGGTGTATAGATTACTATACGCCAGAGTCTTGGCCGAATCCTTGGGAATTACTCTATCATAAATTGTTTTGTACAAACTCTATCAGCTTGCTAATCTATCACACACTTGGCGTGATATTAGGAAAAGATAGAGTTGAAATAATGTTGGTCGAAACAGAAGATGATCGCTTTCTGTTGCCCATCGTGGATAAAAAGCATATTTTTAACTACGAGCTAGGCAAGGTAAATAACATTGCAGATTACAAAAATATAAATATCATTGATAATTTCTCTAGCGAGAGCGTTGATGTTATTCAATAATAATAATAAACACAGGGGCTACACAGATGGAAAATGGCGCGACCAATCGCAACAGCAATGGGAATGAAACACACAAAGTCACACTACCAACAGAATATCAACAATTCATTCACCTAAGCAGATACGCACGATACAGAGAAGAACTAGGAAGGCGCGAAACATGGAATGACACGATTACTCGTTATCTCGATTTTTTCGAAAACCATGTAGAAGAAAATTTCCCAAAGGGATTGAAAGCATATAAGAAAGTTCGACCTGAACTTGAATTCGCTATTGAAAATCTAGAAGTAATGCCATCTATGCGTTGCATGATGAGTGCTGGTAAGGCGTTGGAGCGTGATAACGTTGCGGGCTATAACTGTTCTTTTCTAGCTGTAGATTCACCCCGTGCGTTTGATGAAACTATGTATATTCTTATGTGTGGCACTGGTGTTGGCTTTAGTGTAGAGCGTCAAGAAGTTACAAAATTGCCTCTCGTTGCAGAAGATTTCTTTGAGAGCGACACAACAATTGTTGTACCAGATTCAAAGCTTGGTTGGGCTAGTAGTTTTCGTGAATTAATCGCTATGCTCTACACTGGTCGCATTCCAAAGTGGGATTTGAGTCGTTTGCGTCCAGCGGGGGCACGACTAAAAACATTTGGTGGTCGCAGTAGCGGACCAGCGCCCCTTGATGAATTATTTCGTTTTGCAGTAAACGTTTTTACAAATGCAGCAGGTCGTAAATTGAACTCTATTGAGTGTCACGATCTAATGTGTAAAGTGGGAGATATAGTTGTAGTAGGCGGGGTAAGGCGTTCTGCGTTGATCTCTTTGTCAAATCTTTCAGATGAGCGTATGCGTCATGCTAAATCTGGTAACTGGTGGGAGAACAATGTTCAGCGCGCACTTGCAAACAATAGCGTAGCATATACAGAAAAACCAGAAGTAGAAATTTTCATGCGTGAATGGCTTGCACTAATTGAGTCAAAATCTGGTGAACGTGGCATTTATAATGTTGCAGCAGCACAAGCACACGCAGCAAAGAATGGCCGTCGTGATGGTTCGCTCGTTCAAGGCACAAACCCATGTTCGGAGATTCTTCTACGCAACAAACAATTTTGTAATCTGTCAGAAGTTGTAGTACGTGCAGATGATGATTTTGATTCACTAGCTCGTAAAGCGAAATTGGCTACAATCTTGGGAACACTTCAATCGTCGTTGACAAACTTTCGTTATCTTTCAGGCGCATGGGAAAAGAACACAAGAGAAGAAGCATTACTTGGTGTGAGTTTGACTGGCATCATGGACAATGAATTCTTGAGTGGTAAAAAGGGCAAACGCGATATAACATTGGCTGATTTTCTTGAAGACCTTAAAGCCGTTTGCGTAAAAGAAAACAAAGATTGGGCAAAGAAGATCGGCGTCGAACAAGCAGCAGCAATTACATGCGTTAAACCATCTGGAACAGTTTCACAATTAGTTGATTCAGCCAGTGGTATTCATCCTCGCTATAGCGAATACTATATTCGCACAGTACGCGCAGACAAGAAAGATCCGCTGGGCATGTTCATGGAAGCATACTCATTTCCAGTTGAAGATGATGTAACAAAACCAGATCATAATAGTGTATTCAGTTTTCCCATTCACGCTCCAAAAAATAGTGTTGGACGAAATGAAATGAATGCAATTGAACAATTAGAATTATGGAAGATTTACGCAACTCATTGGTGCGAACACAAACCATCCATCACAGTATATGTACATGATAATGAATGGCTAGAAGTTGGCGCATGGGTTTATAAGAATTTTGACGTTATGAGTGGCGTATCATTTTTGCCGCACACGAATCATTCATATCGACAACCACCGTATCAAGAGATTGATAAAAAGACATACGACGCACTAGTTAAGCAAATGCCAAAGAATGTAGATTGGACATTACTTACTGAATACGAAAATGAAGATAACACAGCAGGGGCGCAAACAATGGCGTGTTCTGCAGGTTCATGTGAGATAGTAGACTTAACTGCTGAGACAGGATTAGCAGTTGGACTAGACGCACAAACACACACAGGAGATTAAAATGTTAGAAAATAAAGAGGCCGTCTTTGAAAAAGACAAGATTATTGCATTCCGCATAATCACAGGTGACGAAGTTATTGGAAAGGTTACATCTTTCGATAGCCAAAGTGTGACTGTTAAAAAGCCATGCACACTTACCTTTGATCCACAGACGGGTAACGTTGGTCTAATGCCAGCAAGCCTGCTGTCTGATCCAGAGAAAGATATTATATATCAACGTAATGCAATTGTAGCAATTATGACGCCGCGCGCCGATGCAGCAGATTCATACGAGCAATATGCATCACCAGTTGCAATAGCAAAGAAGGGTGGATTAGTATTACCAGCAGGTGCAAAATAGAGCTAAAACGATAAATACTCTGTGAGCGTTACACGACACCACACTAACGGGATAAGGAGTATACAATGGCTCAAGGAAAATCACCATTCGAATTACGTGCGGACTTGCTAAAGCTGGCATATGATATGTTGCTTTCGCAACACCATGCCAAAGCAATCGCCAACGGCGGGACAGCAGCAGAAACGTCCCCGACCTCAGAAGAAATAATTGACGAGGCACGTAAACTAAACGAGTTTATCTCTCGATCTGGTAACGACCGCCGCGATAAGTAACGTAACCCCTTGAATTATTACATAATTTAGTGCTTGACTTCAAGCACTGAATGTTCTATAATGGTTGTTACTTATTGGAGATTTTACATGCGCTTTCGCTTGATGAGTGACCTTCATCTAGAATTTGAAGATCGTACACTAGATTTTACCCCGATTCCGCTGAAGGATGACAAAACTACAGTTTTGATCCTTGCTGGCGACGTTGCGCTCGGCATTGATGCTGTGGGGTTCATACAGAAAATGTGCAAGCAATTCTACAAAGTCGTATACTGTCTCGGTAACCACGAATTTTACTACAACGAATACAACAAGACTCGCGCACGATGGAGTGATCGGCCTGAAATGCCAAGCAATTTCATTTTGCTTGACGATCATGTAGCAATTATTGATGAGCAAGTCAGGCTCGTTGGTGGTACTCTGTGGACAGATTTTAACGGCGACGATTACTTTGCTAAAAATCTTGCAATACAGTGCATGAACGATTACAACTGTGCCAAATTCAAGAGTGGCGACAAAGTAAGCGGTTATCGTAAACGCCCCCTTCATCCAAATGATACTGTTCGGGCGCATAAGCAAACATTGTTTCTTATTACAGAAACAATTCGAGTCCCATTTGATGGGCCTACGATAGTTGTTACGCATCACCTGCCGCATCCATTGTGTGTTGCGCAGGACTTTCGCACTGATCCGCTTAATCCTGCATACATGACAAACTTGGATGAAGTGATTGAAGCCAATGACATTGCTGTTTGGGTTCACGGCCACACGCACACGAATGTTGATGTTGAAGTTCACGACACAAGAATTTTGTGCAATCCCCGTGGATACACCCCCGATGATCTAAACGAGGGTTTCGATGAACAGCTTACCTTCGAAGTTTAACATTTGGACTGCGTTCGCAATACTTATGACGCTGAATGTGCTAGATGCTGCCACAACAGCAGTACTGGTGAATCAGTACGGACCAAATGTTGAAGCTAATCCCATAGTTCGCCACTGGATTGAAGTATATGGTGTCTCAGGCATCTATATGATTAAATTCGTAGTAGTGGCGTTCTTAGGTTTGACCATCAATGCTGTCAAGCGCGTTGGCAGAGAACGCGCACAATTCGCCGCCCATATTTCTTTATGGGTATTAAATGTTTTGTTAGCATTTATCGTAATCAACAACGTCATTCTTGTCGTAAATTCGATAAATACATAAAACAGGAACCAACATGGATTTAGCAAGCAAGATAGCCTCTGGTAACTACAAAGGCTTGGTAACATTTAGTGATATTCACGCTCACGCAGATAAGCTGAAAATGGGTATTCGCTACGCTATAAAGAACGATTTGTTTATCGTATTCTTGGGCGACCTAGTGGACGGCCATGATAAGCCCCTTGAAACCGTAGTTACCGTAAAGCAGCTACTTGACGAGGATCGTGCTGTATTTGTTATCGGAAACCACGATGACAAATTCCATCGTTACGCTAAAGGAAATAAAGTACATCTGAAAGGTGCACAAAAGAAAACGCTTGAAGATATACCAGAAAACAAGCGAGATTTCTTCCTGCAGACAATGACTGATATTGTTCTTCACAAGAATGCTGCACTAACGCATCGTCTACATAATTGGACGTTCGTGCATGGTGCTGCACACAGAACAGTATGGGATGATAGAGATAACCTACATAAGAGCGCGAAGCATCGCGCATTGTATGGTCAATCAAGTGGCAAAATGGAGCCGCTGGGTTGGAGGAAACTAATACCTGATGCCATACGCGACACCGACAAAGATTTCCCTGTTAGAGAATACGATTGGGTTGATGACATTCCAGCAGATCAGAATGTTGTTGTGGGACATGATCGCAAACCAATGGGAAAGAAATTAAAGAAAACTGGCCCTCATACACACGCAGGTGCGTTGGGTGGCAAAGCAGTCTTCACTGACATGGGCTGTGGTAAGGGTGGTCAACTCTGTCTCGCAGTATTCAGTGTGGATGGTGAAAAAGTTGAAATGACAGGGCATGAGGCAATCTAATGAAATTATTTGAAGTAAAGAAAGACTATAAACTTTTCGTTGACCTCGATGGTGTCGTGGCTGATTTAGATAAACACGTTCTTGAACTAACGGGCAAAACGTTTCCGCAATTGCGTCAGAATGACAACGATGATGGTTTTCAAAATTTCGTAGACAGTGAACGAGCAGAAGGCCATACTGTTTTTGATGATCTGGATCCGCATCCTGATGCGCACGAACTTTGGAATTACATTGTTAAATATAAGCCTTCTATCCTCACAGCAACAGGCGTACCAGAAGCGCCAGCGGCCGCAGAAAAGATTCGATGGGTACATGATAATCTTAGCGGCTTTGATAACATACACACTGTCAAAAAGAGTATAATGAAAGCAGCATACGCAGAACCAAATCACATTCTAATTGATGATCGAGAAAAATCTATCCAGCCTTGGCGCGAGGCGGGAGGCATCGGCATCTTACATACCAGCGCAGCAGACACAATTTCACAGCTACAGAAGCTAGGACTATAAGAAAAATCAATGACTTACGAGGCCCCGAATTAAACGGGCTTCGTAAGTGCTTGATTTTATACGGGATTTAGGTATTGACATTTCCTGTTTATTTGCGTATAATGTATGAATACATTGTCGCATGAGAAGTAATAAATGAACACAATGAAACGAATTCAAAACGGTATTATCACGTTTACAGCTATTGCTGGTGTCCTGTTGGCTGCACCAGCGACTTATGCTGTAGTTAATGTGTTGACTCGCCCCGATATGATTACCGTCGCAGTTGAACTCCCACAAACACGCAAAGGCGTTGTAACAATGTGGGATGCAATCGACAATGAGGTTGGTCTTGGTGGTTCACCAGACTGGTATCACGACTACGAAGCTGAAAGTCTAAATTCTGTAGAGCCAGAATTCATATTTGTCAACGACAGAAGTTATACAGCAGCAGAACACGTATGTCTTGCTAAAAATATATATTTTGAGGCTCGCAATGAGTCTCTTAAAGGCCAAGTTGCTATTGCGCTTGTAACGCTGAACCGCTTACAAGAGGCACGTTGGTCAAGTGAAGTTTGCGACGTAGTTTACGACAGCAATCAATTTTCTTGGTATTGGGATGGCTTGTCAGATCGTCCCCGCAATTATGCATCATATGATAGTATTGCGCTAGTTGCTAGTGCTATGCTCGATGCAGATATGGCTATGTTTGACTTCACGTATGGTTCAACGCATTATCATGCAGACTATGTTTCTCCGTATTGGAACGAGTACATGATATTGAAAGCGAAGATCGACACCCACCTCTTCTATTATGAACCAGTAATTCAAACCACAGCAAGCTTACTATAAGGAATTCTACATGGACGGCGCACTATATTTCACCATATCATGGTATATCGCATATGCCATGATTGCGTTTTTTGTTCCAGTTTTGTTATTTCGTTTATTTCGCACAATACCATATTACGTGAAAAACGGAAATATGGGCAACGACGATAATGATTTAATGTTTGGTTGGAGTAAAGACTCCAAGGGAAGAATATACAATCTCTTTAATGAGACACACCCAGGGGCGATTCTTATGGACGCAGTTACTCTTGCAGGAGTGGGTGTTGCACTATTTATAGCATGGGGATTGGTTCCAATAGTAGCAACTGGCGCATTACTCGTCTATAGTATTACAAAATATGCGCAATATCTTCGAAATCGACATTTAAAGAAACTAGAGTTTGTCGATAAGCTAAAAAGCGGAGAATAACTCCCACAATTTAAATTTAGGAAAAGCAGTACTTGACGTACTGCTTTTTTTGTTGTATACTCGTTATATGACACGATTTTCTCAACCAACTACAGAAATTATCAAACCATCTATGGTTCCTGATCCAGATGCAAAGCAGAAATTTGTTGACAGGTTAAAAGGAAAACTTCGCGTTAAAGTATTGAGAGTTGCGAGTGGCGTGACATTCACCATTTGCAATACAGCAACAGAAGAAATGCACCAAATAATGAAACTCGGCGATAAGTGGCAAATGTGGGGGAATTCTGCTAACGGCCCCATATCACTCACAAATCACGAATTGGAAGAATATCTATCTTTACAGTGGGACATTGCACAAGAGCAAGAAAAAGATATTCGTATCATAGATGAAAATGGGTGTTTAGAATGGCTTCCAAAATAGTTAAATGGAAAAAAGTTCCAAGCTGGGTTGATTGGAAAACTATCCAAAAGAAACTGACGCGGGACGCCAAGAAACGGAAATTTACTAATCGTTTAAAGCATGGTGACAATAATAGAACCAATGATCCTGGGCCGCACTAATGAAATTTTTGAGAAAACGAAAAGCCAATAAGATTCGAAAACTGAAAACTAGAGTTATTGAATTAGAAGAAGAAAATAATAGCTTGCGAAAAGAGGTTTTTCAGTATCGGCTTAAACGGGGCAAAACCACACCTAAACCCAGGCGGCGAATGATGAAGGTAATGGGTAAGATGGGCGAAGGGGCACTAGACGACTAAAATGAAAAATTACTTAGATTTACTACAAGATATAATGGACAATGGGTTCGACAAAGATGATCGAACTGGCATTGGTTCACGCTCAGTTTGGGGCAGAATGTTACATTGGAATTTAGAAGAGGGATTCCCAATCATTACTACGCGCAAAGTAGCGTTTCGTATTTCATTCGAAGAAACCATGTTTATGCTACGTGGTGGCAGACAAACGAAAGAACTAGAAGAAAAGAATATACACATATGGACAGGAAATACAACAAGAGAATTTCTGGACGCAAGAGGTTTAGATTGGCTAGAAGAGGGCGATATGGGCTATGGGTACGGCCACCAATGGCGAAACTTTGGCGGCTGGGACACAGCAGACAGTCCCGAAGACTGGCACTACACAGGAATCGACCAGTTAGTGCAGATGATAGAACAAATCAAAAACGATCCGTTCAGCCGAAGACATATCATAAGCGCATGGAATCCACAACAAATAGAAAAATGCGCGTTACCGCCCTGTCATATATTACAACAATATCAGGTCACGCCAGATGGAAGGTTAAACTCTAATTTTATGATGCGCAGTAATGATGTTCCATTTGGTCTACCATACAATATTATGAATTACGCATTCCTAAATATGGCTCTTGCAAAACTTTTGGGATATAAACCAGGAATTCTTTCGTACACTGGTAACGACGTTCACATATACAAGAATCAATTTGATATGGTGAATGAGCAACTAGAGCGTACACCACATCCACTTCCTCAATTAGAAATTCTAAAAGACCTAAATAAACTTGACGATCTATTAGAATTAGAGTATAATGATGTATCACTGACAAATTATGTCGCAGAACCAGACATTAAGAACAAGCCAAAAATGGCTGTATAAGGATAATAATGAAGAATTGTACTGAATGTGGGGATGAATTCACAAAACCAGAAATGGAAGATATGTGCCGTGCGTGGCATGAACAGTGTAGCGAATGTTATAGACAAGGGCTACTTGAAACTATGCAGCACATAAAAGAATGGGCAGAGACAGAGGCAGAAAAACAATGAATTCAGGAACAGGCGGCGCACCAGTTCAATACTATATTGAGAAGCCAAGCGAAGCAACAATAGAGAAGATCGACTTTGTAATTCAAGGCGTCGAAAATGGCTTATTCAAAGACTTATCCAAAAAGATTGATTTCCACCAGAAATTAAAGGGTGAAGATTCTAAGAAGTTTGTTGAAAGTTTATTGGCTTTTGTTGAAGACCAGCAGAAATGTATTCACGATCTACAGATAGACCTTTCTACTGAACGAAGTAAATCAATCGACGCAGAGGTTAGAATCACAGAATTGGAAACAAAAGTAAACAACTACAACACTGATATGCGTGGCGTAGCAAACGCATTTATAGCAATAGCGAATCCTGATCCATTGGGACAGAACTATGCCATTAATATTGACCAGAGCGCAGTTGATAACTTCATTACGAATTTCAAGAGCAAATACTAATGAACCAATACGAAAAACAAGGGTTTGATTTTGATCCTGAACTTATTGATCTGTTTGATGCTATCTTACAGAATATATCAGACGAGGGCGATCTTAAAGATGAATTTTCAAAGCTTAAATTCATCAAAAAGTTGGAGGGCACGTATAATGGCAAGCCTGGGCCGTTGAAACAGTTGATTGAGAAAATGGCTACAATGGAGCGCGAGTTTACTCGCAGCCAAATGGATATGCAACGTGCAATAAGTGATATAACAGAAATGTCACGCATAATGAGCAAAGCTGCAATGGCGCATACTGCATCAGAGAAAATGGAAGCGATGCAAAGTCTTCAAGGCATCCAAACCCGATCACAATACTACAGTTGGAATCAAAACGAAAATGGCGCTTAATAAAAATAAAACAGACGCAGTACTTGGGCAAGAGATTCACGAACACTTACTTGAGTTGGGCGTGGAAACGCCATTTGCAGCAAGGGAAGCAATGAACGAAGACCTAATGGTTGAGTTGATTGGAAAGAATGTGCAATCAACCATGACTGTTCTTGGTCTTGACCTTGAAAACGATAGCTTACAAGATACGCCGAAGCGAGTAGCAAAGATGTATGTGGATGAAACATTCTATGGATTACGAATAGAAAACTTCCCCAAGATCACAGTCGTAGAGAATGAATTCAATTACGATGAAATGCTGGTCGAAAAGAACATCAATATCATGTCTGTATGTGAGCATCATTTTGTTGGCATCGTGGGCAAAGCGACAATTGGCTATATCCCAAATGGGAAAGTTATTGGTCTATCGAAGCTTAATCGCGTAGCAGAATATTTTGCGCGTAGACCACAAGTACAAGAAAGATTAACAGCACAGATTTATCATGCACTCTGTTACATACTTAAAACAGAACAGGTTGCAGTAGTAATTGACGCAGATCATTTCTGTGTCAAGAGCAGAGGAATTGAAGATACTGGTTCAAGCACAATAACCAGCAAACTAGGCGGTGGATTCAAAGGTGATCCAGCGACACGCGCAGAATTTATGGCACTTGCGAGGGATTACAAATGAGTGAAAAGAAAGAAAAGATGGTAGATGTGGAAATTGATTTTGAAGAAGATGATCTCTTTTATCTAATGCAGAAAGCACATGAGAAAGATATTACATTGAACCAATTAATTAATGATATGTTAACAGAATTTATAGAGGAAAATAAAGATGGCAAGAGTAACAGTTGAAGATTCACTAACCACAGTGGTAGCAGCGGGCGGAGGAATCTTTCATATGATTCTAATTGCTGCAAATCGCGCCCATCAGTTGCAGCATGGCGCACAACCACTTGTATCACCAGATAAAGATAAACCAACAGTAATTGCATTGCGTGAGATTGCAGCAGGATACACTGATTTCAGTGAAGTTGTAATCCCATCGAAAGATGCATTTGGTCAACCAGCCAAGACACGAGGACCAGAAGTAAATCGGCCTCGTCATTGGGGTACAGGCAGCACAGCATATATAGCAGGAGAGGAAAATGGACAAGATTGAATATTATATAGACAAGGGTGGAAAGCATCGCTGGCGCGTACAGGCAGCAAATGGAAAAATTGTTGGTGCATCTTCACAGGGGTTTTCTAGTAAACAAAAAGCAGAAGAAAATTTGTATATTCTTTTTGATGTAATGAATAACGGCAAATTCTAATGTGGAAGATTAGTAAGCAATTCAACTTTGCATACGGTCATCGCGTTTGGGTACAGAAGCTAGAGAGTGAATTTGCACTTGATCGTAAGTGTGTTTGCAGACATTTGCATGGACACGAAGCAGAAGTGCATATTCATTTGCAAGGTGACGAACTAGACGAGCAAGGAATGGTAACAGATTTCTTGCATCTAAGTTGGCTCAAGAAATTCTTTGACGAAACTGTAGATCACAGATTCATCATAGATCATAGTGATCCGCTGTATCAGAGAATGATTGGTGTACGCAAGCAATTGAAGCCAGTGTTTGTACCAGATACAGACCACATCGCAGGCCACGTTATTGATATGGACGAAGAATTGCGTGGGTTTACATCCGACCACCCTGAGTATGAATACTTGGAAAGCTTTTTCATAGTTGATTTTATTCCTACTTCTGAGAATCTATCGAAGTGGGCATACGAACTCGCAGCAGTAAAAATGGCAAAGCTTGGCGTGAAAGTTGGTGAAGTTGAATGGTGGGAAACACCAAAGAGTTGCAGCAGATACAGTGAGCCAGAAATATGAGCGTGGGTCCGCCAAGTGGAGTTAACCATTTCGCTCAGGATATTTTTTCGGGGATTGTACCAGAGCCAGATGTTAACCACCCCGACTACAAAAGCGCGCAAAGTGTTTGTAGCACACACGTTGAAGTGGGTGATAATGATGCGTTGTATATCTATGTAGAAAACAACATGGGAATGCCACCAAACAAGTTTCTTCAATATCTCGATAGAATTAAAGAACGCTTTGTAGAAGCAATTCCAGGCACGACAATCATTGTCGGCCCACACGATTTGAAGTTTACAACAATCACTAAAAAGCAAGTATTTAAGGGCAAGTTGGACGGCTCGCTGCTGAATGATGACTAAACCAGTGTTTATGACTGTGAAAAGTAGATAAATATACATATGTTCGGATATATAACTCTCTTAACGGGGCTGGCATTATCTACAGTCGCCGCATGGTTCGCTATCGAAGGTATAATGGTACTTTTTGCTGGTTTGCCTCTCTATGGAATGATAATGGGAATCGTTGTCGAGGCTGGTAAGGTCGTTGGCATCACTTGGATATACAGGCATTGGGAACACAAAACCAGATTAAAGTATGTAATGATTCCTGTTACATTCATTGCAGTTTTACTTACGAGTATGGGTATTTTTGGTTTACTATCTAAAGCACATATTGAACAAGTCGCGCCCGTCGCAAATAACTCTGCAAAAATCGAACGCTTAGATCAGCGTATTACCAGAGAACAGTCTGAAATTGCAGATGCAGAACTTATCATTGACCAATTAGATGATACTGTGCGAGTACTCGTAGACGCTAGAAAGATTAGCCACCCCACTGAAGGGTCAAAGATTGTACGCATTAATCAACAACCGCAACGTGACCAACTCAAAGGAATTATTGATGAATCTTTTGATTCTATTGATGAATACGAAGATGCGAAACTATTGCTCAACCAAGAACTAAACGCACTTGAATTAGAAGTTGGGCCTGTCAAATATATTGCAGCGATCATTTACGACGATCCTGATAATAATTTAGAAGAAGCTGTACGTATGGTTATCATTGCGTTTATTTTCGTATTTGATCCAATGGCTATTCTATTGCTTATGGCTGGTAACTATACACTCATGGGTAGAATTGGTATGGCACCTAGTGTGCCTAAGCCGCCTAAGAAAAAGATCGTGCCAAATGCAGATACGAAATTCGTACCAGCAGAAGTTATAGCAGAAGTCGTGGCAGAAATCATAGATGAAAAGATTCCACCAAAACCAGAAACAACCACAGACGAACCTGTAGAAATTACAAACACAGAGAATAAAGCAAAGTCAATAGAGATACCAGCCGAGCCGCATGAAGAAATAAAACCCCACGGCCAAGGCGTATACGCACCACAACACTTCAGGAAGAAATAAATGACTGATACAATCAAATGTAGTTTTTGTCCCAATACTAGAAATGATGTTAAGAAAATAATTGCAGGCCCAGACAAGGGCGAAGAAACAGTCTATATTTGTGAAGAATGTATAGAAGTTGGCTATCGCGCAGTCAGCACAAAGACATTGCGCCAGCCAAGTTCAGATACACCAACCCCGCATGAAATCAAACACTACTTAGATACGTATGTGATAGAACAGGGTAGTGCAAAAGAGGCACTAGCAGTAGCACTTTATAATCACAATAAGCGTATCAATAATCCAGTAGTCGGAGAAACAACACTCAAAAAATCTAATGTATTGCTCATAGGCCCAAGTGGAACTGGCAAAACATTATTGGTCAGTACGATTGCAAATCTTTTGAAATTACCATTTGTACATGCAGATGCAACCACATTAACATCGGCAGGCTACGTAGGCGAAGATGTAGACAGCATGGTTGATCGTTTGCTAGAAAAAGCGGATGGCGACATTGAACTTGCGCAACAAGGCATTATTTACATTGATGAGATAGATAAAAAAAGCAGGGAAATTTCATCACCATCAACCAACAGAGATGTGTCTGGTGAGGGCGTACAGCAAGCATTATTAAAACTGGTTGAGGGGTCACAAGTCAAGCTTTCCAACGGTAGTGAGTTCGATACGACCAACATTCTGTTCATCGCGGCGGGCGCATTTGTGGGCCTTGACAAGATTATATTGAGGAGTGATCGAAATGCAACAGGCATCGGATTTATATCAAAGGTTGACAAACCACCCGCACTTGAGTTATTATTGACTACTACATCAGAGGATCTAATTGAATATGGAATGATTCCTGAATTTGTAGGACGGTTCCCAAGTGTAGTTCCATTATCAGAACTAACAACAGAATCATTAGTACGAATATTGACAGAACCAAAAGATTGTTTGGTGGATCAATATAAGAGTTTATTTTCGCTTGACGGTGTTGAACTATTATTTGAAGAAGAATTTTTGGAGACTATAGCAGAACAAGCGTCTAAGCAAAAAACAGGAGCAAGAGGATTACAAAACCTAATGGAAAAAGCCTTGCTCCGTACGCAGTTTGAGTTGCCACACCTTAGATCGAAGGGAGCAACACAAATAATCATTAACAAAGTAGGAAAACCACACGTAGTATACACTAAGAGTAAAATTAATGAACAGAAATAATAAGCCAAGAAACAAGCATAATAACTACAGTAAGAAGCCAGAATTTGATGTACGTACAGTATGTCCTGGATTAAAAGTAACGATTCAAGGTGACGATGATCGTTCATTTACAAAAGCCCTCCGCATTTTTAATAAAAAAGTGCAAGACTCCCGCCTATTGAGAGACCTGCGCGAACGCGAGTACTACGAGAAGCCTTCGATAATTCGGAAACGAAAAAGAGCAATCGCAGTAAAGAGAGAAGAAAAGCGTCGTGAAGGTGACATTACAAAACGGAAAAGACTTTACTAAATTAATTTAGGAAAGTGCTTGACTTTTTGGTCAAAATTTAGTATAATAGCCGTAACAACAAAAAATCTTGTTGCAATCGGCAGTTGGCACTCTTGTTTTCTAAGACCCACTGAACTCGGTCGATTAATGTTTATAAACAGGAGATACACAAATGAAGTACATGGCAATTTTTCTAGCATTCTTCATGCTAGCGGCACCTGCTTACGCTACTGGAAACGGCGGCAACGGCGGACAAGATCATACTTGTCAAGGTGGACACAATTGTAACGAAGGTGGTGGCGAAGGTGGTTCAAACACTAACGACAACACCAATCGTAACAACAACGACAACACCAATCGTAACAACAACGACAACACAAACACGCAAGGCCAAGCACAGGGTCAAGCACAGGGTCAAGCACAAGGTCAGGCACAGGGTCAGATCGCTACGGGCGGAAATTCTGATGCTACGTCAATCGCTGGCGCAGGCGTTTTTGGTTCTGGAAACAGCGAGAACACTAATACTGCTACAGGCGGTGCTGGTGGAGAAGGCGGAGACGGCTTCGGAGTTGGCGTAGGTATTGGCGGCGGCGCCGAAACAGACGTAGATGCATCAAGTCGTAACACTAACATCGTAGGTGGCGGAACAGCTATCTCAGGTGGCGGTGCAGGCGGCAATTCTGATGCAACTGGCGGCAACGCTTCAATCAACATCGGTGGTGGTGAAGGCGGATATGGCGAAGGCCAAGGCGAAGGTTCTGGTAACGGAATTCTTTCATCTAACGTTGGCGATACAACTAGCGAAAGCAACAACACAAACGACAACACTAGCTCTGCAACTAACGAAGGCAACAACACAGAAGTTAACGTTAGCATTGGCGAAGATGGTCCTTTGACAGCAAGCACTCAGACAGTTGAGGGTTCTACGCTTACAGTTGAAGGCGACGAAATCGTTTATGAAGCTACAGTAATGCCTGTTAATTCAGCAGCACCATCGTTCTCTGCAATCTGCTCAAGTGGCGGCGCAGGAACTGGTAAGAGCTTCTCTCTATCCCTAGCAGTAACAAATGATGTATGTCAAGCACTTATGGTAGCTGACGCATATGCAGCAATGGGTGACATGGAGAACGCTCTCAAGTGGGTTGAAGCAGCAGCACGACACGCTAAGTGGAAAGGTGGCATGGGCTACATCCGTCACGTACTAACAATAGGCATCATGTAAGGAGAAATGACGATGAGAAAGCTTATACTAACAATAGCACTATTGCTACCGTTGACAAGTATGGCTCAGTCGCTATTTCCAGATAGCCCTGTAGATATGAAGCCAGGTTATGGCGCAGATGGTGCAGGACTACATTACGGTCGTCCAGTTGGAATCCCAGGTAATGATTGTGTAATCAATCCAGTGTCAATGACGCACATGCGCACGACACAGACAAAGACAGTAACAACACTAGTTGCAGGTGATGTAATTTTAATCCCCGCAACTGTGTTGTTTGACTTCGACAAAGATATTGTTCTACCAGAAGGCGAAAGCATTCTAGCAGATCGAATCTACGCAAAGCTTGTAGAGTTTGGTGTTGAAGGTGTTGATGTGGTTGGACACACTGATTCAAAGGGTACGGACGAGTACAACGATGGACTTGGACTACGTAGGGCTGATGCAGTAGCAGCAGTTCTAGTTTATCTAGGTTTCCCATCAGAAGCAGTCACAGCAAGTTCGGGTGGTGAGCAATTCCCACTTGTACCGAATGAGAATGCAGATGGTAGTGACAATCCAGAAGGTCGTCAGACCAATCGTAGGGTTGAGCTAGTTGTATCAAGAGTAGCTGATGTAGCTGTAGAAACAGAAGTAACAGAAGAAGTAGTGGTCGCACGTAATCCTCAAATCTTCCATAGACTAAGCAGTAGCAATACTGTACTATGTGAAGGTCCAAGGTTTAGCGGTCGATACGCACTCGGATATTACTGGTTCTAAGCAACAGTAACAAAAGAAAGATCAAAAGGCTGTGATGATTTTCGTCACAGCCTTTTTTAATGGTGATAAATAAGTGTGTATACAATTACAATGGCGTAATTGGCTACAGGGCACGGCGCCCAACTACTTGCTTACTATAAAGGAGTAACAACATGAACACCAAAGAACTAGCACGTATCACTTCGGCAGATATTTTTAATCGCCAATTCATAGGCTTTGATCGCATCGTAGATCACCTATCAAGCTTACAATCAAACAACTATCCACCACATAACATTATCATTACAGGCGACGATACTCGTAGTATCGAATTTGCGCTTGCTGGATTCCAGCGGGATGATGTTGATATTACAGTAGAAGATGATGTATTGACTGTTAGTGGAGAACCAGCAGTAGATGAAGATAAAATTTATGTTCATCAGGGTATTGCATCACGTAGTTTCACGAAGCAATTCAGTTTAGCTGAGTATTGGGAGATTGATAGTGCTGAATTCAGCGATGGAATTCTCACAATTCTGCTAAAACAGGAAATTCCAGAAGCTAAAAAGCCAAAACAGATAGAAATTAAGTAAAACCGCTTGACAATGATGTACAGGCATGCTATTATGTATGTCTGTACATTAATTTGCGGGTCTATTATGTCTGAAATTGAAGAACAAGTTAAAGAAGAAATTGAAATCAAAGAGCCAAATCTTTGGCGCGTGATTTTCCACAACGATAACAAAACCACAATGGAATTTGTCATTTTTCTGTTATTGCAAATCTTTCATAAGACTGAGGAGCAAGCAACAGCGATCACAATGGAAGTACATGAGAAAAACGCCGCAATCGTTGGCGTATACACACACGAACTTGCAGAGAACAAAATGAATGTCTGCATAAACACAGCGAGACAAGAAGGCTTCCCACTGAATGTCTCAATAGAAGAAGAGGAATAAGCATGACTGGTTCAATGGATGATATTCGTAAAAAATTATCCAATGAAACAATCAAATGCAAAAAAATTTCCCACGTTGACAGGAAAGCGGCACGTAAAGCAGTAATGAGTCACTGGAAAGAGGGCAAAGAAATTGGCTCTATTTACTATTGTGATAGCTGCGAAGCCTTCCATCTGACAAAGCGTAAGCCAGGCAACAAGAGCTTCCGCTTCCTATAACCTACCTAGTATCTGCGTTCTGCGGATAGTTACGGCTGCATAAAAGTGCTAAATAATATTATGTATTGGGTAATACCATACATATACGCACACTTGTCCAATATGTGTCTATTCATTTAAAGGAGTAAGGCAATGAAATTGACATTTGAACAGCACTTGAAAAACACGCACGAAATCTTGCAAGCAATACATACACTCTATCCAGATATGAATGTGAAGAACGCCAAAAAGGAGAACGGCAAAGACACAAAGAGTTAATTTGGAACTTACAGACGGAGTACAAGATTATGTGTACCGAAGAACAATGGGAGTCGTGCAATACTTCTGCTGCACAATACGCAGCAACAAAATTTGCAATAGCATTAGAAGAACAAGCTAGACAAGAAGGGTTCAAACCAAAAACAATCAAGGTAAGAACAAAAGAACAGATTATAAAAGGTGGTTTCGGCAAATCAGACGCACAAGTAGTGTGGGAAGAGGGGCCAGAAGGATGGACAGAGTACGTAGAAGTTACTCTAGTCAACGACATCGACTACGTTATCGAAGGAAACACGGTGTCGTTTTATACAATATAATGGATAAATTTAACTTTAATAACATTGGAACAAACTATACAATTCTCGACAAGGATACTAAAGAGACGGATAATATTCGTATCATAGATGCTGCTGAATTGTTTGCTGTTATAGGTGAATATCAGAGTACGGATTACTCATACACTTCTTACCACACAACTGAACTTCTCAAAGGGTTTCGTAATTTCGCAAAGAGCCCTCACCATATTTCATGGTATTCAGCATACGAAAAAGAGTTTGAACTCAGGGAAGCAATCGTACAAGCCAAAAAAGAGGGAAATACTGTACTGGTCACGGAGATTTTAGACGAATTACCGTCAAATATCAGGGAATAAGCTTGACTTTGACTCCAAACTACTGTAGAATAGCATATTCATATCATATTTGGAGAACCCCTTGAGAGAAATGACCGACATTGAAGCCCAATTTGGCCCTCATCGTGCGATTACGTGTGAGTGGACGCACCTTGAATCTTGCTCGGCGCCCGTTGCTGATAGTACAGCATATTGTGCGAAGCACTTGAAGCTGGCATATAGAGTGCCAGAGAAGAAAGTTAGGAAAAATACAGAATACAAACAAAAAATTAACTTTTAAGGGAGATTGTAGTGTCAGACAATAAAAAGCCAATGCAGACGCGGGTGTTAGTCTTTGTTGCAGCAGCAATATTGACTTGGTTCACGATTGACTTACTCTTTCCATCAAGTGATGTAATTTCAAAACAGTATACTCACTTCACACAGCACTTAGATGATGTAGACGAGATATATCTCAAGGGTGACCAAACATCATTTTTATATTCACTCAAAAATGACGACACCGTATATCAATCAGTGTTTCCACCTGGTAAAGTAACACTCATACTTGATGAATTACAAGCACAGGGTGCTAGTATTGGCGTTGAAGCTCCACCAAAGCCAGCAGGCATGGGTTCAATGATATTAATGTCAATCGTTCCAGTGTTCATTCTTATTGGTGCGCTGATATGGATAAGTAGAAAGAATGGTGCAGGCGCAACTGCTGGAATGGGTGGCAGTCCAGCACACCTCATTAATCCCGAAGACAACAAAACGACACTGGCAGACGTTGCTGGTAACCCTGGCGACTTCGATGAAGTGCATGAACTCGTAGAATTCTTACACAACCCACAAAAATTCTGGAAAGCTGATGCAGAACTCCCTCATGGAATTCTATTACATGGGCCTCCTGGATGTGGTAAAACACTTCTAGCAAGAGCAATTGCTGGTGAAGCTAAAGTTCCGTTCTTTACAATTGGTGGTTCAGATTTCGTAGAAATGTTTGTTGGTGTTGGTGCCTCTCGCGTTCGCAGTTTGTTCGCAGATTTGAAGCAACATTCCCCTGCGATTTTGTTTATTGATGAAATTGATGCATTGGGTGGTGCGCGTGATACTGGAATTGGTGGTGGTAGCAGAGAACACGGCCAAACATTGAACCAATTGTTGATCGAAATGGATGGATTCGATGAACACGCAAGTATTCTGGTCATTGGCGCAACCAATAGAGCAGATGTACTTGATCCTGCGCTTGTGCGCCCTGGTCGTTTTGATCGCCAGATTGCAATTGGATTGCCTGACATTAATGCGCGTGAAAAGATACTACAAGTGCATACGAACGGGCGTAACATGGAAGAATCTATTGACTTACGCACTATCGCTAAGGGAACTCCAGGATTCAGTGGAGCAGATTTAAAGAATCTTGTCAATGAAGCAGCAATGCTAATCGCCAAAAATGATCGTGAACAAATGATTATGGCTGATTTGGATGGTGCGCGTGATCGCATACTCATGGGCAAAGAGAAAACACTTGAAATGTCAGCCAAAGAAAAAGAAATGACTGCATTTCACGAAGCAGGACACGCACTTGTGGGACACAAGATGCCAGAACACGATCCTATCTACAAAATCTCCATCGTTCCGCGTGGTCGTGCGTTGGGTGTCACTATGTATCTACCAGAAGGCGACACATACAGTCACAGTCAGCAGTACTTAAAGAGTCAGATCGTCAGTTTAATGGGCGGTCGAGCAGCAGAGCACCTACAGTATGGCGAAGATGCCATTACTACGGGCGCGTCGAACGATCTTGAACGTGCAACCGATCTAGCAAGGGCAATGATAACGAAATGGGGGTTTAGTAACACTGGCCTCATCAGTTTTCGTGATCGTGATTACCCTATGCTATCTGAGGACACGAAGCAGAAGATTGACGATCAAGTACGTGAACTACTGGAAAAATCGTATGAGAAAGCATACAATCTTCTAAAACGCAATAAGAAAAAACTTACTGAGGTGGCTTTGGCTCTCGTTGAACACGAAACGATTGACTTTGACCAATTCCGTATACTAATTGGAGAAGATAAGAATGGAGAACAACAAAAATGAAACATATTACTTCCCTGACCAACACGTTGTCGTGGCATACGAATACGACGGTTTTAATCAAGCGCGAGCAATGGGGATATTTCTAACAGACGCCGACGAAGCATTTACGAAACAAGAACTTTTGGGATATTTTGATGAAGTAGCCCCTGCATATTTGATTGCAACGGGGATTCCAGACGTTGGCGAAGTCACAAGAAACAACTATCACAGCAAACTGTCTGACTTCATAGTGGATTTATATGAAAAGGGCGTAGACGAACTAGACGTAACATACTACATACCACAAACACTCCACTAAAAAATAAGAATGCGATAAATACACATATAAATAATGTGGAGTTTGATATGTCAGATGCAAGACAACAACTAAATGAAATGAAACGTCTCCGTCAAGCAATGGAAGACATTAATGAAGGCAACGAACGTCCATACGTTTGCCATCATAATAAAAAAGGCGAGCATGAATGCAAGGCAGATTCTAGCTACGGTGCTGTAAAGAAAGCAGCAGAAGCTTGGGGGCTAGACTCTACAGCGGGAATAAGTGCAACTTTAACAGATGTTAAGCAATCAACTCAGTTTGTTGGCGAAGATGCAGAACCTGAGTGTCCTTATTGTGACGATGAAGAACCACTCGACGGCGTAGCATGTTTGAACTGTGGCAGCAAGCAATTTGTTGGTGAAGATGAGGGCGAAGAATGTCTATGCAAGGGCAAAGGATTTCTTTATGGCGATCATGGCACATTCGACTGCCCAAGATGTAGCGACAGCGATGAAAGAAAACTACAAGACAAAGTTGCTGATTCTGAACTAAGCGAAGATTCTGGACACAGCATAAAAGATATCCTTGCTGATAATGAAGTTGCTGACTTGCTTAAAGATTTAGATGAACAAGGTGATATTGTTTATGGTTCATCGTACTTTGATATACTATACGATCATTTCTTAACTACTCACGCTGACGAAATTCCAGTTGGTCATAGAACTGGTCGTCCTGACGATGTTGACGGTTACGTACTTGATAATCTAGAACGTGACTATGGTGAAGAACTTCAATCAATGATTGATCGCCAACTAGACAATCGCAGAAACGGAGTGGCTGAGGGCGGCATAGGCGATGATCCAGAAGGAAAAGAATTCATAGATGACTTCGAATCCAAATTGGCCGATAACAATCCTTGTATGTATTGTGATGGCGAAGATGATGATTGTGAAGTTTGTCATGGAAAAGATGAAATGTTTGAAGGTGATCCAGACGATACAGATTGGGATGCACATTGGGCGCGAGAAGATGGCGACGATGAACGTGCAGACGATCTAGAAGCAGATGCAGAGTTTGCGCGCATGGATGATGAACTAGACGAAGTTGGCGCAGTCAAGTATGATGATTACGGTGCAACACCAGTATATGAAAATGATGGTGAATGTAATGCTTGCTACGGCTTAGGTCGTGTTCCAAAGGGTGGCGCAGATTGTCCTGAGTGCAAAGGCACAGGCAAGTGTCCAAAGATTGAAGAAGACCATTACGACAAGGATCAAGAGTATTTCAACGTACTACTCAAGTACAAAGATCAAGAATACTGGGATCAGATGAACAGCGAAGCACTACCGCGTGATGTTGCACTTGATTGGGCGGACGACCACAAAGAAGGACAGAGTAAAGCACAACGCAAGGGCAGAGATGTTTACATCAAGTGTTACAATAATAACAAAGTGTTCAAGTACATTTGGGTACAGCTTGCTGATCCTGAAGAATACTTAGACGAAGATAATGAGGATTCACTCGGCATTGGAATGAAGCCAGCAGATTATAAGCGTGTTGGTCAGAGGTATGCAGTAAAACGTGACACTTATCCTGTTGAGTATATGCACGAAATAGATTCTCCATACAAGCACAATGAAATAACAACGACCCACGACACCCGCCAAGAAGCATTAGCACAAATTAAAGCGGAAGTGCAAGCTTATATCTCTGCGTTCGATGATCCTTCAGTAACACATGAGCGAGGATCTACAGTGTGGCAAGGAAAAATACCACATGATCCTAGATATAGTGAAGGCTCGTTCGATCAACGATGGTCGCTACATGAAGTGCCTGTAAAGAAATGGGTTGAAGGCATTAATCTAGAATCCAGATCCAGATGATCTAGGGCCAATTGCTCGCGGCAAATCTGATATTATGAAAGCGCATGGCGCAAAAGATATGCCAATGAGTGATTACGAAAATGACACGATTGATCCAGAAATCAAAGATGAAGAACTAGGACTGAGGTTTGACTAATGAATGAAATGAGAAAACTAATGGAGACTGTTGAAGCTCTATACGAAGATTCACAGCTAGGTTTTAAGAACATTGTTACGTCTGTACAACACGATGACGTTAAAGTAAGTGGCAAGGCAGTTTTTGCTAAAACAATTTGGGTATATGATAATGCAAACTACAATCGTGATAATCCCAGACAGCGAGATTTTACTAGGCAAGAGCAGATAGATGTTACAACTGAAGGCTACAATGAGCTTGTGAATGAAATTGCTTTCAAGGCGCAAGATGCTTACAACGATGCAGTAGACAATACCGACGACCCTTATGGCGAAGGCCTCGAATATGTTTACGATGCTTTTGCTATCGGTGCTGATGTTGGTGAAAGAGTAAACAAACGGCTAATTCACGATGTACTAGCAAAAGCTGACCTATCAGATGTTCCTGCGACACTAAGCGACGATGGCGATTACATTGTGCTTAACGTCGAACATCCAGAACTCAAAAAGAAACGCTGGTGGAATAGATAATAAATGGCTAGAGGAATTGCAGCAAGAGAAACTATCGTAAACGACGGCGAAGGCGCTGTCTTTGCTAATGACCAAGGCGAAGAGATTGAACTCTATGACATTATCTACTTCCCCGATGGTGGTGGCAAGTACGAAGATGATGTTAAGGGTGAAGTCGATGTGCCAGTAAAGGGCAGAGACAAGTCTGTTGCTGCGGTAATGGAATGGCTAGAAAATAGTAGTATCTCCCCTGAGAATTTTGATATGGTTAACGCACCAGCAAAGGCTGCTGCTGTTAGTGTTTGGAGAAAAGGCGAAGAGTATGTTGCGTGGGGCCGCTATGCGAATGGCATTCGCCCTGGCGCACTAGGAATTAACTGGTCGAACACCCAATTTGCAAAAGAAACTGGCTACTCGTCACAGAGTACAGTGAGCCAATCTGAAAATATTGCACTGAAACCTTCTGACCTATTCACAAGTGAGCCAATGACAGTTCCTGAATTGCTTACTATCATTAATAAAGAACTTCCAGAATCACTACCAGAAGACCTTAAGCTGATTGTTCCGCGCGCGGCGAAGTAACGTATGTCTCTGGTGCAGACCAATATCGCTCGGTCATTGAGAAATATGTGGGCGAATATGCTGCTGCCATTGCAATGTTAACAGGTAATTTCATCGAAGGTGCTTATGATGATGTAGAGACACAAGTACTAGCACCACAGGGCGCTGATTGGTCAGACATGACACTAGTACAATTCCCAACAAGCGTAACACAAGCACTAGTTGATTCGTACCTTCTTAATGAAGAACGTAATGCGCGAGTAGCGATTAGTTCTAAAGCACGAGGTGGTGGTGCAAGTGCAAGTCTTGCTTCTGTTGCACGTATTCTAGATGAGAAATCTGACAAATTCGAAGATGGATTCTTAGCAGATAATGAAGAATTGATTCACGGAATTAATTTATTGTCAAAGAATTCTGCTGTTGATGGTGTGTTCAAGACTGGCAAGCTGTATGGTTTCGTTAGTGATGCAGACATTAAAATCATCAACTACCTAATCAAAGAGTTCGACAACGATACCAAGGGGCTTACAGGCAGATTGAAAAAGCTTGTGAAATTTTATCCAAACAAAGAGAATGTCGAGAAGACGATCAACCACCCCAACTATAACTTGGGTTACAGAATACTCGCGTCACTCGCTAGAAAAGTATCAAATTACTTGAATGACTTAAATCCAACAGAAGTATTCCGCGCAGTACTGGCACAGAGCGCAATGTGTCAAGTATACGCAATCACACAAAAGAAAGGGGACGCACTAGCATTTACAGTGTTCAGAGTAGTATTCCCCGCAACATTCGAAGGCAAAATTGTATTCGATGCTAACACAAACTTTTACAGCACAGACAGACCAAAGGGTCGCATCACATTTAAACTCAAGGGATAAAATGCCAACATACACATACGAATGCAAAGACGGACATCGCTTTGAAGCAGTCCAACGAATTACCGACGAACCACTTACCGAATGCACAGAATGCAAGAACGCCGCCAAACGAATCATCGTTAGCGCAAACTTTCAGTTGAAAGGTGAGAAGTGGTTTAAGAACTCTGGTGAGTATTAAGAGCGATATTCGCCCTTCAGCGTAATATTAGCGAGGTCGTGAACATTTCTGTTCATAGGAGTTGATGCATCTTTCTTTTCGCTACCATCACGATATTTCTTTGAACGAGACATCTTTTCTTTTGATGCAAGGTCTTGAGTAGGTCTAGTACGCTTGCCAGCTAGAGTCTTGGTAACTTTAATTTCTTCTAGTTCCTCTTTTTCTAATCCTTGCTGGCGAGTCATTACCTCAAAGTGGCGATTGCCCGTCTTTGAATTGAAGTAATTACCAATAGAGGAAAGAACATACGCTTCCATCTGTTCATCATCATCAACAATTGGATTCAAACTAGGATCTGCATATCGCCCAATTTCGATTGTGCGCGCACCAAAGTCTCCAAGCATGTTCCCAAAGAACGTGTCATACGTTAAGCTACCAACAACTTTTCCGTTATAGCGCACATCGTATTCCCAATTCTGAACATCTTCTCGATATTCTGATGGATCGCCTGGGTCTGTCCACTTATCTTTCAGTGTCACAGACCAAACGTTTCCGCTTTCCTCTTTTAATAATTCAATTGCTCTCATACTACTATTTATCTTGACAAATGCATTTAGATGCGCTATAATGTCTAGACAGGAGAACAAAAATAATGAGCAATCCAGTAGAACAATTATTGACGGAATGTATCGTAATAGATACAGAAACTACGTCACTCGATTTTAAAGAAGCGGAAGTCATACAGTACGCGGGCGACAGCGTTATCAACATCCTAGAGCGATATGCAGAAAACGGACACAAGGGTGCAGTACCAGCGCAGTTTTTTACAACAGAAACCCCAATCACACCAGAAACATCGTCAATCACAACCATCACAGGCAGGATGGTAGCTGGTTCACCAAAGTTTGCAGAGAAGGCGAGTGAGATTGAGGAAAATATCAATGCGCATCGCTACATGGTGGCGCACAACTCGTATTACGACGAAGGCATATTCAAGGTACAGGGAGTTAAATTTCCTCAAACTATTTGCACAATGCGATTCGCCAAGAAACTTTACAAAGATGATGTGAACATCACAAAACACAACCTATCATTCTTGCGCTACGCGCTTGATCTGCCAATTCCAGATGATGTCCCTGCTCACTTAGCAGACGCAGACGTACTGGTTACAACATTACTTTTTGTTCGATTGGTTGAAGATGCGATTGCTGCGGGCCAACTGGATGCAACGCAGGATCTCGGTGATCAAATTACAGATTGGTTGAATAAACCAGTTATCATTACAATCATGCCATTTGGGAAACACAAAGGTAAGAAATTAACAGAAGTACCCAATGATTATTGGATGTGGGCTATGGACAACTTCAACTCACTTAACGAGGAAGATTCAGCATACGATAGAGATTTTGCTGCTTCAGTTACCTTGGCAATTGAGGAGGTCTTGGGAGAGGCATAGACGCTAGTTTTTCAGCGTACTCAGGCGAAATATGTTTTGCGCGAGTACGAACTTCGACATTGCCAACATAGCCTGCGCTTGGTGCAGCATCTTCAGGAGGAATATTAGAGAAATTATTTTCAGGTGAACGAACAGGCTTGGTGAATACTTGCGTACCATTGTCCTTAAACATCTCCGAGCGTTTTTCTTGCTTGCGAATTTGTTTCAAGGCTTCGGGATTGAATTCAGCATCTTTATCTTGCCACCAACTCATATCCACATCTTCTGTAATAATTTCTCTAATTTTCATAATAGTATTTATCAAAAAAGGAAACAACATGACAGCTAGTAATTATTTAATTCCAACAGTAATTGAGTCAACATCACGGGGCGAACGAGCATTTGATCTGTTTAGTAGGTTGATGAAAGATCGAATCGTGTTCTTTCGTGGGGTAGTAACACCAGAAATGGCAGATATTGTGGTAGCACAGCTACTATTCTTGGAGTCAGAGAACCCTGACAAAGAAATCAATATGTACATTCATAGCCCAGGTGGTAGTGTTACAGCGGGTCTCGCAGTATATGACTCAATGCAGTTTGTTTCTTGCCCTATCCACACAATGGTTATGGGACAGGCAGCATCAATGGGTTCATTCATTGCCAATGCTGGTGAAGCTGGAAACCGTTTTATCCTTGAGAATGCTGAGACAATGGTTCACCAACCAAGTGCAGGATACTCTGGTCAAGCAACAGACATTGAGATTCATGCAAACCACGTTCTGGAACTTAAAGACAGACTAAATAGTTTATACGAGCGACACAACTCAGCAAGCCTGACCAAAGATAAAATTGCGGAAATGCTTGAGCGTGATCGCTTTTTATCTGCACACGAAGCAGTAGAGCTAGGCTTTGCTGACAAGGTGGTTACTTCTCGGAACGATTAAATGACTACAACAGTCTTAATACAAGTACATGATTCGGTAATAGTTCAAGATCGCACAGCATTTGAGGAGCTGTGCGATCTTCGTACTTGGTGCTATGCACATATTAAGAAAGGCTGGAATAGTTATTATCTCAACACCACTGACGATAATAGAATAAACGGAATAGGCTGGGTAGCATTTGATTTTGAAGATCCTAAAGAGTCTTTGAAATTTCAACTTACGACAGGCGGCATATGAGTACGAAGGGAACATTTTTGAACAGATTGAAATATGGGAAGCATAAGTTTCACAATGGAGTAGAAACATATGCAATGCCACATATCAATCCCGATGGTACTATTGGTGGATGGGTTGCTGAATCTGCTGTAGTTGCTGAGAAATGTTACATTAGTCCTAGTGCAGAGGTGTTTGAATATGCACAAGTACTAGGTGAAGCAACACTGTTAGGCTCTACGTGTGCCAGTGGGTTTGCAGTCGTAAAAGATAAAGCAATATTGGATGATAAATCCCACGTTACTGATGATGCACTGGTTGAAGGAACAGCATTAGTTGCTGGCTCAACTCACTTGGGCGGAAGAAGCCATGTAGATTGGGGTATAGTTGATACTGACAGAATGCACGATTATTTTCTACAACTACAAAATCAAAAGATAGAGAAACCACGAAATGTTCGAATGGGTTGATATAGAATGGATGCAAATACTTAGTATATTTGTATCAGTGGCCCTTCTTGGTTACGTATATTATCGTTTAAAAGTCGGACCAAAACTGTCCGCACATGCCAAGAAACACAGACAACAAGAAATAAAACTATTAGATAAAATTCTGGTTGACATACGCGACAACACATACGAGTGGACACCAGTTGCATACAATATGTCAGAAATGAAAGATGCATCACTCATAAATGATAAAAAGAATATGTGTATCGTGATGCGTAGCGATGGTAATGGCGTGATAATCAAAGTAAATATAAAGTCTGCCGCTAAATACAGAGAAGATAGTACGGAGACAATAGCCACACAAATAACAGGCAGTCACGTAGTAAAATTCAAAAAAGCAGCAGAACAATACATAGACAGTAGAGGCAAGGAACTAGACTTCATAGCTCGCTTGCTCAAGAAGAAAATATGACACCAAACAGAGAAAAGAAATGCAAAATAATTGCTATAGCATTTTTCGTACTGGTTACGATAATAGAGCTATGTCTATTTGGAAGTCTCTTTGATGTATTTGTGAGCAATGCTGGTAGAATCTTTTCAGTTAGCTTTACTATAATTACATTCAATGTTGCACTTTGGTTTTTTGCACTCAAATATTACGAAACACTAAACAAACACAAATAACACACGTAAAGGAGCAGAAATGCTAGACAAATACACGAAGTTCGTGGACGGAGTTACGTCCGCAGCCAGCAAAGACACCGAAGAATTTATCAAACAAGTCCGTAAGCTTGAAACGCAAGGATGCAATTTTGCACGGCTAGATACAGCATTCACTGGACTAGCAAGTGAATCTGGTGAGTCCGCTGATCTTATCAAGAAACTCAAATATCACGGTAAAGACTACACCCCTGAGATTCGCGCACACCTAATCAAAGAACTCGGCGATATTGAATGGTACTGGATACAAGCATGTATCGCACTTGAAATTGATCCCGAAGAAGTGATTGCACAAAATGTTGCGAAGCTTGAGTCTCGCTACCCAGGTGGCAAGTTCTCCATCGAAAAGTCAGAAAACAGGAAAGTTGGTGACATTTAATGAAAGAGTATTTGGTACAGTGGAAACCAACATGCGTGGATGAACTGAATCTTAGACTTCCTGAAATTCTAAAAGACGTTACATTTGAGCTAGAACCTACGATATTGAAAGTGCCTTCCTCAGATGGTGGATACTTTGAAATCAACGGCCAACCACTGGTCAAGATAATAGTTGACTTTGACCAGAAAGAATATTTTGTGCATAAATTAAAGACAGGAAGCGAGCTTGACGAGAACTTTCCAAAGCAACTACAAGCTTTTATTGAGGGGAATCTGCAACTGCATGTTTATTAACAACATTTAGTTGTTGACACGCGGCCCAAATGTATGCTAAAATATTGTTTTAGCGTACAGGATTAAGACTATGGGTTGCTGGAATGAAACGTGCATTGTATCGAATCTGCCAGTTACGGGCGGCGATGAAGTCGCCATGACAGTTGTAACAAGAAATGAAGATGGTGAATGGTACAAGCCAAATTCTTTGTTTTATGTTTCTCCTATCATGTTCTACGGTGAGTACAATGAGTATGGTACTAGCGAAGAATGCCACGGACTAGGACTTCACTTTACCGCAGACGAATTTCGCAAATACAAAACCCCAATTGGTGATGATCTGAAACCTGATCAATTCGTTGAAAAGATCGCGCGGGAAGAACTAAAATTCCATGATGTCAAAACATTCAGAGCAAGTCTCATGGGCATGGAAAATTCTGACAATCACGCTAGACTTGGGTTCATCCGCAAAGACATTCTTGATCGCATCATGGAAGATTTCTCATGGCAAGAAACGTTTTATGCAAAAGATGAACATGAATCATTCATCTATGAGAAAATCAACTACCAATACTTCTTAGACTGCATTCCAGAAGCAATCAAAACTTTCAAAGCATATTACAAGAAGGCAGAAGAAGAAGCAAAAGTAATGGGCGGAGTCAGTCACACCCTCATGTTTCATCCTGTTCCCGATTCAGATATGAAAGATACGAACACAGTGGTACGCTGGATTTATGCTCACAGTAAAGAGTCACAGCAACAGCCGTTTCACAAGTCTATTGGTGAAAAGATCAAATCAATGGCAGAAGCAAACCAAGATGAACAGTTGACTGACTTCCTTGCTGAGTTTTCAAAGTACGCGATACTCTATAGGTTTATGATGGAGTCGCGCAAAGCATTCACGCCACAGCCAAACACTTCACAAGACGTTGATACTGACGGCCATCAGTTTTTGGCTAAGATCACAACAGAAGTAGCAGACGAAATGGCAAAGAAATACGATGATGATTCTGAGTGGGATCCTGTGCGCAAAGTACTCATATGCCAGGACGAGTTTGAGTTCTAAAAGGCGTTATTTTCAAAAATCAATGACTTACGAAAAGAACAGGAATCAAAAAGCTCGCAACCTGTTGATTTCCTTAGGTATTTAGTGCTTGACTTTCCTGAATATTCCTGTATAATATCACTATACTACAAATTTACGCTATATAGGGCCACCAGTACTACGCCCTCACTGAGCAGCAAAAGGACCCAAAAATGGCTGAAAACATCGAAGATACAGGAAATCGCAGGCGCGCTACTGATGCCGTCACGACAGACGAATCGTTGAATCTTATTTCAACCCTCGCGTATGAATACGCACTCAAAAATCCAAACGTGGATATTTTGGAAGTTGAGAATGCAATCATCAAATGTCGTGAGTTGAAAATCGAGCCGACTGGCAAATACCCAACATTGAAAGGAGCTTGAAATGAGCAACGAAGATTCTACAATTTTGAAAATTCTTACATTCGAAGATGGATCAGGGAATGGTGATCTTGATACGCAGTTAGATGAAACTGCAACACTTCTTTTTGAGCGCAAGCAGAGATTCAATTCGCTTGAGGAAGTCGTAGCTTCATTGCAAGCTGGCATCTACAGCAATGACGACTAAACGCGAACAAAGAATTTTTGGATCAGGACTAGCAGTAGGATACGCGATGGGGTGCGCATTTGTTGTAATCCTTTTCCTGATAATGAAGCCTGCAGATGCAGCAGAATTTGGTGCGTATGTTGGCGCAGATCAAACTGGTGATGCGTTACAAACAGTACAAGTTGGTTTGACAGTTGAATGGAAACACGTAGAATTTGATTTGTCACATGGCGTACAAAAGACACAGTGGCGCGTATCAGCAGAACCAGAATGGAAAATGGATGAATGGCAGAGTGGAACAGTAGCAGCAATACGTATTTACCCATTCACCACAGAGACAATTAGGCCGTTGCTTGTTTGGACTCACGTTAGCGATATTACGAGAGGCCGACCATTCAACGACGAGAACGAGCCAACGTCAGATTATTTTGGTGCTGGTGTTACAGTAGAAATTAAGAGATTTGAATTTGATTTAACGTATGGTTCTTTTGGTCGTGAGTGTCGAGTTATCGAGTGTTCACATGGATCAAGAACGAATGAATTCAAATTAAGCTTTAGAGGATACTTTTGGAAATGACAGTTGAAAACGTAATTATCAAGAATTCAGCGTGGAGCAAAGAAGATGTTGCTACGCTGTTTGGCGATCTTGATGGAAACGTAGAGCAAGTCTTTTTCGCTGAATCAGATGAAATGGGTGCGCTGATGCGCGAAATGGGAATTTTCCCGTCTGCAAGTGCAGCACGTAGAGCAGGCCGAGAAGGGCCAGTTCCAGCAGGATGGACAGCAGAATTTAAAGCTAGTAAGAAACACAGACTTTGGATATGGAACCCTAGCGAATGATAGTTTACTTTAAAACATACGCAAAAGAAAATGGTTGCCCCGATGAGATTTTGAATTCTGGCAGCGATCTTAGAATCTGGAATTGGATCCGTGTATTTCAAGGAAAGGCCCCAATCGTAGTATGAGATATTTTGCGAGACAAGTTAGAGCAGTACGAATTGATGGATTTCGATTTGGGAAAAACAAATGGTTTGAAGTTTCGTATGAGAGAGCAAAATATTTGTACGAATTGAGTGGTAAAGAGAATGAAGAATCTGAGGAGCGTGTGATAAGATTATTTGAACGTGGTCAATTTACCAACGTTCATCACATGGGACTTCTCATTGAAGGCAGAGAGTGGAACGATAGCGAATTGTTTAAACAGAGATTGGAAGGAAACATTGAGCAAAAGGTTTGGAAATGATTTACTTTATGGAACACAGACAGAGCAAGCCAAAGCGCATTAAGGAAAATTATGCGTTAGACTTCTATCAAATGTGGTGTGGTAATGATCGCGGACAAGAACTGTTCGACACTGGAAACACTGTGTCCATGCCAGGCGAGCCAAGTTTTGTAATGCATGGCAAAGAAATTACTGAGTCTGTTTGGTTCAAGCTGATTCTGCAAGGAAAAGCAGAAGATGGATACGTTGATCTTAGTGGTGATCCAAGACAGATGATACGATCTTGGAATAATCTATGAAATATTTTATTGGCAGAGCAAGGGGTATGCGACCAGACATTCAAGAAGTGATTTTTAATTTAACGTGCGAAGTGGAGAAGGGTAAAGCGAAAGAATTGTACATGATTTGGGGAGAGCATAATGGCTACTCAGATGATGCGCTAGAGCAACTACCACTAGCATTTTGGAAGCAGGGAAAGACTTGCCCATTGAGACACTACGATGTGTGGGGCGAAGACATAACTGATAACGAGTTATTTAAGAGGCGGCTAAATGGGACTTTAGCCAAAGAGGTAATATTATGACTAAAACTGAAATACTAAACAATCAGATTGACGTATTGCAGCGCAAGTTGATTGATGCAAAAGTTGACATTAACATCAAAGACGAGCGCATTCGCACTCTTGAAAAAGAACTGCGGGTAGCACAGTTCGCAGTACGTGAACTTGAAATTGGTACGCACACGCTGCGCACCCTCGCACTTGAAAATGATGAGGAAGACTTTGATCCTCGTCAAACTGGTACATTTAGCAAAGATGCTTGGAGTAAAGTACGGTGAAACTCGATTCATTAAGAGTTAAGCTGCGCTTTCAAAGTAGCAAGATGCAGGGTATTAAGCGTCCAGGCATTGAGCAACAAATGGAAATCATACAGTATATCAATACTTGTATGGAAAAATATTATGCACATATTGTAGATTTAGATGTGTGCGCTGACCAAGAACGACCAGAGGAAAAAACATGAACGAAGAACTACGTTGTTACACATTTACAGACTTTATGCTGTCTTCAATACAGCAGGGAATTCAGTCTGGTCATGCTTCTATGGAACTTGTCAGCAAGTACCTGCTCGTAACGGGCTGGCAGAACGGATACGCAGAACAAGTGTCTGATTGGGTTCAGAACCACAAGACGATCATTTGTCTGAATGGTGGTGCTTTCGCAGACGTAACTGGCTGGCTGCAATTCTTTGAAGATGGCCTAGTACTGAGCCACCAGAACGACTTTCCGTTCGTTGGTTTCACTGAGGAAGAGTCGCAAGGCGGAAACTTGACTTCTGTTGCAGCTATACTGCCAGAGCGCATCTTCAACGGTGTGCAAGCACTGAGGGAAGCTAAGTGGAATGATGAGTACGTTGTTGTCTACGATCATCTATTGGAGGAGACTCGCATTACGTTCGACAACAAGACTGCTCCGCTGACCCTCACGTACAACAAGTGGGAACGTGAACTGATGGAGCGTTTGAAGCGCGCACGTTTCGCACAATAACTAGAAATAGTAGCACAATAAACTAGCCCCGCCAATGCGCGGGGCTTTTTTGTGTTTTCAAGATAAATACGTTTATGAAACTGTACGAACTAGTCGAAGGCCGCAACGATCCGCACACTCACAAAGCTATCTTTATGCTTGGCGGGCCAGGTAGTGGCAAAACCCATGTAGCCAAAAAACTTGCGGGTGGCACTGGTTTGCGCACAGTGAATGTGGACGAATTCTATGAGTTACTACGCGACAGACAAGGTATCCAAGGACAAGGTTTCGATGATGACCTGTACAAGTACAGTGGTAATCTCACACAGAAGAAACTAGATTTACTGCTGGGCGGCAGGATAGGATTGATTATTGATGGCACTGGACGTAAGATTGAACGACTAACCGAAATCAAAAATGATCTAGAGAAAATGGGCTATGATACAATGGCCGTGTTCGTAAACACAGAACTGAACAAAGCACTTGATCGTAACGAAGAACGTCGGCGCAAAGCAGATAGTAATTGGGTACGTAACGTTCATGCGGAACTAAAAGGCAAACTTGGATCATTACAGTCAATCTTTCATAACATGCTCATCGTTGATAACAGTGAAGATGGAAATGACTTTGTAGATGCGCAAAAAGTAGTCACCAAATTTTTGAATGCGCCCAATGCTCGGCCTACATCATGGCCCGTAGAAGAAGAAGTCAATACTCAAGATAGTTTACCAGGCGATGTAGATAGTTGGAAAGAAGTTGTTGACGGTTTACATGGTGGCGACGATGCTGAATACTATAAGCGTGTTGCAATGAAGATTCTGCGTGATGCGAAAGATTTTATTGGCGAATCTGGTCAACCATTAAAGCTGGCATATCGTGGATATGAACGGGCTGAAAACTATCCATTTCACCGAGCCTACCGCGACAACCGATCACCTAAAGATTCTAGTAAAGCAATAACCACAGTGTTCAATCTTGCCATTAACTCAAAAGGTGGAACTGCTAATAGAAATAATTCTATTTTTGTATCAGGTAGCGCACGTACTGCAAGTATATATGGCGAAGTATATGTTCTCTTTCCAATGGGCGACTTCAATTACACTTGGCATGAACTCATTGATGATTGGTACAATACGTATGATTCAGTTTCAGCACGAAACACCATTGATTGGGATGGGATTGCACAACTCCTTGGCGAACAAGAACCACTAAAAAATGCATATAAAATATTAGACGCTTATCAGGAACATTTCAAAAAAGCAGATGAGGGCGGCTATGTTGATGGTGAAAAGTTCAGGTACAAGGACGACACCATTTCTGGCGTAGATGCATTCCGCGAAATAGCGGAATCTATGGTGGTAGACCAACGACTAAGACAGGGATTAAGTGGTGTGCGCGAACTGATGATTTCCTGTTCTGAAGGATATTATTACATCCCTGAGTTTTATTTCTTCAAATATGTTGCGCCATATCTAGAAATCAATGGTTTACGTGTCGAGGACAAGCAAGTAAGGACTTGACACGCGCCTGACCATGTAGTATAATGATAACTCATTAACACTAGAGTAATCATGGCCTCTTTTCCTAATTTATGTCTTAATACGTCTGCTTATACGACAATCGACGTTATGGACGATGATCGCACCTTGTCAATTCATATTGATGAACAATGTCCTCTGTTATACGCAGACCACAAATCCAACACATTTATTGTAGATCGTTCACAACTGGACGATGAAGGATTCTATAGTGTGCGCGATGATTTGCTTGTCATTGATGGACTGCCAGTGCCGTTTGGACAATTCTGCTTCCTGATTTACGATGGCAATGCTGAATTAATTTCATGGAGCCAATCTCACGAATGCAGCACTGGAAAAGTCTGTGTAGCATTGAAAGGATTTGGCATCGCAGCCAGCGTAGATAGCCCAACAGTCTATCGCGTGGACGATAAAAGCGCATTCAAACTCAAATTAAAATATGGATACTAAATGAAACGCATCAATGCGCAATGGGTTTTCTTAATCATAGTCATGCTATGGATTCCAGTATTGGCATTCGGGTATGAAGTTGATGGTGTACAATACTCTGGCCCGCCAGTGCCTGAACCAGTAGCAGAAGGAATCTTGTTTCAGATTTGGGCATGGGGAGCGATAGGCTGTCTTGCTGCGTGTGGAATAGTGGCATTGATTCTCACTGTGGGCGGAATTCAAGCTTCACTAAAATTTAACTATCATCTATACGTCACACACGGACAGTTTGCATTCTGGACAGTTGAGAAAGACACAAAACTATTTAAAAACAGACTTGATGTAGCTTTGAAGATCGGGCAGGTAAAAGAGGCTGGAAAACAAGATACAGATTTGACTTTCTTGGCATGGTGGCCTGTGCTAATTGTACTGGCCGCAGTTTGGTTTATTGGAGCAGTTGGGTCTATACTATGGCCTGCTGTATTATTTTTGGGACTACCATTCTTCACCATCAGAACAATCGCATTCAAAAGGCGCAAGAAACAAGTATTCGTAGACAAGATAAAGGACAATGATACAAATGGGTTTATTTAAACGCTGGACTGATAAAGAGCCAAAAGCAAGCAAGGCCCAACTTGTGGCGTTCAAGGCGCGGCTAAAATATGGTGAAGACCCGCAAGAAATGTATGACACATACAGGGAACACTATAAACAATATCGGGAAGGACTAGACCAAACCAACGAATTGTTAATTAAAATACTTAAACCCAAACTATCAGACAAGATGCATTGTTGGACTACACTAGAAGTAGAAGATTATATTTCACACAATGATAAGCCATGTGAGGAATCACCAGTTTCAAAGCATGTTTATTTGTACCATTATGGCGATAAAAATCCAAACCGCGATGATCCTCGTGAATGCATGTGTTGCGGAAAGCTACTATGAAGATTTCATTTCATTACAGAACCCAAAACGAATATAAACGAGTTAGCGACTTGGTTAGAGAAATTAATGTTGATACGCGGGTTCTTCGCCGTTGGGATTCCAGTGACGCGATGAGTTTAACATCCAAACACATAGAATCAAATGGTAAATTTAACACAAATATTCCCAAGAGTAGGTCGGGAGATAAACAATATATTGGTGTGGTGCGTGGCAACAAACACATATTGGATAAAGCTAAAATCGACATATACGACAAGTTAAATGAGATCGACATAATCCTGGTGCCGAAGCTACCGACTGTGCCAAAATATGATGGTGAAACATCATCATGTAAGTTTACTCTAACTGGCTTTACTCAATTTCGTACACTTACTTCTGTGTTTAACACAAAATTTGGATATGGTAATTGGAAAATCAAGGGTGAGGGTGTAAAGAATTTACAGAAAGTATTAAAAAACTACGAATCATATGACGACGGCAGGACAGTGACCTTGGGTAATGCACCCAGCTTCTACAGAAAGAAGTATCCAAATGGTGTCGAAGTGATGATTACAGTAAACGAACCCGATGCGAATATTGAAAAGCATCTATTTAAAGTGAAACTAAAAGTATGACTGACTGGACTGCATTACATTCTGATGTACACATAAGCGGGGGCGATGGCTTTAGTTTCTTATTGCTTGACAAGCCGATGCATAGTTGGGATTTTCGGCAACCACAGAAACAATCTGTGGAAGAAATAGAATTCGTTAAGTTGTGTATACCTGGTCATAAACCAAGAATCATCAATAATGTAGAAGTCCCAATGGAACCAGATAATGCATTGCGTATGTACTTGTGCGCAAGCATGTCCGCAACATTTGCATATGGCACATGCATGGAGCGTAGCAGTCCAAAATGGATTATTGGCACACGTAGTCAAAAAGATATATTCAAACTAAAGTTGAAGTTTCCCGAAACAGAAACCAGAAAGGTGTGGGATTCAAATACAGTATTTTATGTTCGTGTCGCTGACGGGGACGCATTCTCCGACGATGGTAGCGCGACAATTGGGCATAGGCGTACATTCAGCGACGAAGGGTGGTAAAACCTAAATAAAATCAAAGACTTATAAGTTATTGATTCCCATAAAACAAGGAAAAAACTTGTAAGTCATTGATATGTAAAGAGATTTAGATTTGACTTTCTCCTCATTCTACCGTATAATATTACTATAGACTGAGAAAAGTGACTCATACATGACCCTCAAAGAATTTCTGGACAAGATTAAGAACTCGCCCGTCGAACTGATGGGCGTTATCTTTCATTCCACTACTGGCGTTAGAGACTTTCGCATTATTGGCGAAGGTACTGCTACTCGCGTTGGTTTTCAATTTCGTGATATTGCACAAGGCATTGTTGACAACAAAACGTCAATGATTACGCTTGTGCATAATCATCCTGATGGCCCTGTTCGTCCGAGCAAAGACGATTTGGAATTGACGTTCGGCCTTCAAGATCGACTCAAGAAAGTTAACGTCAAGATTCACGATCATTTGATTCTTGGTGGCAAGGGTGGCGTTTATTCATTCTCTGAAAGTGGAGTAATCTAATGACAGTTATCAATTCAAAGAGACAACGCAAACTCGTTACGCGAGATACGATTCGCACGATGTTGCGTAATCCTAATGCTCGTTACGTCGAAGTTGTTGTTGGTCGTGCGCTAGTCGCATTGCTGCAACGTCAGACAGACGATGAAGTACGTGCAAATGACACACGCGAAAATAATGGCGTGGGTTTCAGTGGCGCAGATGCGCGAAGTGGAACTCTTACTGCAAAGACGTTTGCGCGTGACAATCGCTTGCTTGATTGGCAGATTGCCAAGTGGACTAAGCCAGCCAAAAATGGTTACCCGCGTTTGGCGAAGTATGCCAAGCAGTTGAACGAAATTGCATTGGAGAAATTATAATGTATAACGTCAAAGTTGGCGATTTGTTTGCAGAAGTCACAGATGGTTACATCATGCATGGATGCAATGCTCAAGGCGTAATGGGATCAGGTGTTGCGAAGATCATTCGTGATAAATATCCGATTGCTTATGAACAGTACCATGACCAAGCGCCGAATTATATTCTTGGCGAAGTGATCCCCGTCATTGTCGAGCGCAATATCGTAGTCGTAAATGCAATCACACAAGAATTTTTTGGAACTGACGTTGTTCAAGTTGATTACAATGCAGTTGAGCAGGCCTGTCGTGGTGCTAAACACTTGGCATCATCTGGTATGATCGAAAGCAGAGAAGTTCATTTCCCGTTCATTGGCGCAGGCTTAGCTGGTGGCGATGAACACACCCTCATGACCATTTTCGATCAAGAGTTTTCAGTTGGTGAAGATTCAGACAACCCGAATGGAATCAATGGAACCCTCTGGCTCCTGCCAGATCATCCACTGGCCGCCGTAGTGGAGGGAAGCGAATGAGATTTTATTCTAATCCAATGACTGCGTTTGATTGGTTGATGGCACTTGGCTACTTTGGAGTTATTGGTTGGGGCCTCTACAGTTATACAGAAGTTGCAATTTGGGTATACTTCTTTGTGGCATATCGTGACTACGTGAACAAGAACCTTGCAGACAAGACGCTGGGCGATGCAAACAAGAGCAGCGGATAATGAGTGAAGAATTCGATACACGCGCTGCACTTGGCAGACTCAATGAGGTTCTTGCGAAATACGACAATGAATCTCTTGATATGTATTCAGAGGATACATACATTGCAGACGTAGTGTTTTTTCTTGGCAAGTCTATTGACAAAGAACAGTATGGTCACGACGCAAGAACTTTCACCAATTTTCTTGCAGAAAGAATATATCCAATTGCAGATGCAGCGCGCACTAGTGTAAAGAAACGATTTGCACGTACATTGGGTATGCGTATATGAAAACATTGCGCGCACTCAAGATGCTGATAAAGAGCATATTTACGTGTGTACATCTTGCAGACAAGTGTACTGCGGATGAGCGCGTTAAGAAGGTTTCAGAGGACAAGAATACGGAAACTTGGAATTGCTGGTGTACTTGCAAGTGTGGCAAGACAGACATTCCAAAGACATTAACATTTGACAAAGCGTACTTAGATCAGTTAAGGGCGATGGGCGTAGAATGAAAGTTGGCGACATAGTTCATTTCAATCTCGATTACATTTCCGAGTATTTGCCGCTTCGCACTGGCATTGTTCTACGCATGAAGAATGATATGGCCGCTGTGCGTATGCTTGGTGGCTCGACGGTGATTACTGTTCGCGCTTCGATTTTGGAAGTATATTGTGAAGGATAAAAACTCAAAATATGGTGTGCGACCAGAAGAAGAATTTGGGGTAGTACAAGAAATTTGGAAACGCAAAGATTTACTAACGCTCTGCGTTATGATGGGATGGCAGGATCTGTTAGACCGTCTTGAAACGATGGAAATAACGCCGAAGCGATCATTTACTGATAAGATCAAGTGTGGCGATATACAAATAATATTGTATCGTAAAATTCAAGCGAATAATTTCGATGAAGAGGAAGATTGCCCGTTCCACTTCACAGTAGAGGAATGCAAATGAGGACGAGAGTCAGACCATTACGCGAAGAATGCTTGCATAACTGGCTAGTCGAGATATTCGATCCTGTTACCGATAAATGGGTTGGTAACAGTGAACACAACCTTTTCTGGAGGGCTAATTGGAGAGCGTATAGACTCGCACAGTACAGTTTGGCAGTAAAAGAAAACATAAAAGATAAGTTTGTTCGCAGACTTAAAGACGGAGATGAAACAGAGTGAAGACAGTTGCATTTACAGAAGTACCAAGACACGATATTAGAACTTCGCGGAAGTTTCGGCGAGGTGCAACACTTGGCATGAAGGTTTGGCGTTCAATGACAGTCAATTTTGACTTGCCACAAATAATCGAACACGTTGAAATTGAGTGTCCGAACTATGAACTTACCCCGAATGGGCCTATGTACAAACGCAAGAAAAAGGAAGTAGAAAATGATACATGAAGAATATGATGATGAAGTGTACTTCGAAATTTGCGATCAGATGGAAGCGCAAATCGAAAAAGCAATCACTAAGCCTGGTCGAACACAGAAAGAGCGATTCGTCAATGCGTTAAAAGAATCTTATACGCACATAGTCACTTATTCTGCATACGAAACAGATGATGTTGGTATGCCAATTAACAACCTTGATGAAGTTCCATACAAGGGCACATTCACTATAGCATACGATGGTGGTTGGGGAGACAATAGATACGAAAGCGATCCAATCACTGACCCAACGTGGCTAGAGTTGGCAGTCTTTGCGAATACCGCCATTCATGTCAGTGGTGACGATCATCACATCTTTCTTGAATGCGCAGACAAGAAGGGAAATAAACTTCACTTGGGTTTTGGGAGCTAACAATGAACGGATTAATGGACGAAGAAATGTACACGAAAATGCTGATGGGAAAAGATGCAGTTAAGATTCCATTGAATTTAATTGCACAATGCGTCAAAGGCGACGATACGTTTGCTGGTGTCTTTCAATTCAAGCATCCGAATGGTAAAGAACTGTTCAGGGCGCACGATGGACAAGCAACACATACGATGGTATTAGCAGATGCGATTATACGTCCGCATGTAGTCATGGGAACTGAACACATGGTAGGACACGGCATTGGTGGTGTCTACCAGTCTGGTTTTGCAGAAATGGACGAGTGGATTCGCTCTGACGATATTCGTTTTGATGCGAAGGTACGATAATGGCTATCGGTGACTTGAACGTAACAATGCGCTCGTACTGCTACGAAATTGAAGATAAAGATTATCTAGCAATAGAGAAGCGTGACGATGAATGTGATACGTGGGAAGAAACTCTCTGTGCGCGATTGGAAGTATTAGATGGTGTATCGCGTGTTGATTACAACGGGCACTTCGGCGCAAATATTTTCTTCAACATCGACGCAGTTGATGATACACACAAATTGAATGAAAAGATGATTGGCATGATAAACGATTGGGCCGCTGGGAAGTAGTCGATGAGAGTTAGCGCAAGTGGCGATGGATACAATGGCGTTTATACTGCCAGAAAATTCACAGACGGCTGGCGCTTTGTCAAGAACGATGGAACGCTATTGACAACGGGCATCGGTGTTGTGATATGCAATGGTAGAGCAGAGAAGATTGGTACAGCAAGTCCATTGGCGCGAGAAACACCAGAAGAATTGATTGAAGCAATACGAACAGCAAGACCTAACGTGAAAATAGTAGAAATTAAAGATGATAACAGTTGAATATAAATCAGGAATGCTAGGATACGTTTGGCCGACTCCGCCACGAAACGTGAAGAAGGGTGTTGAGCCAACTGAATTTCACATTAGCTTACATTGGCTTAACCGTTGTTCGACTATTAAATGGTGGGGCAAGCGTAGCACACCAAACGCATACAAGCAACGAACACGCGGCTATCACAAAGACTTTGATGATAATAGCGAAACATGCAAAAGCTTATTCATCTTGGGTGTTGGCTTAGAGTTTATAGTAATTGATGATGGCATGGAACATATTTGCAAAATCAGGAAAATACTTCGTAGAAAATGTGAAGTAATCGTGATTGCAGACATAATGAAGGTTGCATAGAATGAAGAATTATGTTATAATTTTAACATTGATTGCACTTACTGGTTGCGCAAGCACTCAGAATGTAGCAAACAGCATCCCTGATGCAATTGGCACTGTAGCTGGTGCTGCGGTATTTGGTGGCGAGGTTAGCATGAATCCTGACCCTGTTGAGTATATAAAAGAAGATGTTAATAGAGAATTTCGCATTGGTTATGGCAATGCAAGGAGAAAAACACAGCGTAGTGTATCTGTTTTGATACAACTTTTGCTTGAAGATACTAAATAAATTATGAATGTAACGGAAAATAATAATGGATAATGACCGTATAACAGAATTACAGTTTTTAATGAGGACAAATTCAGCAATAGTTATTACTGATTCACGAAAAAGTGAAGTACTACAAACTGTGTTCTATAGTGACTTTTACACGATACAAGAATTAATCGAAGAAGGTTATTTGGAATACATCGGACATCAACGTGATATGCTTTGCTTGCGACCTTTTAATAGTTTTTCAGTATTCGTAGATAACGAAGTACGAAAGTTAAAGGGTGGGGAGATAGTAACAATGTCTCTTACGCAATCTGGTAGAACAGAATTTGAAAATTGGTTAGCAACAACAAACAATTAAGGAAGTAACGTGGCAAAAGATATCCTCGAAGACGTAAAGGACGATATAAAGTTCTTACTAAAACTTGCACCTGCATCAGATCCGAATGATGTGGTTCCTGACCTTGCGAAAATGTTTTACGCAACTGGCTCATATGAGGGTGATGTTGCACTTGTGAGTCGCATAAAAGACATCATGGATCGCTATGACATCCAGGAAGTAGCACCAGAGGACGAAGATTTTGAGGAAATTGGGTAAGACGTTTACTAAACGATATGCGTTTAAGCGGAAGCTAACAACTGATCCAGAAATAAATCGCTTATACAAGAAACGAGAAGAAGCAATTGGTAGCATTGCTGCTGTTAAAAATGCTGCCCTCTTTGAAACAGAAGAACCCCTACGTGTCCAGACTGGCCCCGACATACACCCATCTGACGCAGCAAAAATCAAACTAATTCATCAAGGCGAATCAGATTGGCCTCGCCGCGTCATATATCCTGAACAAATCACTGATCTAAGAGAGCGATTGCGCGACGTTTGGGTAGTAAACCTAAATGTTGAAGCAGGCGCACATGGAAAAATATATAATGTTAGACTCAAGCATCTCGATTGCCCAACGATAGTGACAGCTTGGCGTGGACTCAACACTCAACTTGAATTCCGACCAGTTGACAGTGAAAGTGTACCAAAAATTGATGCCAATGAACGGCCATTTTTCTATTTACAGGGGCATACTGAGTGGAAAAAGGGACTAGAGCCGTGGGACGTATTCTCTTGTGGCGTGTGTCCCAACGAAATGTCCACGTTCAGCGCAACATTCTATGATAGAGAAGTTGCACACCTGTATGCATCGTCGCTAAAAGCGGAAGTCGGGAAAATGCGACACGCATATCCAGAGAAATAAACCACGCACATAATTTCGTTGCTAAATAAACGTATACTTTAATGGAGTTTACGATATGACTGACGACGAATTTAATCAATTTATCACACTTTTAGACGCTGCATGTGCAAGCGATGATCCAAAAATCACAAAAGCACTCAAGAAATTCATGTTTCTTGTCCGCCTTAACATTTCAGACGATGAAATGGAAGAAGGCCCATTTACAAAAATGATGGAAACCATCGACTCGCTACAACGCAGAGTTTCACAGCTAGAACAGCCAAACCACTTCACGCAAACTGATAGCGATTGGACTCAAACCACAAGTTCACCTCAGTGGATTCATCAACCTACGTATACTACTGGTGGAACATACACAGTACCTAATACAACTACATCGTCAGGAACTAGCATTACGCTAACAGGTGGTTCTAGCACAACGCTAGGTGGTAGCTGTACTGGTTTTACAACAGGCACGACCACTACAACACTAATCAATGCTGACGATTCTGCACCAAAAGGCACAGAAATCAAAGAGGCTATTAAGGACAAGCTAGAAGTCTTGCTAACATAAGATGGATCATCCGTTCATAGACGCTACTGAACTCACTGACGATGAGTTGCAAGAGAAGATTAAAAAATGCACGACTATCGTGTATCAAGAAACGCATTGGGGGCATACTCACATGGTTGATAGTGCCCGCGCTGCGCTAATAGTATATCAAGCCGAACTAGAAGAACGCATGTTCAGACGTATGCACGATATGGAAGTTGCCAAGAATCCAGATGGAATAATTGAAATCGGAAAAATTGAAGGTGAGGTTAAGGACTATGATGAAGTGGAGAATAAGAGCGCAGAAGTAATTGTAAAGCAACACAGGGATTTATAATGGAATTTCCTACAGACGATCACGAATCATTTATTACCATACCACACGTATTCTCTGCAAATAGAATTTATCTAGAAGATGACAGTTCTAAAATATCAGCATCGACTGTCACGCTAAACGTTGCATGTGGGCCTGTTGATAAGGACGCTATGCCGCTTGAAGAACGCGGAAAACGCGCAGCAATTGGGTTTCAACGAGCCAAGCTTTGGATGGAAGCAGTCCTAAGTGATGTTATTCTAATTGATGTGGGTTCACAGCTACTAGAAACAGTTGTGGACGATACATCAAACACTGTAATGTTCATCCCAGGACAGCCAGATGATTCAATGCTGTCTGTTGTGTTACACGCAAAGCTATCTGCTATCACAAAAGATTTGCTCGATATTTATTCAATATCACTATCAGCAACAGATACCGAAAATATAGTACGGAATTATAGAAACCTTCATCCAGCACAAAAATACCCACTTCCTGGAATTGAATACATTGGCATATATGAGTCTCCCGTGCATGATAAGCCCTGGTGGGAACGACCAACCATAGATGTAAGTGAATTCAGCAGGGAAGGCATGGATGGAGAAGAATTAACATTATGGTTCGAAGACGATCCATTGGCGGAGATTGGAAAAGAATACTTGACAAACGGCCAAGAAGCCGATATAATAGTATTTGACCTATGGAAGAATCAAGACAAGTAAAATTAGACAAGTTCAATAATGTGCTACTAACAAAAGAGGAAGGTAGGGCAGCATTGTTGTATGGTCACGACATTGATGATAGCATCATTGTTGATGGTAGGGAAGTAGATTTGTTCAATAAGCATAGTGAGCAAATATTAGGAATTGCTACAAAGCTATCATATCCAATCAGCGATGATTTGGAAGTAGAAGAATATCACAGACTTTGTACAGAGGTATGGGATATTCCCGATAAATACAGAACACTAGATATGGAATCGTATATATTGAGTCTCTGTAAAAATGAAAAAGAAACATTACGCGTAGAACTAGAATATACAATGTTTGAAGAACGCAATTTGATTCCGCTTTTACAATTTTTGATGTACATTGTGGACTATATGCGAGAACATAAAATAGTATGGGGAGTCGGGCGTGGATCAAGCGTAGCATCGTATTGTTTGTATCTACTTGGCGTACACAAAGTAGACAGCATCAAATACGACTTACCTATTGAGGAATTTTTGAAGTAATGGCTAAACAATACAGAACAAATAAAGGAAAGCCAATTGATATGGAGGCTATGCGTACTGCTAATAGTAAGACTATTGCAGCAGGTAACATGAGCGTCAATGCCAATGGCGATATTGTGCAAGGTGGAAAAGTTGTAAAGACTGCCAAAGAACGCGCACAATCGCGATACCAGGGCACAAAACAAGTAGGTAAAGCAAGCTTGAAGAAAGCAATGACACAAGCAGATGGAAAAACTGCCCCCGAAGACAAGTCAGAGCCAACACCAATTCCAGATGCGGAAATAACTACTGAGACTATTCGCAAAAGAGATGATGGTAGCAAATATGCGGAAATAATGACGCCTGATGGCGACATTGAGATTAAAGAACTCTCGGCGCCAACAGCAAAGCCAAAGCCAGAAACAGCACCTAAGAAGAAATCAAAGAAAACAGCATCTAAGAAGAAAAAGCCAACAGTATGACCCAAGATGAATTAGAAAGTAAAGAAGCGTTTGTCAAGCGACTTGACGGAACGTTTGAGAAATTCGAATCTATCGTACTCATGCGTGACGATCTGTACAAGATGCAGGAAATGGTCGAACGTATGGAAAGCTCTGGATTGAGACACAACACAATAGTTATACTATTACACGATCACACAAAACTCCCAAAAGGGACAATCAAGAAAGTACTAGCTGGACTCAAAGAAATTCCATTAAAGTACTTTAAAGAGGAAGAGTAATGAAAGTTAAAGCACTAAATGACAAGTTGCTTGCATCAGAAATTGAACGCGGCGAAGAAACATCGCGTGGCGGCATTGTGTTACTAGATGACAATGCTAGAGAAGAAGGCGTTCGTCCACGTTGGATGCAGGTTTATTCCAAGGGCGACGATGTAACGGGGGAAATTCAGGAAGGCAATTGGATTTATGTTGAGCATGGTCGCTGGACACGCGGCATGGAAATTCGTGATGGCGATGCAACACTTACGTTGTGGGGCATTGACATAGATTCCGTTCTTTTGGTTTCTGACGAAAAACCTGATTCTGAACGGCTACTACGATAAGCTTGACGCATGGTACGCAATGTGCTATAATGCGATATGGATAAAACTAAAATAGACGAACTATTGCAAGCAGCAAAAATCTCCGATGATGAAACGGTAAAACAGGCACTGGACAAGCTTCTGTTTGTTGTGTCAATTGCGCACGATAAAGACTACATTGAACGTGCTAACACATATGCTTTTCATAGTGGCTGCACGATTACCATACCACAATCACAAGAAAACTTCACAATGACATTGTTATGGAATGAAGATGATATATCTGTTCGTACCAGGAACTATCAATATGCACAATTCAAGCACGGACATCTATTACAGCAGGGCGATCCAGTTCCAGGCATGATTTTAAATGAAGAAAGGAATTACGAAGCATGAGAGAACTTTGGGTAACAAAATATCGACCAACGAAAATCAATGAGTATGTGTTTCGTGATGAAGCGCAAAAATCGCAAGTCACAAGTTGGTTAGAGGGTGGCACAATTCCGCATCTACTATTCAGTGGCTCTGCTGGAACAGGCAAGACCACGCTTGCAAAAGTTTTACTCAATGAATTGGGTGTAGATGAGGGTGATATTTTATTCATCAATGCATCTGTAAACAATGGTGTTGATTGGATTCGTGACAACATTACAAACTTTGCAACGACAATGCCATTTGGTGATTTCAAGTATGTGTTTCTTGATGAAGGCGATTATCTATCGCATAACGCACAAGCAGCATTGCGTGGCGTTATGGAACGATACGATAATTTCTGCCGTTTCATCATAACATGCAATTATCCGCACAAGATCATCGAAGCTATACATAGCAGAAGTCAAGGATTTCATATTGAGAAACTTGATAAAGTAGAATACACGGCGCGAGTGGCGGAAATACTGATAGCAGAAAATGTAGAGTTCGAGCTAGAAGTACTTGATCTATTCGTTGCAGCAGAATATCCAGATATGCGCAAGTGTATCAATCTGTGTCAACAAAATGCACAGACTGGCACATTGCTTCGACCACACGTTGAAGATTTGGGCGCATCAGACTACAAAGTAGAAATGATCGCACTGTTTCGTGCTGGCAAAATTGCAGAAGCACGTAAGCTTATTTGCAACAAAGCATCACTTGATGAATACGAAGAAATTTATCGCCATATGTATGAGAACTTACAATATTGGGGCGAAGAATCAGAGATACAAAAACAAGCAGTCATTATCATTCGCAATGCACTAGTTAATCACGTTGCGATTGCAGATGCAGAAATTAATCTATCTGCTTGTTGCATTGAATTAGAATTATTGAGTATGTAAATGTGGAAGCGACTTAATGATTGGTATAACAAAACTGTACCAGAAGATTTTACATTAAATCTTTTAGGGACAATTTTTTGGGCAATCGTATTCGGCATAGTGATCGGCATGATTGCAATATGGGGCTAACATGATTGTTAAGTGGGTTCATCGTTTTGTGCATCCAGGAAATGGTGAGTATAGATACCATCGTGACAATATACCACACATGACCAGTAGATTGAGTGAAGCGACGATACATGATATGCGATATTTTGTAAGTGAGGTTGATGGTTATGAAATCGTTTCAGTTACAAAGAAAGAATTATTTGAGGCTAGATTAAAGGACATATGAGATACTTAGATCAAGAAAAAAATAAGAAGAAATACAAAGATGATTTGGCGCAAGTCTTAGAGTATCTTGTCGATGGCGATAGCAAAAAAGCTAATAAATTACTTCACAAAATAATTGTAGAAAAAGCAAAGAAAACGTATAATGAAAATCTTTAAATGGAAATTACCAAAACCATATGACGCAAGTGTTAGTCCTGAGCATCCAGATGATGAACCAGAGATTTGCCAAAGTGATCGTATTGTTAAGAGTGCAACACCAAAGTACACACTAGATTGGTACGTAAAATGGCTTGCTACAGGTGTTATCGTGTTTTCGGTATCAGCTAGAGCAACAGGAATTGAATCATTACATCTTATTGATCTATGGGGCAGTTTGGTAGGCGCAGCTTTATGGTGGTGGGTATCATTCGTTTGGCGTGATCGTGCATTAATGGTAGTAAATGGTGTCGTTGGGTTTATAGTGATAATCGGATTGTTGAGATACTACTTCGGATGAAGTATGTACTCATAACACCAAGCAGAGATAACGAAGCAAAGAAAAATGGGTTCGATATATCATTTTTCAAAAGCATTGGACACAATGATGCACCAGAGGGTACATATTTACTGTCAGAAGCACACGTATTTGAGCATGAGCCAAAAGTAATGCAACACGTACTGGATTCAATGTGGCAAGTGTCAGACTACTCAGCAGTACCAATCGCTGACGTAGATATATTTAAAGCAAAACTGGCGGGCGTATGAAGTATACATTAAAATTCATAACAAGGGGTAGCGATAATACAAGTCATGCCTTTGCTTATCCATGTAAAATTCATCCGTTTTATAGCGATGATGCTGGCTCTTATTTACAATTTACATATAGTCCGCGTTTGGGTGATGCATTACTTTACAATACTGCTGAGGAAGCACTGAGTTTATATCACGAAACTGAAGCAACTGTTTTCAAAAACCCCAACATAACATTGTTGGGTGTAATGAGATTGACAAACAAAAGAATATTTACAGCGAGATTAAAAAATTGAACTGGACTGATTTAGAATTTTTTAAAGGTGGGGACAAGATCGTGGCGGATAAGCTTGCAGAGTCTATCAATGCTGGCATACCAATCTTTCCACCAATACATCAAATTATGCGAGCATTTGACTTGCTGCCATTTGATGATGTGAAAGTTGTCATACTTGGACAAGATCCTTATCCTACTGCTGGTCATGCTAATGGTTTAGCATTTTCAGTTAACGCATGTGTGGAACCATTGCCAAAATCGCTCAAGAACATTTATACTGAATTGGAAAGCGATCTTGGCATAAAACGAACTTGCGGCAGTTTACGTGATTGGGCAGACCAGGGTGTCTTGCTTATAAATAACACACTAACAGTCCAAGAAGGTAAAGCTGGATCGCATCAGGGCTGGGGTTGGGAAGCACTGACTGATGAAGCAATCAAGATGCTCAGTATAAAGAGGAATAATTTGGTGTTTGTCTTGTGGGGCAAGAAAGCACAAGAACGAGTTTCGCAAATTGACCACATGAGACATCTTATAATACAAGCGCCGCACCCATCTCCTCTTTCTGCGTATAGAGGATTCTTTGGGAGCAAACCATTCAGTAGTATAAATGACTATTTGCGGAAAACAGGACAAGCGGAAATCGTTTGGAAATAGCTTGACAAACCCCGCAAAATTAGTTATAATATGTATTCAATAAGGATCTTTAATGAAGAAAGGCGCGTATCTAATTCTATCACATTCACACCACCCAATTACCCGTGGTGAAAATGCAGGAAAAATTCAAACAACTGAAACTTGTGAATTTCAAGAAACATACAAGAAACGACACTTACAATCAGCTACAATCATAATGGATGCGCTCACGCGTGAGTTCGTGAAGAACACGTATCGGCAAGATGGATTGACTTACGATCAAGTTGAAGAACACGTAATCAAAGGTTACGCTGACAAATACAAAAAGTTTTTGGAACTGGTTGGCGCTGATATTCCAGAAGCACTACTACTCGAAAAAGAGGAAGTAGAAGCAGAATTAGAACAACTAATTGAAGTTGAGGATGATGAAGGAAATGCACCCCAACGTAAACGAAAGAAAATACAGCAAGACTTAATAAAAAACAACGAGGAAGATGAATGAGTGACACGGACGATCTGAAAGAACTGCGTGAACTAACCAAAAACAACGAATCAGACGAGGCACCAGAGTCGGATGAAAGTGATTTCGCTACTCCTGATCCCATCGTTGATCCATATGATTACGACGATGAAGAGGGTGTTCTTAAAGAGAATGCGCGTCTTTGGGCAAAAGTTGGTGATGCATATTTCCCCGCTGACCAAACAATAGACAAGCTTGGCGCAGGACAGTACAGCATTGAGTTCTCACACAATCGCGGACTTTACTTTGTGGACAAGCCTATTAACCTTGATGAACTGCTAATACTTCCAGACAGTGCATCAGAAGAAATCATCGAGAACATCAAACATTTTTGGGACAAAGAACAAATGTTTCGTACTCTAGGGTTTCTTTGGAAGCGCGGTGTGCTTCTATATGGCCCTGCTGGATCAGGCAAAACATCTACCCTACAACTAATCATCAAAGAGATTGTTGATCGTGGCGGCATTGCTGTTTATGTTAAACAGCCAAAGCTGACAGCGGAAGGACTTGGAATGCTACGACGCATTGAGCCAGATCGTCCAATCGTTGTTCTTGTTGAAGACATTGACGCAATTCAACAGGCATATGGTGAAGCTGATCTACTAGCAATGCTTGACGGTGATCTACAAATCGACAACGTTGTATTCATTGCAACAACAAACTATCCAGAGAAGCTAGACAAACGCCTAGTTAATCGCCCAAGTCGTTTTGACATTGTGCGCAAAATTGGAATGCCAACAGCGGAAGCTCGCGCAGTCTATCTTGCAGCACGAAACGGACGACTAGTTGAAAACGAGGAAGAGTTTGAAAAATGGGTTGAGCAAACAGATGGTTTCTCAATTGCCCACCTTAAAGAACTTATCGTATCAGTAGAGGCACTTGACGCAGACTTTGACGAAACCATCGCACGACTACGTGTAATGATGGAGACAACACCAGATTCAGAGGACGACGAGGAGAAAGCTACAATTGGTTTCACTGGTGGCAATCGAAAAAAGTCGAGGGCCAGAATAGCCCCACCAGTGCGGGAAGCAATCGCGCGGGCGCTAAAAGAACTAAGAAATGGAACCAGATAAGAAGAAAATATCGGGAACTATTTCATAACGGTAAACCAACTTGGACAACGAAAAAATAATTTTAACTGACGCAGATGGATGTTTATTCAACTGGAACTGTACCTTCAACCAGTTTATGGTTGATAAAGGGTATCATATTATTCCAGGTGAAGAGGAAAACTATTCTGTTGAAGAACGATTTGGCTTAGATGACTATAATCATAAAATGGACTTCATTAAAGAGTTCAATCATTCAGATCGCATTCGTGATTTACCACCACACGCAGATGCTAAAAAATATGTAGCCAAATTAAATAGTGAAGGGTACAAATTTATCGTAGTTACAAGTCTAAGTCAAAAAACTAGCGCGCATGACTACAGAACGCACAATCTTCGTGAACATTTCGGTGATGCCATTATTGGTTTACATTGCTTGCGCATTGGCGTACACAAGGCTGATAAACTAAGGCAGTGGCAAGGAACGAATATGTTTTGGATCGAAGATCATGTATCAAATGCAATAGCTGGTGCGAAACTTGGTTTGCGATCAATTGTTATAGATCACGTATACAATACACGATACGACTTGGAAGATCATTTACTTTATGCTCGCACAAGTCAAGATGAGCCGTGGTCTGATATTTACCAAATAATTAAGGGTGCAGAAAATGAATGATGAAGATACATTTGTCAAAGAGGGTGACATAGTTTTAATTGACAGCAAAGATGATAACTCAATTACAGAAGTCCGAATCACTGATATTTCGCCTTCTGGTGAGTACATAGAAGTTACTGCTGGCGGACCCAATAGAACGTGGGTTCATATGAATCGCCATCTTGAAACATTGGAAGTAGCATCTGGTGATGATTCAGAATTTGAAGATGTAGATGTGACTGCACAAGACATTCTAGCCAGAATTCGTAATCGCGCTGAAGTGGGTATCGAAAAATTTGATGTTGATGAACCAATTGAATCAGTAGTAATCCAGATGGATAAGTTTGTAGAACTTGATTTACGAAACAAGAAAAAATGACTGATATGACTGAATTTATGGTTCGCGTATCGCACGAGGATCTAGAGGAACTACTTCGCAAAGAACTGCGTAGTGCAATGATTTGCCACAAGAAAGAAATAAACACACTTGAGAAACATGACGTACCTTCCAGCCATGAAGACCTCGTATATTCTAAAGCATTTATACGTGCAGCAGCAGTCGTGTTGCAATACTATAGCCTGCCTAAAGATTGGAAAGAATTAGATGAAATTTCAAACGGGAAGTAAGAACGACGATAAACTCAATGCGTGGTTGCAGACGCACGTATTAGAATGTTCTGTTTGGCAGAACATTGATCCTAGCAACCTTCCGCAAACATCTTATATATTCACACCAACACAACTCGGCCTCGTAATCAAAATACGATGTACTTGCGGCTCAGAAGAGGATATCACAGACTATGACGAATGGAAAACATAAACTAGATTGCAAATGTCTTTGGGATGATGATGAAGTCATTGCATTTTGTGGCGCGCATCAACAACATCACCGAACATTAACAGAACCATTGCTTCAAGATAAAGCAATGTTAGAGTATATAAGAGTATACGCAAAAACTGAACACCCAATAATTTCATCAAGAGCATGTCCGCTTTGTGAATGGGACAGCGAAGTAAAAGATGGAATGTGGGTAGGTAGAAACAGAAAAGTTTGCACATATCACTATGCACTTAATCAACTATACGCATTGAAGATAGATGGGAAAGAAGATATTTGGGGCAAGGGCGAAGCACTAGGAGCAGTAAGTCGTGAGGATTGAAGATTCAGTAAAACTAGATTACAGTGACGTATTGATACGGCCAAAGCGCAGCACATTGGTATCTCGTAAAGATGTAAGCTTGGAGCGTGAATTTAAATTCCGCCATTCACCAATTACATACACTGGCATTCCAATCATGGGTGCAAACATGGACACAACTGGCACATTTGCAATGGCACACGCATTATGGAAATTCAATATGTTCACTTGCTTGCACAAACACTACACAATAGATGATTGGTGCGAGTTTATGATAACTGATGCAGGCGCAACAGCAGAACATAAGAATGTAGCCATTTCGACGGGCATTGCTGATGCTGATTTTCTCAAGACCAGAAATATTCTTGAGGAATTTCCAGAAATTAATTACATCTGCATTGACGTAGCGAATGGATACACAGAAAATTTCGTTAGTTTTGTGCAACTGGTTCGGCAGACATTTCCAACCAAGGTAATCATTGCTGGTAACGTAGTCACAGCAGATATGACAGAAGCACTTATTCTGGCTGGTGCTGATATGGTGAAAGTGGGCATAGGCCCAGGCAGCGTTTGCACAACACGCAAGAAAACTGGTGTTGGCTATCCACAACTATCAGCAGTTATCGAATGTGCTGACGCAGCACATGGATTGAAAGGTCTTATTGTTGCAGACGGTGGCTGTACGGGCCCAGGTGATGTTGCTAAAGCATTCGCGGCAGGCGCAGATTTTGTTATGCTTGGTGGAATGTTGGCTGGTCACGAAGAAGGTGGTGGAAAACTTATTCCTGGAAAAGCCAGAGCGCCAATGATCGAATTTTATGGTATGAGTTCAGAGACAGCACAGAGTAAACATGGTGATGGACTTACTGGTTATCGCGCAAGCGAGGGCAAACGAGTTCTTATCCCATACAAAGGTAAAGTTGAGAACACAGTTAAAGACATACTTGGTGGTGTTCGATCAGCATGTACGTACACAGGAAGCGTATCACTCAAAGAATTATCAAAGCGCACGACATTCGTTCGTGTCAATAACCAACTGAATAACGTTTACGGAACAACAAGCGAAGGATAAACAGGAAATAAAGTCCTTGACATTTGTGTAGAATAGTGTATAATATGTATATACGCTGAGAAATCAACGTACAAACAGGGGTCTTTTGCTCCTGAATAACTTAAAGGGTTAATATTATGAAAAGCAATTATCTGGTACGATGCCATCATTTTCTTGATGGTTCACTTTACTTCGACGCACGATCAATCGAAAACTGTCGTGAAAACACTGTCGAAAGTCTCACTAACTTCGCCCGAAAACCTTACTGTCACATTAAATCAGACGCATTTACTAAGATCGCGGCTGGTGAACTTTATATGTTGACTACAGAGTTTGAAGGACTGAATAAGTCTCAGGCTGAGAGTCGTAAGATCACTCTGATCGAATGGTTCAAAGGTAAAGGAAGAGTTGTACTAAATCAAAAGATTAAGAAGTAAAGACGTTTCATAGGCGTCTTCTAGTAGAAAGCCCCTCAAATTGAGGGGCTTTTTTGTTTGGGGCATAGAAAGACGAACGTGGAGAAGCTATTGGTCAAGATTGTACTACGTAAATACGATCTATGTTGCCGTGCTTCAAACGAAACGCTCGTCTATACTTTTATTTAGTACCGTTAAATAGAAACCCCCTAAAATGTACTAATTCTAGACCTCTCCATAACACCGCAGAACCTCTTCAACGATGGGATCACGTTCAATATGTTGGTGTCCAAAGTTGGTGATTGCGATAGTATCAGAGTTTATTTCTCTCAGCTTAGTGAAGAAATCATGCAAACCATTCTGGCATTTCAAGTCTGATTGATTAATGTCGCCAGTTACAAACATACGTGTTCCTTCACCTATGCGAGTTAGTGCCATTTTCATTTGCGAAATGGTCGTGTTCTGAGATTCATCAAAGATAATAGTTGCGTTTTTGAATGTTCGGCCACGCATATATGCGAGTGGGCAAATTTCAACTACACCATCTTCTACCATTGTTCTGACATCTTTTGGTGTGTAATATTCTTCAAACACATCAAAGATTGGTCGAGTCCAAGGATCCATTTTCTTATTAATATCTCCAGGCAAGAACCCATGATTCTCGTCAACGGTTACTGCTGGACGGGTAATAATAATATGGGATGAGTCGCTGTTCTTGAGTTCTTGGATTGCTTTCAAGACTGCGAGATACGTCTTGCCAGTACCTGCTGGCCCCGTCGCAAAGACTATGCGTTGGGATTGATTATGAAGATTTGAGATATATTCTTCTTGCGCTATGTTGCGCGGGACTAGTCTTACGTGGTTCTTTCGATCTAAGTGTATCTCCTGTTTTCTTTCTTCTTGGATGTGAATAACGCGTCCGTGGTTTGATCGGCGCTTCTTATTGCTTCGTGCCATCTGTCCTCCATTAAGGGGTTGTGAGTTGCTGTGATTTGATTCAAGGTAGCTTGCATCTGCTGGAACGCAGATGAGCGTGTGTCGAATTGTATAGTGAAGTCTTTTCTCATATACACTAATATTTAGTAGACTTGGCGTTCCTAATGTCAGTGTATATAATAAAAGTCGATAAATACGTGTATGAGATTATTTGAAGTTGCTGCCCCTAAGAATAACCAAGATAGTTTGGATGCCTTTGCTAGTGCTATGAAAGAAAAACATGGCCTGAAACAGCTTTGGTTGTATGATAATGGCAATAACATGGTTGAACTTAGTGCAATCCACGTTGAGAAAGCCAACCAAAAACAGGGCGCTGGGACTGGCGCTATGACTGACTTGGCACAATATGCTGATGAACATGGATTTACTATCGTATTAACACCAGGTGTGAAAGATACAGGGCAGGGCACAACATCAAGATCGAGGCTTATTAAATTTTATAAGCGATTTGGATTTATTGAGAACAAAGGACGTAAAATGGATTTTGCAATTGGCGGTGGCAAAATGGTAAGATACCCACGATGAGATTATTTGAAGTAGTAAAAACACTTAATCCACCTAGCATAAGCGTGGGTGACGAGGTTAAGGTTGGCAAGTGGAAGAATCGTAAAGCAGAAGTTAAGGGCTTTACTAAAGACGATCACGGACAGCCAGTTCTCAAAACAACCAAGGGCGACCAAAAGCTATACAAGCCAAGGGTGTCTAAGCTAGAACCAAAAGAAGTGGATGAAGCAGCATTTAAGCGCCAACCAGTAGATCATTCGTTGCCATATGACGATCACGAAGAAGGTGCTTACAAGAATGAGCTAGATGGGCGGAATACAAAAAAAGAACTTTGGCGCGGACCACATGAAGGTCGTTATTTGCAATTATTTCTTGCAGGAAAGAAGCCAGCAATAATAATTGATGATTGGCAAATGGAACCATTTGAAAAATATGTTGAGAGTGGTGAGCTTATCAAATTCCCATTACTAGTACCAGACAGTCCTGAAATGACTTGGGAAATTTTTGTATTGACGATTCCTGGACAAGAATGGCGAGCCAAGAAAATACAAAGCCTATACGTAAACAGAGAACAATGGCCGTTTGAAAAAATGGAATTATGGCATTCTAAGCTTGGAATCTTATTAGGCTACACCAATGATGATATACGACGATTCATAAATAGTAGGTAAACGATGAGATTACATGAAATAGCAATGGTCGATGCACCACATTACAAAGGACAATCACAGAACCCTGAGATAGTTCCTGACGATGCATGGGAACTTCGAACTGAAGAACTTAAAGGACATATTGCCGCTTGGAAAAAAATGTACGACAATCTGCCAGATAAAGAAACTGCTTACGCTTATCAAACAGCATTTAGTATAGAAAATATGGAACAAGAACTAAAAGACTTTGATGAAATCGGAGAAATTCCATTTACATTTTATGCTGCGGTAAACAAAAGCGATGCGACATTTTTCTCTGACCAATTCACAGATGGTGAAGTGAGAGAAGTTAAGATTAGTGCTAAAAACGTAGCAACAGTAGATGATTTGAAAGCAGTTGGATATAAGCATAAGCAAACCGTCTCACACCTTACGCCAATGATGGTACACAAGCTTAAGGCTGCAGGATTTGATGCAGCAACGGGAATTATTGACAGACTCAATGGTGATGAAGTTGTTGTATTCTCACGGGAACAGGTAAAGATACTATGAGATTATATGAATTAAATAATTTGCAGCCATTTAAAACTGACGAATACAACACGCCGAATCAAATGGAAATTATGGCTAATCCTGATTACTGGCGTGAGAAGAAGGGTGTCGTTGGTAGTGTACAATGGATGACTCCTACTCAATATATTCAAGCATGTGAAATCGGTTTCAGGAACAATGGTTCAGAAGGATTGGTTCGTGGCGGGCGCACACCAGAGCTAATCAAAAAATACGCATTTGATATGAAGCGTGGCGACAAGTTTCCTATGCTTGAACTAGATTACAGAAATGATTACTTTGGACAAGAGGGATTGCATCGTGCAATGGCAGCAGAAGAAATTGGTGTTAAGAAACTTCCTGTGTTCATAATGAAAGATGCGCCAGTGGAAATGGAAGAAGCAGCAATAAAACTTTCATCAGCAGGCAAGAGAAATCCTGCAGTTGATGAATTTATGGAGAAGTACTTAAAAGTAACACAAGTGCATCCATTTGATTCTTCTTCGCGCATTGCATGGGATGGTAAATCAACAGTAACAATACAGCCGTTTAAAGATTACATCAACCTTTCAGCAATTCAAACACTTGCGCCTGGCGAACGATCAGGGTCTGCAAACGGCGTAGTAATGACGCTTGTAGCACTTGCTGACGAAACAGGCGTTCCATTGCGTTTATCTGCTAGTCCATTTGGAAATAGTGAAGGTAAGCTAACAAAACGTCAACTCATAGCTTGGTACAAGCGCAGGGGATTTGCTCCTGATCCATCTAGCGGCGCAGATGGTATGACTTATACGCCACAAAAAAACTTAGATGAAGAAGCACCACCAGGAATGGAAAGCTGGATTAAGAAGCGCAAGCCAGAATTTAAGAAACGTTACGGCGAAGATTGGGAATCAGTATTGTATGCTACAGCATGGAAGCAGCATAATGCGAGCTAACGAGATATTGCATGAATCTAAAAAGCTTCTATATCATGGAAGCATGGATGATTTGCCCGTGGGAACCATCTTAACTCCAGGCGAAGATGACTATGAAGAAAATTGGGGTAACAATCTATGGTTTATTGCATTAGAAAAATATAGACCAATGGAATATAGGCAGCATAGCTGGTCAGTATTTATGGTCGATAATGAAGATGATGTTGATAATGCAGGTGGCGGCACTGATTATATATTTACAGTCGAGCCTATTGGCGAAGTGGAACGACATGATATGAATTGGATGTCTGAAATTGGTGGCGTACTTGAGAATGGTGGTGATATAGAGTCAGACGAAGTAAAACAGTTAGCACTAAATTATTGGAATGGTGTTCCTCATCCCAACGAAAATGTTTGGGAATACTTAGCACCCAAAGCAAGAATAGTAGCATCGGAGCCATTCTAGTGAGAGCTAACGAGATATTAAACGAGGAAGAAACAGTACAGATGAGCAAGTACTACGAAGCTCCGCGATACTGGTATCATAGCTTGCGTAGCAGAGAGTTAAATGCTGAAGGGGGCATTGATAGTTACCCATTCCCACCACATGAAACAGTACTTGCTCACGAATTTCGTGATTGGGAAGAAGGAGATATGGTAGTATATCTTTCACAGACACCATTATCTGATGATGCACTAAAAATTGACATTACCAAACTAGATACTGAGCGTAATATGCGATACACCTGGCAAGCTGAAGGATATGCTATTCATCGCGGAACGATTCCGAGCGAGGCTATTGTATGAGGGCGCATGAGCTACTAAACGAAACATCGAAGAATGAGCTTTATCACGTAACTCATACTAAACACGTTCCGAGCATTCAAAAGAATGGGCTGCACCAAATGGGTGCGGACTCCAACTGGGTGCAGCAGGGTAGCGGTGAGCGTTATGGGGCAGGCGAAATCTATATGTTCACTAACAAAGAAGATGCGAATAGATGGGCTGGGCGCATGGATTGGGACTTTAACCAAACACTTGGGTCTGGTGAGATTTCAATTATTACATTCGGTGGCCTAGCAGATCACAAATTTGAGAAAGACGAAGGCGATCCAATGAGCCAAGCAGGACAGCAAGGCGATTGGCTTAAAACATATGAGCCAGTTCCGCCACAGAATATTGTCAAGGTCGAAACTTATAACCCAAAGAAATTAAACGAAAAAGCATCTCGCGGCAGACCAATCGTTTGCGTCGATATACAGCCTGAATACTCTGGTATGAATGACGGCGATGAAGATGGAACATTTGAAAACGCAATACGATTTGTAAATGACTCTCGCGCACCGTGTCTCATGTTTGTAAACGCTGAACAAGAAGGGCTAACATCTGATACTATAGCTGATGTACAGATGTATTGGGAAGACAGCGGATTTGAATCTAAAAACTGGAACAGAGTTGAAATATTCGACAAGGGATATGGTTATCTACGCGCATGGATGGATATTGGTATCAAGGAAGGGCACATTATCAGCATTATACGTGAGATGTACAAGCAAAAGATAAACGATTCCCGCGAACTATTTGGTGGTGATGAGGATAAAATAGAAAAATTCTTGACGCCTGTTGCGCAGTCAATCAATACTGAGCCACAATATCTAGTAGACGATCCATTAATTGTTGGTTGGGCTGCGATAGATCAGCTAAAACGCTATAATAACTGCTATTTGATCGGTGGTGGTCGCAACGAATGTCTCAAGGAAGTAGCATTATTGATGAATGCTTTCAATATTAAGTACAAAATGATAAACGAATTGATCTACGGTTAATAGAGAAACCTGATAAATACATACACTATGCCAAAGAAAGTAAATGAAATAATGTCGCTCTTGAAGCGAGTCAGTGGACAAGAAACGTCACTTCAATTGTTAATGGAGTTTGAAAAGACCCTTGACAATTCTAACCTGTATGCGTATAAGAATTGGATGGATGGTGAGCTAGTAGAAGGGCCAGTCATTGATCGCTATTGGTTCACGACTACATGGATGTATCCACAGACATTGATGCCTAATCCAGATGGTAGCCTGCGCTTAATAAAATATGGTTGCAAAGTCTATTACAGAAAAGATACATTCTTAGAACCAGCAAGGGTTCTGGGTGGTGAGGATCTTAAGGGTGGATTGAGTAACGAGCGCAAACAAGCTAAGATTCTTGAGCATCCAGTTTGGCTAGTAACAATCGAAATGCCACGCAAGTTTGTAGATGAAGCACAAGAAGCTATGCTACAGCTTGAAGATGATGAGATTAATGTTGATGACATTAATGCAGCATGGGACGATAATCTTGATAGTGAAGATGCAAACAAAGAAGCTGAAGTAAGCGCAGAAGAAGATGCGCGTGAAGAAGGCTTTGATGAATTCGAACAACCAACGGAAGAAGTATAATGAACGAGATGCGTAAACTAATGGAAGCAGTACAAGTAGTTAATGAAAACGACTTGTATAACTTTGATAAAAAAGACTACATCGAAGCATTGGGGTTTGCTTATGCTGATGAGATTATTGCAGAGTATGGTGATGCAATCAATACTGATGATCTTGACGATCTTTCAGCGATCACTGACGCTTATCTTAGAGATGAACTGGATGATGTAAGATTCGCTGTGGACAATGCAATACAGACAAGACTGAATGCTGGTCTTGGTGAAGCTATTGAGCAAATCAACGAAGTCAGTGACTTCGATGGTGATGCGCTTGATGATTTGATTGACCAGTTTGCGCTAACATGCGAGCAATTGGGGATCAGTAATAATCCAGTTAAAAAGAAAGAACTAACACAAGTTGTTCTTGCCCGCGCAAAGCCACTAGTCACAGACATTAAAGACGGCCCAGGCGGACTTGGACATGAGAATGTGCTTGGTAACGACCACAAACCATCTTACCAGAACTTTCCAGGATAAAATAATGGGACTAAGACATCTAGAACTAAAAGATATGGTTTTGCCACTTATCAGTATTGATGAGTTCGAACCAAAATCTGGCACAAATGAAGAAGTTATTGTAGTTACGTTTTTCTGCAAGGACGAGTTGCCTGCGATTGATCTTGACGAATTCATTGACAAGAGTGTAATCGAATTTCTTGATAGTGAAGTTAGTCCAAACCCGAATGAAGATAGTTACTATCTTGTATTTGTAGAATTTAAACGCCAACCAAATTTCTGGATAAAGCTTTATGATCTTGTAAAAGATATTGAAAACGTTGCTGGCAAAGCGAAGTGGCGCGTACAGCCATACCTAGTTGACCAGCTATACAAGTTGACTGATACTGAGCTACACGACGTTGTAATTACAGACAAGGACAAATATGTTCCTCGTCAAGAATTTGACCAAACAGTAGAAGGCTACTTTCAAGACAGTGATCTACTACTATTTGACCAAGATGAAACACATATCAAAATGGGCGGTTCAGGCGGACAATCTATATTTGAATTTATTGGTTTTGGTACAACAGACAGACTAATTAAACGTCTGCGATTAGATGAACAACACATTGACTTAATGCACACATCAATGCCACTTGGTTCCTTACGTGGAATGCTTGGCGGCAACTGGGAGATTCAAACAATCTCAGATTATTATTTCATTAATAAGATTGGTAGCGATAGGTCGGTTGTTGTAAAGGCGACATAATGCTTAACAAATACCAACGCGGCTTTGGTGGCATAACAATGTACATGGTAATTGCTATGGTTGTAATGGCGGGACTATTCGGTCTATATTTCAAATATTCCCAGAACCAACTTATGGAAGCAAACCAAAAAGTTGCTGCACAAACTGCTCGCGCAGAATCAGCAGAAGCAAATTTAGAATTCATGCAACAGAGTCTAGCTCGACAACAGCGTAATTTGGGTAAGCTGGCTGATGAATCTGTACTGATTCGCAAAGAACAACAAGAAACCATCAATATTTTCTCTGAACATGATATTCAAAAACTAGCTGAAGCACGACCAGGAATGATCGAACTCCGCGTTAATCGTGGCACACAGCGAGTGTTTGATGAACTAGAAGAAATCACTGATCCCACTACATATCACAGCAAAGAGAGTGAAGACTTTCTCAAAGGGCCACCAATCAAATGAAATATTTTCTAGTAATATTAACAATGCTATTCATTGCGGGCTGTGGTGGCGTAAAAGATGTGAATATCAAAGCTACACCAGTTCAACCAGTGGTTATTCACCCACCTATTCCAGATCAACTACAAATGCGTAACGTTGAGTGGACAGTTTTCAATCGTGAAAAGATTGAGAAACTGCTCGCTGATTATCCCGATCAAGAAATCGTTTTATTCGCATTGTCTGCTAAGGGTTACGAAAATTTGTCATTGAACATGGCAGAAGTAATTCGCTACGTGAAAGAGCAGAAAGGTGTAATTATCTATTACCGCGAAGAATTCCCTAGTCCTGATGCAACTGGCGCAGAAATAGAGGAATAATTTCCTGTTTTTCTACAAAGTGCTTGACATTCAGCTCCAAGCATAGTATAATTCATTTGAGGGATTAATAAAGTTGGATCAAATGAGTAACTTATATAAAGTGCTTGGTGTTGCGAAAAACGCAGACCCTGCCGCTATCAAAACGGCATACAAAAAGCTTGCCCAAAAGTATCACCCTGATCGCTATGAGGGTACTGATGCTACAACTAAATTTCAAGAAATTAATGCTGCATATCAAACGTTAAGTGATCCAGATAAGCGCGCAGAGTATGACAATCCAGCACCAGAGGGATATACATTTCAAACTGGCAAAGGCGGCAGTAACGCACAGATGGAAGATGCGCTACGACGAATGGCAGAAGAAATGCTGAACCGCAATAGTGGTGGGGGTTTCAACCGTGGTCGCCAATATCCAATGGCAAATGTTTCTATCACACTAGAAGAAGCATTTACAGGAACTACTCGTATACTCACAAGCAATGGTAAATCACATACAATCGACATTCCAGCAGGTGTTAGAAGCGGAAATCAATTATTTGTAGATGGTATTATCATTATTATAAATGTTGCGAGACACCGTAAATTCCAAAGATCGCACGATGATATAGCAACGGCTGTACAAATTAACGCAATTGAAGCTATGGTTGGTATAGAGTGTTGTTTAACAAATATTGATGGAAAAACGATTAAAGTTAAGATTCCTGCTGGCATACAGCACGGAAAGCTTGTTCGCGCAGAAGGCATGGGTATGCCAAATCCTGAAATTAACATGCGCGGCGATTTACTAGTGCAAGTCTCAATCACCACACCAAGCGACTTGACAGATGATGAAAAAGCTAGTATAATGAATATTCAACACCGTAAAAGTTTTGATGCATAAATATATTAAAGGGAGACACAATGAGTGATTTAACAGGCGGACGTTCGCCAGGTGATAATAACGCAATAAATCAAGTCATGGAGCGCGCAACAATATTTGCCGCTGAAAACAGGCACGAATATATAACAGTAGAACACTTGCTATGGTCTTTGTTACATGACAAAAACCTGTCAACTATCTTGACTGAAGTTGGCGGGCGACCAAATATCATCCGCAATGAAGTCGAGAACTACCTAAGCAACTCACAACTTTCTGTTCCCGACGATGAGGACTATGATTATCAAGGGCCAAGTCACACGACAGCATTGCAGCGCGTATTCCAGCGCGCACTGAGCAATTACATTTTCGCTGGTCGCCCAGACATCACGACACATGGGTTGCTACTCAGCATTATGAATGAAGAACACAGTTATGCATATTACTTTATTCAAAAGGGTGGAGTTCAGCGTACCAAACTCATTGAATATCTTAAACAACATGACGCACAAGAAAGCCAACAAGAACTTGACGATGTCCTCGAAGAATATTGCCGCAATCTTAATGAAGATTCGAAGGGTGGGATCATTGATCCCGTCATTGGGCGTGAAGACGAAATCGAAGACACAATCGAAGTTCTTGCACGTAAGAAAAAGAATAACATCATTTACGTTGGACATCCTGGCGTTGGTAAGACAGCACTTGCAGAAGGTCTTGCTAAAAAGATCGTAGACAAAGAAGTTCCAGAGGCGCTGCAAGCTAAAGAAGTGTACAGCTTAGACATTAGCGCACTTATCGCTGGCACAAAGTATCGTGGAGAATTTGAAGACCGACTCAAGAAAGTACTCAAGAGCATCGAGCGAAAGGGCAACGTGATTCTGTTTATTGATGAAATTCACATGATTATGGGTGCTGGTTCAGCTTCGCAAGGCGCGATGGATGCCGCAAACATTCTCAAGCCAATGCTTGCTAAGGGAACGCTACGTTGTATTGGTGCTACCACATTTGATGAATATGAAACACATTTTGAGAAAGACAAGGCACTCAAGCGTCGTTTCTATAAGTACGAAGTTACTGAGCCTAGCGTCAATGATACGCGACGTATTCTCAAAGGACTTGCTAAGTATTACGAAGCATTCCACAAAGTCAAGTATGACAAAGGCGTAATTGACCAAGCTGTTGATTTGTCTGAGCGTTATATGAAGAATAAATATCGTCCAGATAAAGCAATCGACGTAATGGACTTGTCTGGTGCGAAAGCAAAACTCGCAAAAGAAAAGAACGTCACGTTGGATATGACCCTTAAGACAGTATCTAAACTTGCTAAGATTCCAGTTGAAATGATTGACGTTAAAGAAAACGATGCGATCAAAACGCTTGAGTCAAAGATTAAGAATGTTGTCTATGGTCAAGATCAAGCAATTACAGAAATAACAAACGCAATCGAGATTTCGAAAAGCGGAATGCGCGAACCAGAAAAGCCAATTGGTTCATATTTATTGCCTGGGCCGACTGGCGTTGGTAAGACATACTTCGCAAAACAGCTTTCTATTGCACTTGGAGTTGAACTTGTACGATTTGATATGTCAGAATATCAAGAGAAACACACAGTTGCACGTTTGATTGGTGCGCCACCTGGCTATGTTGGTCATGGTGAGGGCGAAGCTGGCAGCGGCCAGTTAATCTCTAAAGTAGAGAACAATCCAAACTGTGTGTTGCTGCTTGATGAGATTGAAAAGGCCGCGCCAGAAGTTGTGACTGTACTGTTGCAAGTTATGGACGATGGACGTTTGACTTCTGCAACTGGCAAAACCATTGATTTCAGCAACGTTATCATATTGATGACTTCTAATCTTGGTGCTGCTGATTCAGAGAAGAGGAACATTGGGTTTGGCGATCCTGAGCGTACTGGCGACACTGATGCTGCAATCAAATCATTCTTCTTGCCTGAATTCCGTAACAGACTTGATGGAATTATCAAATTCAACAAGCTTGGAATGGAAGAAATGAAGCTTATCGTTAGTCGCCAAATTGACGAACTCAACGAACAGCTTGCAGATAAGAAGATTACAGTTACGTGTCTCGCAAAAGCGCGTGAATGGTTGGCTAGAGAAGGGTATGATCCAAAGATGGGTGCGCGACCACTAGCAAGATTGATTGCTGAAAAAGTTAAGAAACCACTTGCGAAAGAAATTTTGCATGGTGACTTGAGAGACGGTGGCCGAGTTAAGATTACTGCACTTAACGGACAGCTTAGTATCACAATCACACCTGCAAAGATAGCAACGCCTACGCCAACAATTGGTGAAGTGCTGGATGAAAAATCCGTAGAGTAATTCCTCCCTTGATCCATTCTACGGTAGCGGCCTTTCGGGGCCGCTTTTTTTGTGCCTTTCTGATAAATACATAGAAATATATTGGAGTTCTATATAATGTCAGTAACACCAGCACGTAAAAGTACCGTAATGATGACCAACACTGGTAATAATCATAATCTAACAGGCGACGCAAAGCGCGCAGATGGATATTATGGTCATACAGATGGCATTCATACTGTACAAGTTACAGTTAATAACTTCACTGGAAGCTTTGGAATCCAAGGCACACTAGCAACAGAACCAACAGAAGATGATTGGTTCGACATCAACTTGAATGCAAACCAAAACGTAAGTAGCGCGAGTCCATATATTACTTTTCCTGTTAACCCGCTAGCACCAACCAATGTTAGCGGTACTGGTGATGACGCTACGCAAGCATTCACATTCGTTGGAAACTTTGTTTGGTTACGAGCAATCTTAGATCGCAGCACCATTGTAGAGCCAAGCAATTTTAATGTGTATCCACATGGCGCAATTAACAGAGTGCTATTAAGCATATAAACGAGAAGAATACAATGATAGATATTAATGCAAAAGACAGGGGACGCGCAACGTTCTTCCGTGACAAGCCTAAGCAACCTATGAATGATTCTAGATTTGTAGAGCTAATGTATATTGCAATTGAAGATATAGAAGAAACCCCTCGTGCAGCAAAAGCAGCATATATTTCTGAATGGAAAAGTGGATGGGATGAAGCTAAAACTGAGACAGAGGCTCCAGCAAAGCCTGCTAAAAAGAAAGTTGATGGTAAAAAAACTAAAAAGAAAATCATCAGAAAAAGGGCTAAGAAATAATGACTGAGGCATACGAACTAGGCAGACAAGCATTTTTGGCTGGTAGAGAGCGCAAACCTATGGGCGACCATGCACTGAAAGAACTATTGCAGAGCAAGCATTCAGCAGATCATCACCCAAGTTCGCCTGGTGCAGAACTAACCGAAACACAACGCCGCGCTATGGAAAAGAAGATCAATGATTGGAAACGTGGATGGGATATATGTCGTGGGTGTGAGGACGAAACTTGCATTAGCAATGGTAAGCCAGGTGACAACTGCCCGAAAGAGTAAATAAAATGACAATGAATAACATTAACGCAAATGAAGGGCTAAACAATGGCACGAATTAACGCAGGATCGACATTAGCAAATCAATATGCTCCGCCATTTGTTGTAGCGGATAACGTTGCAACGGGCTGGGAACTACAGTGGAACGCTAGTATACTAGCGTTTGAAGCATACGACCCTGACGCAAATCTTATTGAAGCGGGCTTCGATGAGATTAACGCAGTATTGTTTCAGAACGTAACACAGCAAGTGTTCGTTGCGCCGTGGGCAGCGGATAGCCAAGAATCACTTATTATCACCATTGATGGTGTCAAGCAACACCAAACTGCTTATGGTATTGATGCTGATACAGAAAGCAACACAACAATTGTAACACTAGCAGATACAGTATCCAATGAGACAGTAGAAATTCTAGGATTGCAGACCACGGGTGGTGCAACCATAGGACTGTTCGGCCCACAAAATATTGATAGCAACATTCCAGGAACAGTTGATGCGAACTACACGATCAATTGGTTCGCTCCTTCCGCAGAATCGCTGATTGTTACTATCGACGGATTGAAGCAAGCCACAAACAATTACTCCATCGCACCAGCAGCAGGCAGCAGTTATACGAACACAACACTGACATTCCCAGACAGAACTATTACGTTCCTCACTGATGCATCTGGCATTAATGCAGGCAATGATCGAATCACAACTGATACTGCACATGGCTTTGTACCAGGTGATGGCGTATATTACAGTGCAGATGGTGGTGTTGCTAGTTTCGGCTTAACTGACGGCGATCTCTACTACGTCCATGAAGTATCTGCGTTTGTACTGTCGTTGCATGTACTAAGGTCTGACTCGCTAACTGGCGCAACCCCAGTAACACTAACTGTTCCAGTAGAAAACGAAACACATGCGATGACACTTATTTCTGATCCATACTTATATGTTAACGATCAGACAATGACTATCAATGCTGGTGGCACAGGCTATGTTGCTGGTGAAGTAATAACGTTTGATACAGGAACGCCAGTTGTACAAGCGCAGATTACTGTTGTCGAAACAGATGTAGATGCACAGATACAGTTTTCCACAGATGGATCAGGCAACATTGCAGTAGACAGTGTTGCAGCAGTTAGTGGTGGTAGTGGTTATCCTGCGAACTTGACAGGAGCCAACTTCAGCATTACTGCAAACTCTGACACAGGCTTTACGCCAGGCACAGCAGCAGTTGTAACATACAACACTGATGCAAATGGTGTGATAACTGTTGTAAGCAATACAGCAGGCGACGGCTATACGATAAATCTTACTAACGTTGACGTTGACGTTGACGATCTGCCAGCACAGACGCTAGGTGCCATTACGCAATTTACGCTAACGCATGTGGGCGAATATATTGTGTTCCCAACAGCAAATACAACAGAATATATTGATGTCCCACCAGGAAGTGGCGCAGCAGCGACGTTTAACATTACGCGAGTTTCTCCACAGCTTGAAGTAGTTGGCATCACAACATCAGGTGAAACGCCTGCTAGTCCTGTTGACGCAACAAACCTCGTTGAGCCTGATTCAGTTACTACATTTGGATTGTATGATAGCAAGACAGTCACGGGCGATACGCAAATACTTGGTTTCAAGTCTATCTCAGCGGGAACTAATGTTACGCTGACTGATGCTACTACATCTATAACAATTGATGCAGACAATCCAGCATTTGCGGAGACAACATCAGGTGGTGGTACTTCTCTGTTTGATACAGGAACCATCGACCAAGATGCACCAACATTCCGCAAGCTGTTCGCTGGTGACAATATTGCACTATCTGTTGCTGGCGCAGACAACCCAATCGTAATTGCGCAAAACTTCAACTACTTGTCTAGCGCAGATGCAACCATTACGCTCACAACAGAGCGACTTGTTAATGTTTTGGCAGCGGGCGCAACGACAGTAAACTTACCAGCAGCATCAACTGTTACAGCAGGCGACAGTATTACTATCAAAGATGCAAACGGGTCAGCAGCAGCAAACAACATCGCAGTTACACCAGATGGTACAGATGATATTGATGGTGTAAATGCTGCGGTAACACTTATCACGAACAGAGCATATATTACATTATACAGCGACAACTCTGATTGGCATATAATCGGGCAGGGGTAACCAATGGCCCTAACTAGGATCAAAACACAGAGCATCCTGGATAGAGAAGTTCGCGAGCAGGACTTAGCTGACAGCGCAATCACGTTTGAAAAGTTTCGATTAGTTGATAGTGGTAACGCAGGTGATGTACTTACTGTGGATTCCTTTGGCAATCTGCTCTTTACCCCCGCAGATGGTACACCTAGAACACTCAATCAGTTAGACGATGTTAACGTGGGTGGCGCACTCCCCAACCAAGTATTGCAATACAACGCAACTGGAACAGCATGGGAACCAATTACTATCCCAGGGCTTTCTGCTAGTAGTAATACATATATTGCAGTAAACATCGCAGGCCGTGATGCGCTGGTTGTTAACGAAGCTGACAGTTGTTTTGTGCGCTCAGGCATCAGTGGCGAGTGGGAAATGTACTTCTATGATAGTGGCTTTCCTGGTGGTCCGTGGATTCTTACTGCTACAGCAGACAGCGCACGTACAGATGCGAACACAATTGAAACACTTGTTGACTGGAATGATAGCACACCACAGCTATTGGGCAACGTCAGTAATGGATCACGCATCACAACTATCAGTCTAGAAATTATTACGATTTTTGATGGCACAGATCCTGCTCCAAAATTATCTATAGGTGATGATGGTGATAACGGACGAATAATTGGTACTGATCCATTACTAGATTACTTGCTAGAGCCTGACTTTGATCTTAAGGTTGCTGGAACGTATACACTCAATGTGGATTACGTATATGATGGTACAGAAACAGCAGGCACGACTGATACAGATATTAATGCATATTTTGATTTTACAGGATCAACACAAGGACAAGTGCGTGTAGTTGTAACACACGTATAATTTCCGCTTTTTATGATAAATACAATTATATAATTAGAGGACCCACTAGATGGCTGATACAAAAAATTATGGACTGAAAGGCGTCGGCGATGACGTTCAATTTGGTAAAGCAGGCGGACGCTTCGTATTCAATACAGGCGCGGCAGATTTCCGAGCTACTACTGACGGCTCAACGCTCTCCCACTTACAAGTTTTAACTCCTGTTGGTGATACAGACGCAGCTACAAAGCTATACGTAGACAGTACAGCAGCAGGACTTGACTTCAAAGAATCATGTCGTTGCGCAACTACAGTCACTACAGGCTCATATAGCGCAACTGGTGGTGCAGCAGGCGAAGGCCAAACACTTGATCGTGCTACAGATTCCGATAGTGATGCAGAAGTTTCAGCAGGTAACTTTACGTTTATTGAAGAAGGCGCTGTCAACGCTGACGCAGGCTTTGTACTACAAGGCCCTGATCCACTAACAACTGGTAGTGGTGGTACTGATATGAACTGGGTGCTATTCAGTACTTCAAGCGATATTATTGCTGGCACAGGTTTACTCAAAACAGGTAATGTAATTGATTTAGACTTTTCTCAACTAACATCAGCTTCAGTTATTGCGGTGGCAGACGAACTTATTTTCCAAGATGCAGGCGTTGAGTCTCGCATTACGGTTACAAACTTCCTAGCTGACAGAGACATTGTTACAGCTACAGCGAACGGCATGCTTGCACGTACAGCGAACGATACATATGCTTCACGTACATTAACAGCATCAGCAGTAGCAGGCGATGAAGGTATTAGCATTGTTAACGGTAACGGTGTATCAGGCAACCCAACTATTGGCCTTGATATTCTTGGGCAAACAAATCTAGTAACTGACTCCGTTGATGATGCTGATGAACTGATACTTTATCACTCAATAGCTGGCGGCTCAGAAGGTCTTGGTAACTATGCTGTTACAGCATCCAAGCTAAAGACGTACATGAATGCTGGCACATCAGCTACTAGTATTTCAGAGCTTGACTCAATATTAGCAGTTAGTGACTCTGGCACAGATGGTACGTTAACATGGACGGCTGATAACGTAATTCAATTTACAGTTGACGATACAACGTTTGCAATAGTAGACGGCCTAGATATTACAATGGCAACAGGCAGCACGATTACAGTAGCAGACTTAACAAACAACGATGTAATGATCGTTGGCACGGCTGGTCTTATCGAAGACAGTGGTGGCAACTTAACATTTAGTGGTTCAGAACTTGCTGTTACAGGCTCGCTTAAATCATCTCTGCTAACAGACAATGATGTACTTATTGCTGGTGCATCTGGTATAGTTGAAGACAGTGGTGGCAATCTAACGTTTAACGGCACAACATTTGCTGTTACTGGTGCTGCTACAGTTTCTACTGACCTTACTGTTGGCGAATCTGTTTACGTAACACAGCAAGCAGCGGCAGGTGGTGACACAGCACAAGATGGTCAGATTTGGGTACGCGATGATGCTCCTAATACGCTTATGTTCACGGACGATGTTGGTAACGACTTTACTGCAAATAACGTTCTTGAAATAGAATATGAGTATAGTAGTGCAACAACAACAACCGATCCAGGCCCAGGTATACTTAACTTCAACAGTATTACGATTGGCTCAATCACGACACTATATATTGATGACACAGATAATACTGGTAGAATTAACGATTTCTTGTTTGATGCCCTATCCGTTGGTGATGTACTAACATTCCGTAGTGCAAGCGACGATACAGATTATATCCTAGCAAGTGTATCTTCGGTAACTGATAGCACAGGTTGGTGGACAATTGGATTAACACTAATCAACACAGGACTAATATTTACTAACGGTGATCCAATACGTATTGGTGTTGAATGGCAGTCACAAGGAGTTTCAGCAGTACCAACATTAATTACTGTTGCAGATTCATCAAATGCAACAGCATCTATAGCTTTCTTTGAGAGTCCAACTGGTGACTTAGGTCCTAAGACTGACTCACAACTTACATATAATGCAACAACAGGCGTAGTAACTGCAAACGTCTTTAGTGGTGACTTGACAATAGATGGTTCAGCTTTCGTTACTGTTGACACGGCTGGGCAATTTACAGACGATGATGTAACATTAATGACAGCAGCAGCAGTTAATGATCGAATCGAAAGTTTCGGTTACTCAACAACAGTTGGTACAATAACAGGCACGGTAGCTGACAATCAAGTTGCTATTGGTACTGGTGCAAGTTCACTTGATAGTAGTGCAAACTTAACGTTTAACGGCACGACACTTACTGTTGCTGGCGTTCTAATCATTGACGAAATTACTATTGATGGCGACACGATCAGTAACAATACTACTGACCAACCATTGATCTTGAATCCAAATGGCACTGGCTCAATCATCTTTAATGATGGCGGCGGTGATCCAATACTAGAATTAAATAACACTGTTTCAGCAGTTAACGGTCTTGCTATTTCAGCAGGCGCAACTGGCAACCCTGCGCAGATTACAACTGGCACTGGTTCAGAAGCTAATATCGACATTGGTTTCTTGACTAATGGCACTGGCGCAGTTAGTGTTGTTGCTGGCTCAGGTAACTATGAAGACAATGTTACAGCAGACGATGACATTCCTAACAAGAAATATGTTGACGATGCGATTGCTCTAACAGGCGGATCTGGTACACTAGATAGTGTTACAGGCACAGTTGATCTAACATCTGCTACAGCACAAAACATTGGTGCAGCAACAGGCATTCCTATTGCAGAACATCTGCTACAGCACAAAACATTGGTGCAGCAACAGGCATTCCTATTGCAGCAACGATTCTAAGTGTAACGCTAGATGTTACAACCCTATCACCTTCAGCAACAACAGTCACGGTCGGTGACGCAACAAATGGCGCAGCAAGCTACATGGCAGCAACAGAGAATGATCCAGAAGTAGCAGATATTTATATTGCAGATGGCCGTCTACTTAACGGCGGCACTGCTCGTCAAGCACAAGCAACAGTCGCAACACCAGGAGCATCTGATCATCACATTCAGACACGCATAATAATTAACTATTAATTGGAGAAGAAAATGAGCGAAGCAATGGCAGCGAACGTACTAAGTGGTCTAATATTTTTTGGATTTGTTTACTACGTAGCATATATCCCTTACCGCGATAAGAAGGCAGGAATCGAACAACCACACTTGTTCGCACGTATCAAACGTGACATACTAAACCTATTCAAGCGATAAAATACCTTGGGACTGCTTACGGGCAGGCTCACAAAAGCCCCGCTCGTCGGGGCTTTTGTTTGCGCGTTATATACGTATCTATGATAAATACATATGAGAAGAATTTAAGGAGGCCCACGATGGCAGAAGGCACAGGCGATGGACGTTGCCCTGAGAAGCAACTAGAACATGGATTCAAGAAATTTTGGCGGCCGCTTGCAGCATATGTTTATCTAACGATTTGCATATTTGATTTCATGGGCGCGCCTATTTGGCTTGAACATGCAAATCAAACTGTAAACGTAGCAGCATTTGAACAGATTGCAAAGTTTGAAGACAAAGAAGTACAGATGAAACTGATTGAAAACATGGAACTGGGCAACAGAAGTTGGGAACCGCTAACACTAATGGGCGGCGCGTTTTTTCATCTAGCGTTTGGTGGCATACTTGGTGTTGCAGCATTCACACGCGGTAAAGAGAAAGTTGCAGCGATTAACACAGTAGGATAAATTATGAACGAAATGCGAAAATTAATGGAAGCTGTAGAACAGCTTGACGAAACATCTTCTGAACAGTATGAAGTTATGCTTGATCTCGCTGGAGAACTTGGCGACATGATCGCTGCTGATAATATACTAGACGATCACACTAACGCATGGAGTCAAGGACTAGATCGTTTAAGTCCTGAAGAAATCACAATTAATGTGGACAAACATATCGCTGTTGCATCGAAACGTATGGCTGATAAGGCACACACATATATCGAGAGACGATTTAGAAAATAAATAATGAGACTATTTGAACTAGCACAGCCGCTCACTGAAAACAAAGCGAATACAGTAGTGTTCACATTTGGTAGATTTAATCCACCAACTGTTGGGCATGAAAAGCTTGTGCGTAGAGTTCAAGAAGTCGCACGTAACGCAGACGCAGAGCATGTAGTCTTTCTATCTCAAACGCAAAAGAAAGGAAAAGATCCGCTTTCGTGGAAAGATAAAATTTCACTATTCCAAAAGATGTTTCCCGATGCAACCGTAAGCACAGACCCTAGTGCGAAAACACCCTTCATGGCCTTAGAAGCCTTGGGTAAGAAGTATGACAACGTAATCATGGTTGTTGGCTCAGATCGTGTAGAGCAATTCAAAGGCGATATGAGCAAATACACCAGTGAGTATGGCATTGATAATTTCGATGTTGTGAGTGCTGGTCAACGTGATCCAGACGCAGAAGGCGTCGAGGGAATGAGCGCATCAAAGGCTCGTCAGCTAGCGGCAGAGAACAACTTCGATTTGTTCGCCCAAGCACTTCCTAATTCTATAAATAAATCCACCAAAAAAGTAGTGTTCAATAAAATAAGACAGAATATGTAATACCGCTTGACAAATCCTTGTAAATATAGTACAATGTGTACACAACAAGGAGAACTCCAAAATGAGCTATCAAGCAAAACATTATTCGTCAGACGATGTCCGTCGTCTGCAAGAACTAGTAAAAGAAGGCGTCATCGTAAAACAGGAAGTCAAAACACTTAGCGATGGTCTTAATGAAACAGTAAAAGCAATCGCAGATGAGATGGAAATTCCTGCTTCACAATTAAAGAAAGTAATCACAGTTGCATTTAAGAACAGTCGTGATGATGAGACTGAAAAGTTTGCAGAACTAGAAGACCTTCTCGACTCTATCGGCATTAAGTAATCTATGTATGTAGATGCAACATTTGATCCCAAAGATTCCACGGTAAAGGTAATTGAACGCGATAACGGAAAGCGCGTGTTCAAAACCTACCCTGGAATTTTTGAGTTCTATCTAAAAGATCAGAAAGGCCAGCACAAAAGCATTCATGGCGATACAGTTTCTAAAGTAGAGTGCGGATCTATTGGCGAATTTAAGAAAATGAAAGGCATTCATTCTCATAAACAGAAATATGAGTCTGACATTAAGCCAGTAAATAAGATCATCGAGCAATTCTACAAGCATCAGAATCCCGCTGATCTTCATATTGCATTTTTTGATATTGAGACAGACTTCGATAAAGAATTTGGATACAGCCAACCAGAGGAAGCTGCCAATAGGATCTTATCTATTGCTGTGCATCTGCAATGGCTGAATCAAACCGTTTGTCTTGCACTACCGCCGCGTCACATGGATATGGAAGATGCAACAGAAATCGCTGATGAAGTGGGTAACACAATTCTTTATCACGAAGAAAGCGATCTACTAGATGCGTTCTTAACGTTAATCGAAGATGCTGATGTTCTTAGTGGTTGGTTCAGTGAGGGATACGATATTCCATACACTGTCAATCGTATTACAAAAGTACTTGGCAGACACGAAACAAAACGTATGTGTCTCTGGAATAAATTTCCAAGACCACGTACTTTCTTGCGTGGTGGTCGTGAAGCGCAGACATATGAATTAAGTGGTCGTATTCATTTCGATTATCTAGCACTGTATAAGAAATTTACATATGAAGAACGACATAGCTATTCACTAGATGCAATTGGCGAAGCGGAACTTGGCGAACGCAAAGTTGCATATGATGGTACGCTAGACGAATTATACAATAACGACTTCAAGACATTTCTTGAATATAACATACAAGACACAGAACTACTCGACAAATTAGACAAGAAGCTTCAATTTATATCGTTGGCGAGCAGCATTGCTCACGGCAACTGCGTCCTGATGCCAGCAGCATTGGGTGCAGTTGCCGTTACTGAGCAAGCTATCATCGTTGAAGCGCATGAGCGTGGCATGGTTGTTCCAGACAAAGAGTTTACGAGTCACCATGACTTGCCAGCAGCGGGTGGTTGGGTACAACAACCAAAGAAAGGCTTGCACAGATGGATTGGCAGTAGTGACTTGAATTCACTATACCCCTCTGTTATTCGCTGTCTCAATATGAGTCCAGAAACCATTGTTGGTCAATTGCGCACAGACGAAACAGACTATGAGATTAATGCACACATTGCCAAGGGCGGCACAAGCCCGTTCGCAGAATGGTGGAATGATAGATTCAACACATTAGAAATGCAAAATTTCTTAGATTGTGATAACGTAATTAAACGTTCATTAGATTTTGAAGATGGTAGCACCATAGAAGTCACTGGCGCAGAACTACGTGAACTTATATTCAGCAATGATCGTGATTGGTCTATCTCAGCGAATGGAACAATCTTTCGTAATGACATGGAAGGTATTATTCCAGGACTTCTACGTAGATGGTACAGTGAACGAAAAGTGTTACAAGCATTCAAGCGCAACTATGACTCGTTGACAGAGGGTGTGTATCTTGACGTTCGTAAAGATGTTGCAGAAGAAATCAACATACGTCTAGAACGCAAGCGAGACACCAAAGACTACAGCACTGTTAATCCATACGATGCTGACTTGGCACTCAGTCTTACTGCGTTAAGAAAGAAAGCAGCAACAAAGAATCCAGAAGACTTGTACAGCTACATGCTTTCGCATGACTTGTGCTTCACTGATGGCGACCTAATGGTCAAACACATCAACCAAACGATGCTAAAAAAGATCGTTGGCTTTTGGGATAAGCGTCAACTAGTAAAGAAAATTAACTTGAACTCTTTGTATGGTGGATTGCTTAACATACATTGTCGTTTTTACGATCTTCGACTTGGACAATCCACGACGTTGACTGGACGTTCAATCGCACGACACATGGCTGCAAAGACCAACGAATACTTAGATAACTCATATGACTATCAAGGTCGCTCTATCATCTATGGTGACACCGACTCTGTATACTTTAGTGCATACCCAATACTCAGTGATGAAATCGAGAGTGGCGAAGTTGAGTGGACAAAAGATAGTGTTACTGGATTATATGATGTGATTGCAGACCAAGTGAGTGATACTTTTCCGCAATTTATGAATGACACATTCAATACACCAGTTGATCGTAGTGCGGTTATTAAGGCTGGACGAGAAATTGTTGGTGAAACAGGATTATTCAGTAAAAAGAAACGCTATGCAATTCTTGTATATGATGATGAAGGTCAGCGTCGTGACATTGATGGCAAACCAGGAAAACTAAAAGCCCTGGGACTTGATCTACGTCGCTCAGATACACCAAAAACAATGCAGGAATTCTTGACAAAGATTCTCATGCAGACACTACAGCTTGAGGGAGAAGAGGCAGTCATTCAAGCGATTCGCACATTCAAGAAAGTTTTTATTGCAATGCGACCGTGGGAAAAAGGAACTCCAAAAGCAGTAAACAATCTCACAGCATATACTGAAAAACTTGAAAACAGGTTGGGGAAAGCGGGAACAGGCGGAAAACTGCCAAGTCTTACAGTCCCAGGTCACGTTATGGCGAGCATCAATTGGAATAAATTGAGAGAACGGTACAATGATCTTCATGTGACAAAGATTTTAGATGGTCAAAAGATTATTGTCTGTAAACTCAAACCAAACAATGACTTACGAATGACTTCTGTGGCATATCCAGTAGACGAGCCACATCTACCAGAATGGTTTACGGCACTTCCATTTGATGAAGATGCAATGATGGCAGGAATTGTAGATAAGAAAATAGACAATCTCCTGAATGTATTGAAATGGGACTTGTCCCGAACTTCCCCTGAAGCGGAATTAATGGAAGAACTATTTGATTTTAGTTAACTTGACAGGCAGTTCACAGTCTGTTATAATATCATATACAAGGAGACACTTAGATGTTAGCAGAAGTATTAACAGACGTTCTGGCGCACACACATGGCCTGGGCTTCATAGAAATGATGAAAATTGAAAGTAATGCAACAGAAACAAAGGTTGCAGCGATTGACGATTCAAAATCGGTAGTCGTATATGGCACACTAAAACACCCGTTGAAAGAACTTAATGGTACAGTAGGATTCTCGCGCATGGCTGTATTGCAAGGCTATCTGAAATATCCTCATTTTGTTGGAGACGGCGCTACCATTGGGATTGAGACACAAGAGCGTGACGGTGACGATGTTCCAGCAGAAATTCGTTTTGCAAGCACACAAGGGCATGAATCGAGCTATCGTTTTATGCACAAAGATGTGGTTGAAGAACAAGTAAAAGTTCCTAGTTTTAATGGCGCAACATGGGATGTTGTCATTACAGCTACAGACGAGATTATGAAGGATCTGAGCTACTTCAATAGCATACTTGGCGCATTTGAGCCAACGTTTATTGCAAAGACAGATGCAGCAAATGATCTAAACTTTTACATTGGCAGCGGCCCAACTGATCGCGCAACAGTACCTATTGCCAAGAGCGTAAATGGCTCACTTACTGGTAATCTAACATGGCCCCTCGTTGAAACACTTGCAATTCTAAAGCTGGCAAAGACCGCAGATGATTGCACAATTAGTTTCAGTGTCAAGGGGATTCTTAAAATCGAGATGGAAACAGACGTAGGTACGTATGAATACTTGCTCCCAGCAAAAAGCAGATAAGATAGATTCGTTTAGCGGAGTATTTCGCTTCTTATCTAATTTTTATCCTGCTCCTGTTCGCTACGAGGGCATAGATTACCCAACTAGCGAACATGCGTTTCAAGCAGTTAAGACGGTTGATGTAAACCAACGGTTGAATATTGCAATGCTTGAAACACCTGGAGAAGCAAAGAAGTATGGCAAGACTGTACGAATGCGTCCAGCATGGGACGATGTTAAAGTTGGAGTCATGGCTGAAATCGTTGAGGCCAAGTTCTCACAAAATCCACACTTACTTGAAATGTTACTTGCCACAGATGATACGGAACTTATCGAGGGTAACACATGGGGTGATACATTTTGGGGAGTGAGTGATGGAGAGGGCGAAAACAATTTAGGGAAGGTACTGATGGCAGTTCGTTTGTACCTAAATACAAACACAGAGGATTAATAAAATGAGAAAAGTAACAATTAAACAAGACGAACTCTTAGAAATTCTACGAGTGAATCGAAAGACACATAAAACAGATTACGAAGACGCTTACAAAGGCTACTTGGATACTTGCGGAGAAACTCTAATGAAACTATTAGAAGAATTCAATGCTGGTGAGCGTGAAACAGTACAATGGACTGAATTCCCTCCACAAAGTCAAGTAAAGGATTATGATCGTGTAATTCGTATGCTTGAGCTATCAGTCGATGATGAAATTGAATTGACTTCTGAGGAGTTTGCAAACTACGTACAGGACGATTGGCATTGGAAGGATAGCTGGGCAATCAGCAACTCTCATTACATCACCAAGACGCGAGCGATATGAGTAAAACAGAAGACTTATCAAAATTCAGAAAAGACTATGCGCTTTTTCTCCCAGCAATCAGTGGATTTTATGCTGAGGTACTTGGTCGTGCGAGACACTTCGAAGACTATATCCCAGCAAGCAGAATTCCAGCGGGGTTTGAGCGTGGTCTTGATGGATTAAACTTTCTCGATAAAGAGAATGGATATTTCTTCTATGATAAGGGACTATACTCTGCGGGCCATGCATATCTTGATCTTGAAAAGAGTGATAGACTTGAGTGGATGGTTCAAGAGCGCGACAGAAATGAAATCACGATGGTTGGTGATTCTGGTGGATACCAGATTGGTAAAGGCGTTATTAATTTCGATTGGGAACACTTCTACGAAAAACCAGGTGATATGAATTACAAAGGCAAAGCTAATAAAACTCGCAAAGACATTCTGAACTGGCTAGAACACACAGCAGATTGGTCAATGACTCTTGACGTACCAACATGGGCGTACTTAGAACCACAAGCCAAAGAGCGCACTGGGTTACGCTCGTTCGATGAATGTTTGAATGCAACGCGACACAATCTTGAGTACTTCGCAGACAACAGACAGGGCAAAACAAAGTTCTTGAACATTTTGCAAGGAACAAATTGGGATGATGCGCAAAGATGGTACGACGCCGTAAAAGATTATCCATTCGAAGGTTGGGCAATGGGTGGTAATAACATCCGTGACGTAGAAATGACATTACGGCGTCTTATTATTATGCGCGATGAAGGCAAGCTTGAGGGTGAGTCATGGATTCACTTTCTTGGCACTTCACATTTGAACTGGTCAGTGCTGCTTACTGGTATTCAACGTAACTTGAAGAAATATGTTAACCCTGATATAACAGTAAGCTTTGATGCTGCAAGTCCATTCATTGGTGCTGCAAATGGTCGCACGTATACAACTGCGCGACTAACATCAGCAAGCTTGAGCTACCCAATGGAACTTACGTTTGATGATAAATTAAAACGAGTGAAAGGAACTGACATTCCATTCCCATTCGAAGATACCGCGATTGGCAAACGTTTACTATGTAGTGACATTATGCCAATGGGGCCGAATGATTTAAACAAGCAAGGCAACATTGCGAAATCGAGTTGGGATGCACTATCGTATGTATTGATTGGCGCGCACAACTGCGCACTACACATTCGATGCGTACAGCGACTAATGGCATTGCATGACTTTGAATGTATTCGTAATCAACCAGACTGGCGTACATGGACAAAGACTAAGAAACGGAACAAAGCAGCAGAAATGTCTCTTTGGGTTCCGCGCAATCTAATTTATTGGAACACGTTCATTAACGAACTGTTCACAAGTGACCACCCAATGCAAATGATTGATGATGCTCGACCACTACTGGCAGCATTCAACAATGGCGCATACAAAGATGGTACTACTGCATTATTCTCAGAACTCTTTAGTGAAGAGGCGAATGAAATTGAAACATATGGTCGTGAAGATGATGTGCTAGATGCGCTTGAGAAGAAGATTCGTGAAGAATAATCCAAATAAAATAGATAGCAAGAAATTGATTCCATTGATTAGGAAAATTGCGCCGTCAATGATTGCGAATGATTTAGTTAATGTGCAACCAATGACAGGGGCAGCGGGTGAAATGTTGACCATCAAGCCCAACAGCCTCGTTGAGCCTTGGAAGAAAAAGTTTATTATGCTACCAAAGAAGTCAATATATGACAGAATTATTTTTGGGCGTGTCAACATGCGGGGCAGATGGATAAGCATAAGAGAATCAATTTCTGGTGGGAATTATGAAACTCACCAAATGCGTATAGTTGAGTATGCAACGAACAAAGAACTCTTTAAAGCGAAGTTGGAAGGAAGAGATGAATAAGATCAGCATGTACAGAAAGCTTTTGGGCTATCAGGGCGCCAACAAGAAGCAGCCCATCTATGAAGCAATGCCAGGCGCGCTTGTAACTCACGCATTTATTCATTGTACAAACTGTGGAGAATCAATTAGCCACAACATGGGGCCGCGAAGCGATGCTTGGTGTGTCCAGTGTACAGAAGATAAGATTGTAGCTGATGCAAAAGCAAAAGCAAAAGCAGAAGAAGAAAAGAAGAAACTAGCAAAGATTAAAGCTGCACTAAAGAAAAAGAAAGAGGAAGAAGACGAAGCAAAACGTAAAGCGGATGCTGATGGACAACAGTAATTTATATCAATGGCAAGCAGATATATTGGGTGGCTTAAAGAAAGGTGAGTTGCATATCATTAGTTGTGGTAGACGAACTGGCAAGTCCATATTGGCGATGCAGTATATGCAACGAGCAGTATTTACTGGTTCATGGAATGATTGGCAAGAGATTTGGGTATGGCCTTGGAAAAGCAGGAAGTCATCTATTAGTGGCAAAATAATTTGGGGGCATATTCATAAGCGATCAAACAAACTTGTTTTGACTGGTAAAGGTAATGACTATTATCAATATGCAACAAAGAAAGAAGTATTTGTAAAAACATTAAAAGACAACGGGCAGGGTTGGTAATGAGAAAACGCAACGAAATTGAAAATGATCTAACTTTCGTTTTAGGTTATATTAACGATAGTTACACAGCCAATCCGTCGCAACGCGGCGTTGACGTTGGTGAGGCATTTGGTCGGCTAACGAAAGATTTACTCACTGACTCAAGAGATGATTGTGATGTTTGTGAGGGGACAAGGGGCGGAGCCCCAGGGAACGAAAATTTAATTCGAGTTGATGGAGAATTTGTTTCAATGTGTGATTGGTGTCATTCAGATCATATGAAGGAAGGAGCATGAAAGCAATAGTAGTCGGACTTGGCGGCATCGGCATGAATGTCTATCTGCCACAACTTGAGAAATTGGGATACCACGTAACAACGGTAGACCCACTCAAACCTGCGAACTATGGCTCAGTTCTTGATGTTCCCAAGACCGACAAGTATGACATAGCAGTTGTGTGTTGTCCAAACGTGAATCATCTTAATGCTGTTCTTGAATTATCTGACGTATGCAAAACGATACTCGTTGAGAAGCCAGGATTGGCTAATGCACAAGCATGGAAGAATACTGTACATCGTTTTCCGAATCATCGTATCATAATGGTCAAGAACAATTTATATCGTGAATCAATAAACACATATACTACGATAGCAGACAATGATGATCTTGAAAAGGTAGAGATTAACTGGATGAATAGAGATCGTATTCCAAGTCCAGGCGGGTGGTTTACTAACAAGAATATGGCATTTGGTGGCGTAACACATGATCTGTTTCCACACTTGTATTGTTTTATGTTTGCTATAGTTGGCTGGCCTTCGATGCAGAACGCGGTTCCTAAAACGTTCACGATGCAACGTTGGAACTTAGATAATCTAGGCGAAAATACAGATTACGGAAAAATTGACAAAGATGGATTCTACAATGTTTGCGATTATGCAGAAGCGCACTACATGATTCCTTTACATGATGATACCCCGATACCAATTACGTTGAAGGCATCATGGAAGGAAGGGTATGACGATCAAGCTATTCACTTGTATTTTAAAGGTGGTAGAAAGATAAAACTTGAATTTGGCCTCTGTCCTGATTCGGCGTATGGTAAAATGATTGAAGATGTAATGAATAATAAGTTTATGGGTGAAGAACGACAAACGTGGATCGAAGAGGACTTCGACCATTGGATTCATATGCAACTGGAAAGATTCAAATGAAAACCAGATTATTTTATACAACTGGCAATCGTGATATTATAGAAACGACTTGGGACAAGCCAGAACCAACTGACGATCAACTTGAAGTTCAAGCTGTACTTACTGGTGTCTGTCGTTCTGACATTGATATGTTTACTGGCGATTTTCCAATGCTACCGAAAGAAATTCAGGGGCATGAGGGACTTGGGATAGTAACTAAGGCTGGCAAGAACTTGAAGAACAGTTGTGGCGGAGCGCGAGTTGGCGACTATGTTGCTACTCGCGGCGAGCCAGCGTTTGCAGACTTTTACAATGTGAACAAAGACGAATTCGTAGTAGTTCCAGAGTTAGAGCCTAAATACATACTAGAGCCAGTTGCATGTGGACTGAATCTATTGGGGCAGCAAGAAGAAGAAAACAAGAATGGATTCTTTTTAAGTTTTGAAGCTACTAAAACCCAGCAATGGAATCAAGTTGGCAAAGACGAGCAGCAAGATGTTTTAATATTGGGAACAGGATTTCTAGCCACAACATTGTATACTGGCATTAATAATTCAAAGGCGCTTGGAAAGTCTAACGTTACAGTTGTCGGAAATGCCAATAAAGAGTTTTGGATGAAACAGAACGTTGACTTTGTACAGCACGTAGATGAAGTAGTGGAAGATATGAGGTTTGAAACAATATTCGATATTACATCCAAACCAAGTAACATTCGATTTGCGGTCGAACGCATCAATGACGCTGGATTGATTGTCATGGCATCAGAAAAGAAGCCAAACCCAAGTTGGCCTATGCAAGAATTATTGTGGAAATCTGCAACAGTAGCATTTCCAAGTCCGCGTAGTGAGAATTTTATACAAGCAATGCGCAAAGCGCACGATTTAGTTTGCTATGAGACACTAGATACATCGAAACTATGGACGCAGGGGTATGATCGAGACACAGAATTAATGCAGGCATTTAATGATGGACTGCACAGACAAGAAGGGTACTCGCGAGGGTACATAAGGTGGTAATATGAGTGAAAAAGCAGAAACAACATTACATAGAAACTATGCGAACGACGATAGCATGATTAACGGTGACGCTAGTTTCTTCTATGGAATAGAAGTAGAGCAGACTGCACAACATGGTGAGCCAACGCTGTTTGTAGTAGGAACACAAGACCCAGGCGAGACTATTGGTTGGGCAGATAAGATGGGTGCAAGACACATTTATCTTGGTGCTAACAAAAGCTTTCATATGGTTGATGAGTGGGAACACATCGTTGATGAACTATTGTCAGGGGGCTATTGGGTAACATTAGATTATCCAGTGCGCTTTCACAACTTCATCATGCGCAGCATGGGGAACCACATGCGCAACAGTCGATTCATTCCTATGATTTCTGTTGAACTTCCAAACATAGAAATTTACAACTACAACACAACGATCAAACTTGACGATCAAGACATTGACCATTCCAATCCAGGCGTTTGGTGTCACCAGTTACATGACTTAATGACACGCGAAACGTTTACTGATTGGGACAATTACGATGGTGACGAGGTGGTGGAATGACTATCAGTGACCCAAGAGCAGAAGTGGCTGGACAAGGATTGGCTGCAATGCTCACAGATCAAATAGATACTTCTAAAATAGAAGCATTTATGGATGAAGTGCGCAAACATTTTCCGCGAGGATTTGAAGATCAAATCTGGCATGGAAATGTACATGATCTTGTCAATAACCATGTATACCATTGCTTCTGGACTGACACTGATCCTAAAGAATGCGCAGATAAAATCTTAGAGAAAGTAGGCGCGAAGTAGTGGCGCTCATCTGCGATCCTGATGAACTCATCTTTGATGAACTAACATGGACTCCGTGGAAGCGTACCTTTTTATTTCTCCCTAAAGAAACCATTACTGGTCGAGAGATAATAGGATGGGCGTGGACGAGAATGCTAGAAGGCCGTGTGCGCGAATACGAAGAGGCTATTGGATACTACCTGTCCCCTGGTAAAGACGGCATAGAGTATGCACGAAACAAGAAAGAAATTTTTGTAAACAATTTAAAAGGAGAAGACGATGCCTTGGTGGTGTGATAAACATAAGCAACACAGTTGCGATGATATATGTTGGAAATGTGATAGTGACCATGACCAGCCGTACATAGATGCATTTTTGGCTGGATGGGATTCTCGACACGAAATAGAAGTGGACGCAGGGAATACATTCACTGGCGAGGCATCAGAAGAAAAGAAAGCGGCAGATTTGCTAGAATGGAAGATTAAGAATCAATCACTGTTGCTTAGAAGGTTGCGTGGAACACATGATTAAAAATACAAAAGAATGGCGCAAGATTATAAGGGCTGCGCAATTCTCTAATTGGGAAGAATGGGAACGTACATTCGTCTTTATCCCCAAAGCAGATGTTAAAGGAAAATTAGTATTTGGTATGGCATGGAAACGGGAACGGTTTGGATCAGTACTAGGCGAGTATGATTCAAAAACACACATGACACCAGTGTACACAGTAACAGACACAGCATATGCAAACAAGAAAGAAGTATTTATAGACAAACTACAGGATAAAATGCAATGATACTTGAAGTTAAATTTTGGCCGCACTACTGCTTAAAAGAAGTAGCGGTAGAAGTCAACGACGAATCATTACCGTCGTGTGAAAAACTAATTGATTCATTATTCGAAACAATGCGAGCATGGCGTGGCATGGGATTGGCAGCAACACAATGCGCTATTCCATTGCGCGTCCTCGTGATTGACACGGAACAAGTTGGTGGAACGCTCAACCGAGCATTCATAAATCCTGTTATTAAAGAGAAAACAGAAAAAACACTAATGACAGAAGAAGGGTGTCTAAGTTTTCCTGGTATATTTGCAAGGGTTGTACGACACGAGGGTGTTATCGTTGACTCAATATCATTGACAGGCGAGCCAGAAAATGTTATACTTAATGGAGTAGATGCGGTTTGTCTGCAACACGAACTCGATCACTTAGATGGTATCGTGTTCTTCGATCATTTAAAACCAGTGAAACGGAGAATGATGGAAGAAAAGATTCGGAAGAACGTAAAGAAAATTAATAGGAAACGAAAATGAAAACATTTATTATTTTAACAGCAGTATTACTATCGACGGCAGCACTAGCTGACAGAGTTAAATTTGAAAAACTAACTCCCGCAGATGGGCCGTGCCTGTATTTGCTTGATGAAAATACTGGCGAGCCAACTGGCAATGCAGTAAATCCACCATGCACAGAAGATGCTGCACAGATTGATCCACCAAGTTTGGATTTGGATGCGGGGCCAACAACAGAGTTTACCGTTATCCCTAGCCGCATTGAAGTAAAGTTGAAGAAGGCGTCGAGGGTGACGCAACAGCAGGAGTTATTGACAACGCAGAAGAATCGGCAGAAAATGCAAGGGAAACGGAAGACGGGTTTGGCAACGATCTTGACACAGGCAACACAAAAGCACAAGATTACAATTCAAGTCGCTGCAACAGACGCGGCGCGCGGGCTGCTAATCATAACTCAACCCGTTCAAATCGTGGTCGCAGGTTAGATACTGACGATGATGATGATAGTGTTGACACTAAAGCTAACGCAGTAGACAACGATTGCGATGATGACCAAGAAGCAAGAGCACCTACTTCAAGCGGATTGAAAACAACAACGCAATAAGAAAAGGAAACAGAATGACATTCACAGCACCAGTATTTATGAATATCGAAGACGAAGTACAACTAAGAACATTACTGTTCAGCAATCCAGTATTCCATGATGGAATTAATGTTACCTGTCGCAATGGTTATAAATGGGCTGATGCAATGGGCGAACTAATACACATTAAAGACACAAATGGTATGACAGACTATGGCTATGGACACATCCTTGGCGTAATGACTGTATGCTTAAACAAAATTCCAGAGTGCGTACTATCTCTAGAGCATGATCCAAGCTGCCAAACAGTCGAAGGAATCATAGCTGAAATGAAACATATTTATGGCGACGACCTTAAAGAAGATGCGCCAACAACTGTACTATTTTTTGAGATGCAAAATGAAATTTAATATAAACAGACCACCAAAGAGTTACAGAAAACAAGCGAAAATAAATTCTCAACGAGAATGGCACAAGAAATTTGCATGGTTGCCAACATCAGTTGACGAAACTAAAATCAATCATGGTCGAGTGTTGTTTGAGAATTACTGGCGCAAGGGCGAATACGGCCCATCACAACCAGGTTCCAGAAACCCATTACGATTTACAAAGTACTCTAAAAAAGAATACTTCAAGAAGAAACTCAATGGTGACTTTGAAAACAATAAGGGGTTGTCAGGCTCAATTGATGAAGTACGTGTTTCATCGAGCAACACGCAAGCAGTTGGCAGAGCATTGCGCGATACTTCTGCAAAACCATTAATCAGTTTTTCATCAGACTCAGATTCAGGACTTCAATAATGAAAAAGCAGAAATTTATATTTGTAACATTTCAGAAGGAAGGCATTCATTGCTATCCAGATGCACCAAAGGGCGTAGAGTTTCTGCGCAATCCTCACAGACATATGTTTCACTTCCGCGTAGAGATTGAAGTGTTCCATGATGATAGAGACATTGAGTTTATTCTGTTTAAGCGTGAACTTGAAGATCAATATAATCAGGGCATACTTGAGCTAGACTATAAGAGTTGTGAAATGATTTCAGATGATTTAGCAATTTACATTATGATGAACTATCCAGATCGTGATTTAAAAATCGAAGTTAGTGAAGATGGTGAGAACGGCTCGGTTGGATTCTATCCAATTGAAGAAGGCATCCCAATGGTCTTGTGTGGTGATAGCTAATGCCAGGCGCCAATCCATATTATGACCGCGACGATCTTCCAGATGAACTTCGTGATATGATGAATGAGTATGAAACTCAAAAGAAAAAGATAATGCCACCAAATATTATCTTACCAGAGGATCAGATCAAGAAAGATTTGCAAAAAAAGCAGATGCAAGAATTTGAAAAAATTCTTAATCAACACATGAATGAGCAAGTAAATACTTCAGAAGTTGAAAAATTGCGCCGTGAAATGAAAGCCGAATTTGAAGAACTGAAAGAGGGCATGCGGAAGATGGGTGTACTCTTTGATAGTGACTTGCCAGATGAAGAAGCATTCAAGAAATATAAAATGCTGCGAGAGGCATACAAGAAATACAAGATGGTTGAACGTCTTGTACTAGGACAAGATGACTGAAAAAAGTAAAAAAAGAATACTATTTGAGCGAAAGTTACGTGATGATCCAATTGCGTATGACGTATTGAATAATCCACTTATTGAGGGTGATATTATTCTATATGCAGCACAAGATGGACACAGATCAGAGCTACGGGTAGCAAAAATACTTTTAGCTGTGGAAAATAAAAACCAATACCAAAAAGACTCCACCAAAGTTAAGATTAAGCGTTGCGAGAAAGGCGGTTGGCGAGGCGCGTCACGCGAATGGAAACTACAAGAGCGCACTTCCTATTTTACACGATTGGATAACTCTTACTTACTAGAGAATCCACCACAAGAGATTTTGGACTTATTTAATGAAGAAGATAACAACTAAAACCGCAAAGACACACGTAATTAAAATACATATAGCTGGCGATATGATGTTAGCTAGGGCTGTTCTACAAGAGTACGTAATGCGTGGTGCTTGTGTTAGTATGGCAGAGGAAGAATATGTTTATACAATGGGCAACGAATCAGGGATGGTTATAACATTAATCAACTACCCACGTTTCCCCAAGACAGAAGTTGAACTACTAGATCAAGCATTAGACCTTGCAGAATTATTGATAGTAAAACTCTATCAAGGATCTTGTACTGTAGTAGATTACGACGGTGACTCATATTTTATTAGCAGACGGGATGATTGATGGTATTTAAAGATGTAAAACGTCAAGAAGTTTGGTGTGTTCACTTCGAAGATATGAAGCTATACAAAGGCGAAGTGCTTGGTGAGGAAGATGATCGTGATGTGCCGTGGATGTATGTGCGCATGGATGGTGACCCTATAACTAAAATTGAATATGTAATTCATAAAAACGTGTATTACAGCGAAAAGGCAGCAGAGAAGGCGTTATTTAAGGCTAAATTGGCTGGCGACAAACGAAGTTCAAATGGAAAAGATAAATGAAGATTTTTGTAGTAGACCTTGAGTCCGTACCAACACGTTATACGTGTCAATGGAAAGGACATATTCCCGCCCTGCTTAATGCTGCCGCAGCTAACAGGGAATTGGCCGATGTAGAGATTGTAAATATCTCTGGAGGAGATGCAGAGTTGAAAGCGACACCTGGCGCGTTCTTAAACTTTGCACAGACAAACGTATATAAAAATAATCAATTGAGTTACGTTGCTGAATTATTCTCCAATGGCAAGGTCAGTCCAGGTGACCAATTTATATTCACGGATGCTTGGCATTCAGGAATTATACAATTGAAATACATGAGTGAGCTACTACAAATTCCAGTAGTCATTCATGCATTATGGCATGCGGGTAGTTATGATCCGCAAGACTTTTTGGGGCGACTCATTAAAGACAAACGCTGGACGAATAACTTTGAAAAATCAATCTTCCATGCTGTAGACTACAACTGGTTTGCAACAGAATTTCATATTGAAATGTTTAAACGCAACTGTTTCCGCGAGCCTTATCATGGGCATTTCTCTGAACTAAGTCCAGAAGAAATCGACACAAAGTATTGCCGCACTGGCTGGCCTATGGAATATATGGAAGAAACACTAAAGCCATATATGAATCTGCCAAAGCGCGATCTTATTCTGTTCCCGCACCGCATTGCGCCAGAGAAGCAAGTAGAAATATTCCGAGACTTGGCAGAGCAACTACCACAATATGAGTTCATTGTCTGTCAAGATCAAGAACTAACCAAACATGAGTTTCACACATTGCTTGGCGAAGCTAAGATGGTATTCTCTGCAAACTTGCAAGAGACATTGGGTATCTCTACGTGTATCGAGGGGCCACTTACTGGCGCACTACCTCTTGCACCTGATCGTCTTAGTTATTCAGAAATCTTCGAAGGCTATTCAGACTTTTTATATCCTAGTTACTGGACAGAAAGTTATGAGAGTTTCAAAGAAACTAAAGAAATGATGTGCTTTCAAATTAACTATATGATGGACAACTACGATAGAATACGTGAGAGACTAGATTCATACAACGATATACAAGCACCAAAATTCTTTGCATGTAATGATCTCATTGAGGTTTTGTTCAATGGCTAGTACCAAAATTACTGAACTTCCTAATATTGGTGACACATACTACAATACAGCCAATGATGAAATACTCATTTATGATGGAACTGAGTATAATACCCAAATATGGACTGAGACAGTTACGGGTGATTTAGTCTTTACAGATGAGAACGGGGATGATTGGAAACTTAAAGACTTGGCAGCACGACTTGATGCGATAGAAAAACGATTAGCTATACTACCAGATCCTGATTCTGACAAGCTAGAGAAGCATAAAATGCTACGAGAGACATATAAGAAGTACAAATTTTTAGAAGAACTAATTGGAAAAGAGGATGAGGATGACGATAACGGCTGATATACTTGTAGTGTTAATGAGTTGGGCTTCATTGCTTGCGGGCTATGAGTATCCAGAAGTAATGCCACAAATACGTTACGCCGATCATAGTCATTTTGTAGAAAAACTTTGCGAAGGCATCGACACAGAGAAAGAACCATGTGTAGCCAGAGCATACTATAACGATGATGTCGATGCTGTAATTTACCTAAATACTAAGTACTGGGAAATTAATAGAGAATGGACACCATATCAGCACAGCATTATCGTTCACGAAATGGTACACTACTTACAAGATTTATCTGGTAAGTACGATGGTTACGAGTATTGGGATGATGATAGATTATGTGCTGCGAGAAAGGAGAGACAAATTGAAGCATACACAACACAAGACAATTTTTTGCTCAGAGTATATGACAGCAGAAGAAGATTTCCACGAAATTACAGTGAGTGTGGCTGGCGATGAGTGATATAGACGAAGTTGTACAAGCGGTTGACTGTCTTGAAACAAAGATCGAACGTATGGAAAAGACGTACATTGAAGTGACTAACGAATTGGTCAAAGCTGTACAAATCCATAGTGCGTTGTTAGAAATAATCGGAGAGACAATGGCTCTTGCTAAGTCTCCGAGTCAAAAAGATTTAGAAGACTATGCAGCATTGCGCGAAGCATACGACAAATATGATTTCAAACGTAAACTGATATTGGGCGAAGAATAGGAAGCGCGAGTTGACAAACGGATTAAAAAAGAGTATAATGAACGATGGACGACAATAAAGATTTTTTTGAATTGCGGCAAGGGGACAAGCTGGAAATGGAATTTAAATTTCAGTATGAAAATGGCGTAGAAGCCGTTGCTGGCGCATGGTTAGTCGCAGCAAGCCAAGATTGTACTGTTAACTTTCATCCTATATCTGATGAACGATTGAAACTAGTTCGTAATGGCAGCATTGATTGGCACGAAAGATATATGTTGAAAGAAGCGGAAAAGAATGATGGTGTGCTTACTGCGAAACAGATTGAAAACTATTTTAAGAAGCACCGATTTGTTAGTCGATTGCATGATGGTAACAACTAATGGTACTGACTAAAGAACAAGCAACAGAGCAAGTGCGCAACTTGATAGAATCAATAATGCCGCTTCCTATTATTTGGGAACCGTTCAAGAATATTGGTGACGATCAAGACGTATTGACTTGGTTGCACATGGAAGACAATGAGTTGTGTCAAGGAAAGAAAGAGGATTTTGATATGCTTGGTGGCAATGCAAGTGAGTACTACACTGGCCGCTGGGCAGAAACTATATTATTAGTACTTGGAGTGAGGGTGAAGTAATGGGTGAGGTAATAGAAATAGGAAATGCTGTATACCCATATACAAAAAAGCAAGATTCAAGACTCAGAAAGGAGTTTGGGATTTCGTTAAGGCAATATTACTTCTTATTAGAAGGGCAAGATCATAAGTGCGCATGTTGTGGCAGGCACGAAGAATATAATGTCAAATGTGGTTTGCCGCAAAAACTTGCAGTAGATCACTGTCACGACACAAAAACAGTAAGAGGATTGCTGTGCTGGCATTGCAATACAGCGATAGGTCGATTGGGAGATACATTAGAAGGCGTACAAAAGGCAATAGATTTTCTTAAACGTAAGCTACCTGTACTCGTAGAACTAGATGAAGTAAGACCAGATATGCCTTGGAATGAACGGCCTAGAAAGTGCGTTGAAGTAACAACACCAGATGGACTACAGTTTGGTACACTAGGGGAAGCAGCACTACATTACAAAGTACATCTGGTAACAATCAGAAATTGGTGTGGTATGAATAAGAACAACCCCCATCAGAAGAAAGATGGATGGACTGCAAGGATGTACGTCAAATGAGTAAAGAGTGATAAGAGGTATTTAAATGAATAAATATAAATACAGTGAGATTTTTACGTCAATTCAGGGAGAGGGCGCCTATACTGGCTCGCCAACCGTCTGGTTACGTTGGTTCTTGTGCAATTTACAGTGTAATGGGTTTGGGCAGAATCAACCAGAAGAACGCAGCACACACATTCTACCATACAAAAAGTTTGACGTATCAACAGTAAAGAGAATAGAAGACATGCCTGTTTGGGACTTGGGCTGTGATTCAAGCTACAGTTGGGCTAAGAAATTCAAGCATTTATGCCCTGAACATACAGCAATTGACATTGCTAAACGAATAGAAAAACAATTGATTACATTCAATAACAATCCTGATGGGAAGTTTTCACTTCCATCTAACAGAGAAGTCAAAGACGTACACTTCTGTATGACGGGTGGTGAACCAATGATGCCCAATGCTCAACAAGGACAAGTCGAACTGTTACATGCGATGGCAGACAGAGAAAATCTTCCGCGCTTCATTACGGTGGAGACAAATGGTACACAGTCAATAAGTGATGATTTGGCGCGAGTTGTTGCATCATATGTGGCAAGTGGGGGCGAGTGGTTCTGGTCAGTATCACCAAAATTACTTTATACGTCTGGTGAAAAACCAGAACGTGCAATCAAACCAGCTATCGTAAAAACTTATCAAGACATTACTGGCAAAGGCCAATTAAAGTTTGTTGTTAGCAATCGACCAGAGGCATGGGACGAACTAGAAGAACGTATTGAAGATTTCCGCAATTGCGGTGTTCATTGGCCTATATGGATTATGCCAGTAGGTGCTACAGTTGAATCACAGCAAGATGAAGATGCCATTGCAGTAGTTGAAGAAACAATCAAGCGTGGATACAATGTATCTGCGCGAGTACATGCATACATATGGGGGAATAAAATTGGTACATAAGAATAGAGAAATTGCACCCCGTGGCGTATACAATGAAGACTATCATCACTATCTTTATCAACAAACGCCAACTGGAAACTACAATTGCTACAAAGTAGTTGTGGCTACCAATGGATCGACGCGGCAAGTGCTTAAAGAAGAACTCACCAAAGAAGAATACTTTAAGCGTAAACTAGATGGCACATTAAAAGAGACTGACAATGGCGGCGTTTGATTATAACGAATTAACCATTCTTGGAATTGCCCTTAAATTAGCACAACAGAATTATGAAAAGGGCACATCTGAGTGGCTAAGAATGGAAAGCATATTAGAGAAGATAAAGAAAAAGCAATGCGGTAGTGATCGCAGGTTACACTAACATGGAAGACGATTGGTTGGCGGAAACAATTATTGGAGGGACGGTATCTTGGGAAGAACAAGAAGATGGCACGTTCTCTCAAATTGTCGTACTTCATTTTAAGAAACGAAAAGACATAACAAATACAGTTATATCGGGCGTAACTAGAAAAGAATTTTTCGAACTTAGACTAAAAGGGGAAGACGAATGGCCG